TTTATTTTTACTCCTATAGTTTTAGATATGTAAAAGTTTAGATTGAAAATATTGATTTGATTTATCTTTTTACCTATATTATGTATAATGTTTGATGCGATAAAAGCTATTGAATTTATTTTATCACCGTTATTTGATGTGCTATTATCACTAATCTTTTCTTTTAAGATAAAAATATTGGACGAGACATTGAAGTTGCTAAAATTAATCAACTTTAACACAGTACCATTTGATTTGTTACAATCACTAATCTTTTCTTTCAGGAGAAAAATATTGGACGAGACATTGAAGTTGCTAAAATTAATCAACTTTAACACAGGACCGTTTGATATTAAAGGTCCTGCGATGTTTTTATCTATATCCATCTATTTTAACTCCAGTCAGGTTTTAAATCAACATAAATATTAGAAGGAACTCCGTCTAGTTTTTTAGGAAACGCTTGTAAAACTAATTGAATATCAACATCTTTGTCGTGTGTTGGCATATCGAAGGTTATCTTATACGACTTATATCCTTCATATAAGCCACTCCACTCTTCTGAACTTTGTTCCACATTAGTAATATTAGAGTTGTAAGTATAACCGTTGTCATCTATTATGTAGCTTATGCTTGCAATGTATTCATATAATTCAGGGGACGTGTTTTGAGAGGCTAGATATATTGTTAATTTTGACTTATTTGCGGGCTTAACAAAAGATAATCTTTCCAAAGAAAATCCTTCTATGCCATTGTTTGAACTTAAAGATATTGAACCGTTACTACCATTAACCCTTATTATATTAGAAGCTTTTACAGTGTTGTTGTTTGTTATTTTTGCGTAAGGCATAGGGTCGTCGTTTGATAAACATGAAAAAAGCTCTATTTTTCCATCCACATAAGAAGGCAAAGCTGATGTTTTTGAGTTTCTAATTGTTGCATTCATCTTTGTGCTTAAAGAAGCTGTTACATTTGAAGCGTCTATGGTGCTATAAGGGTAATCACCGCTAACATTTCCTCCATTAATGATTATGTTGTCAAAATGGTTTGAGCCTTCAATGGTGCAGTCAAACAATGAATATATGTTTTTACTTGATGCATCTGTGTTATTTCCCAGCAAATGAAAAGTTGAATTTCTTGCTATTAAAAATATGTTTCTTACTTGATGAATTACATAATCTTTTAAGGATGAGTTTTTGATATTTATAAAAGTATATTGTGATAAACTTCCATGCTGATAATTTGAATAAACCAAGTTTGACGCCACTATAGAACAATTGTTTATTATGAATTTTTGAGTGTATATATTTATATCACTGTCGTAATAGATAACACTTCTCCCACAATTAATGTCACAAGAATCAAAAAAGATATCTCCAACTGCTGAATTAGCACCATTTGTATAATTATTAGTAACATATAAAACATCGTTTTTCGCTTCTAATTTGCAATTAATGAAGCTAACATCTGTTTTATAATCGTACCCAACATCACTATAATGTACCGCAGCTATCAAAGAAGTGGAATTTGATTTGATATATGAATCAGTAAATTTAGCAGTTAATTTATATCTGCTTCTAAAATAGAGAAATTCATATAAACTAATGCTAGATATTTTTTCAACGTTTAAGTTTAATTTAGCATAATTATAGTTATCTTCATCGAAATAAAAAACCCTGGTTTTAATGTTTATACTATCACCATTTGTGTATATATTGTGGTTTGTTGCAGAAGCTCTCCAGTACCATATTGCATATCCTTGGTCTGTACCAGAGTACTCGTTTCTTTCAGATGTGAAGTTAAACGTAACTTCAGACCAAGTCACATCATCTTTACAGCCGAAAAGCATACCGTCAAACGTGATTTTAGAATCTGTAACTTTTAAATTGGTTGTTCCGCTAGTTTCATCAATTCTATGAAAGGAAATAAAGCTATCACCATCACCATTTCTTTGATGGTTTATGACACAATTGTTAATTTCTATATCACTAATACTGAACATTATAGCGTAATCAGTTCCATCATCGCTTGTCTCAAAATTTATATTAAACATTTTAAACACGTTTTCACTTGTTGTTTTCATGTTAATTGAATTTTCTAAAGTTATTTTAGCTTTTGTATTGTCGTCATCATCCCAGCCTGCATCTGTTCCAGCTGTAGGCCTCTCACTATAGTATGGCTCTCCTTCCTGTGGCCACCCTATAATTATTCTGTTAGGGTTTGCGGTTAAATCTATTGTGTCTCCACTTATTTTTGCCTCTGTATTTCTTCTCATATAAATAAGGGCTGGAGAATCGACACTAGATTGGTCTGCTGTTAATTCAACAAAAGGGCTTGCCCATGCTTTATCTGGCGTTGTACCGTCATTGTCGTTTGAACCGTTTACGGGGTCTACAAAAAAAATGTTAGCCATTTGTTATCCTTTTTTAGAGAATTGTAACATATTTTTTACATATTACCTAACTTCATATTTTACCTGAATAACATTAAAATCACCAGTTAGCTTTATAGTGTCCCCATTGTTATAAGGTATATCAATCTGTTCGTATTGAAACAATATTAACGGGTCATTGTCGTTATAAATAATTTCGGAATTTGATTCAGAAATATTTTTAATTGTTATCAGGTTTGCATCGCTTTCTACTTCCACATCAGTTTCTTTTGCACCTTCAAATTTTTGTATTTTAAGCACTTTGTTAAACACTGGCGCAGAGGAATACAACTCTTTTAAATAAAGAAAAGACTTTAATATGTTTTCAGCGTTTGCCAACAATTGGTCATACGGAAGAGTCTCGTTGTCTGTTTCTTCTAAGGTAACATCTTCCTGTATTGTGTTATCAAATGGTGTTTTAACTACATTTGCCATATCAGAACTCCTGGACTATGGTAAATCTTGCGCTAACTGAACCCTTAACTTCAATCGCATCACCTGTTGTTTCATCTGTTGTTGCTGTAATTGGTATTGTCTCTCTTTCTCCAGGCATTATTGTATATTCTGAGCCATTTATTTTTATATATGCTAGAGAATCTTCTGAATAATTTTTGATAGTTATTCTGTTTGCGTATTTTGGAACAGATACTGCAGTATAATCAGAATACGTTCCTGTAAAAGCTCCAGCTGTTTGTTCAACTTGAGGGAACATTGAATACATCTTTCTAAGATACAAGAAAGATTTGTATACATTTTCTGCGTTTGCCAATGTTGTTTCAACTGCAGGCGGTTTGCCATCTATGTACTCTAATTGAACGTCTTGCTCAATTGTGCCATCAAATTGTGTTTTTATCACTTCAGCCATTAGTTACTCCTTATCTATATTTGTATCAGAATCAACAAGCATCTTATCGTTGGTATTAAGTATGTCTTTTACGATAACAGACATTTCATTGTCTGTTTTAATTATTTGGGCTTCAATTTCCACAGTTAAAGTTTCAAAACTATTAGTATTGTATACAGATACATCTTCTTTGTCAATATTAAAGGTTTTTAACTCACCATTGAACTCTATATAATTATGTGATGTAATAGATGTTTCCATTTTATCACAAACGTTCGAACTGTTCATAATTGTTAACGATGAATTTTTTATGTTTTTTTCATTTACATCAATGTTTTCTTTCAGAATAGAGGTGATAATTTGCGAATCTGATTGTGACATCATGTAGTCTGTTATATGTGAGACTATTGTTTCTTTCTCGGTTTCAATAGGTTTAATCGTGGTTTTATTCTCAACACTTATACTAACTTGGTCATTAAACAAATCACTACTATCTACTACAAAGACATAATTAAGTTCTTTTTCCAATGAGGTAACTATATTAAAATCTTTAAGAGTCGATTTTTTTGAATCGTTATAATTAAGGGAAACATTTTGCTGTGTTAAATATAGCGTTGAATCGGATTCTTTGTGATTATATACCTCATTTTCTTTTTTGACTGAAGATATATAGTAAAGCTCATTATATTCTGCCGATTCATTGTTGGTGATTTTACTTTTAGCGTTTTCGCTGAAATTAATTTGAGAGTTTTCATTGTAATAATCGACTGTTAGAGAATGTTTTTCAGACACATTAACTATATAATAGCTGTTCAATATGTTTTTTGAATTTTCCGCATATTCGGCGTTTGCTTTATCTAACTTTGAAGAAATGCTCTCTGCAAATATTATTTTTAAGTTTTTAAACACATAAGAAACATCTTTCAATATATCACTGTTTCCAGAAGCTATTTCTATTGGTATGTTTATATATATTAAATTGTTAGCTAAAGTTTTGGATATTGTGTCTGCATATAATTTATTGTTAAAAGATTTTATTTTGTTTAATTTGATGTGGTTTATGTTGTATTTTATTGCCCCATCATTTACTGAACATAATTTAACTACTGGTTCACAAAAATTTAATTTGGTTCCTATTTCTGGATAGGATACGGCGGTTTCGAATTCATAACCATTTTTGTCAGTTTCAATGTAATTTTCATGAACTTTTAATACCGTCTCACCATTAGGGGATAAGCAATATGGCGCTCCTAAGATTATAGACACCATATCTGTGATGAATTTTTTATTATCTGGATTAAATAGTAATATTTTATTCACGATAGCTTTAGCAAAATGAGAAACAGACATTTTTTTAATAGATTCTGTTAGCTCCATTATAAAATTTACATCGCCATTTCTAACAATGTAACACAATCCATTACTTACTCTATAAGTATTTGCCTGTTTTATTATTTTTGCGCTATCTGTATAAAAACTACCGTCAAAAGGAGACACTATTCCATAGTAGTCAGTTATTTGGTTATTGTAAATATCATAGAACTTTATATTATTTTTTACGTCAATCTTAAACAATCCTATCGATATTTTTATTTTATTTCCATATTTTAACAATTGTCCATATATTGACTTTGACGTCTCATTAAACATATTCTGTATTATGGAAGATGTGTAATTGTTTTGAACAATGTCCGAATGTTTTAAAACATAAGCGTGCAAGTAATAATCACCTATCATTCTAAGATATAAAGTACTATCAACCCTCATTTGTAACTCTCACATCATTTATTATTAATGCTACAGTGTTCTCAGACAACTGTTCAAGTGGAAAATTTATATCTTTATTCAAATCGTTTACTGTTATTGGAAAAACAATATCTTTTTTGTATTTAATTCCTGGAGCTAAGTATAATTCAGAATCGACATTTGTAGAGCATAGACCGTCGGAGTAATACTTTCTTACAATTGCGTTCAAGTCAACAAGGTTTATATCTATGGAGAAATTTTTGCTTTTGTTGTATTGTTTTATTTCAGAAAACATTTTATTGTTTTTCTCTTCGTCTATAGGCAACTCAGTATAAACATCTATATTTACTAGTAAAGGAAAAAAAGCTTTATAAATTAAATTGCTTGTATTTATAACATCTTCTATATCCGGTATTGACGGTATATTGAAATAAGTAACTTGGACTTGTTCCGTATTTTCGCCATTTGTAATAAAGATTTTAAGAGGCCTATTTGTTATGCCATACATAAAAGAAACATCGGAATTGTCTATGGCAATTTCTTTAGTGTCATGCTTTACATTTATGTAAAATTTACTTGGCAATATATAAGTTCCATTTACCTCTTTGTTCACATATATTATATCTGTTTTTATATCAGATAATAGATAAACATCTATAAAATTTGGAAGAGATATTGTTCCGTTATTCACAGCAAGCATATACCTGTCAATATCTTTTCTTGAGAATGAATTACCAATAATTGACAATTGGTTTGTTTCGTTTTTAACAAAATTGTTTACCATTGTGTCAGGAAGTTGCACAATAGGAATTCTGTTTCTTACCATTTCTTTAGAGTTCGAATCTGAAATATATATCTTTATTATCTCGTTAACAGATGATATTATATTATTTATAACTGGAGTCTTAAAATTGAACCAATTGTTTCTAATAAAGTACAATAGCTCTTGATACAAAGACTTCCAGTCTTTTGAAATAGGGGTTAAATTATTGTTGTAAGCATATTTGACTAAAGCGTTATATTTGTCTTCGTCGCTTAAATTTGAATTAACTATTCCATCTATTGAACTTAATGATTGTATCGAATTCTTTTCTATTTCTGAATAAAGCAATATGGCAACTATAGGTCTAACAACAAAATCCATTGTATTTTCATTAGATAGGTCTATCTCAGGATATTTTTCAGCTATTTCTTTTTTTACCTTCTCAGTGGCTAATTCAATTATTTCTTCATCTATATTTTTATAGGCTTCCAATATAGTTGCAATTTGATACATGTGGCCTCTTTATGTTTTTGGGTAAATTATAACAAATTTTTGTTATAATTCACAAAAAAGGTATTGTTGTGCTACGAGAACCGTTTTTATATACAGACACTGTTTCCTTTTATAATAACAACTTACCGTTTGAAATCTTACATAGTAACAATATATTATTAGTTCAACTGTCTAATAACATAACAAACAATCTGTCTATAGAACAAGGTTTTTTGTTTGGTAAAAACGTAGAAACAAATGGTATAAATGGTTTGTTTAATATAAACAAAACCCTGTTAGGGAACAACATAAATATTGAAAATTTTGACCATGCTATTTTAAAGCCTTTAAAAATATATAAAACACAGGCAGTCGATAATAATAAAAACACTCCTTTGACAACTGGCGAGATTATTTCATATATGGAGCAAAACGGGTATATAAGAAAACAAATGGTAATCAATGATATATTTTATTTATCAAATGTACCAAATAGTAACTTATTAACTTTTGATTATGCAAATAAATATGGTTTTAAAAAAGGTATAGACATAACTCTTGATACTGTTAGTATTGTATTCAATTTAAAAGATAATACAGATAATTATTTGACACCTGTTAATTTTTTACTCTCTAATTATCTATCTAAAACTGGTATATATTCGTTAAATGTGAACGATGATAATATTGAGAGCGTTACATCATCTAGTAGCTCTATTGATAGAGTGAATTTTGATGGATATTTAACATCAGATGAGGATAATTTTGTAAGCAAAATTAATGAAGTAAAAACTAAAGCACCTAGCAAGAAAAATGTATCAAGCTTATTTATATCAAATCCTTCACTCAACTCACCTGTAAATAAAAAAGAATATCTGTCTAAAACAAAAGATTATATATCTATTACAGAAAAAACAGTTAACAATATAAAAATATTTAGAAATAAGGAAATAGAGGACAACGATGTTATAACTATAGATGAAGCTTCTGTTATAGCTAAAGAAATAATACAAAAAACAACTTCCTTATCTTTTAAGACTTTAGAAGAGTTTGAAAAATTTTATGAAAATATCTGTTCTTCAATCGAATATGTGAAAAAAGATTTAACAATTCCGTCAGACAAAGGATATGTTGCGTCTTACTACAATCAAACTTCAACTGTTATAAACCATAAATCATTTAAAAGATTACTATCTCAAGAAGGAAAAGTGGACAACGTTTCTTATGCTGTGGATAAAAGTTCTAATTATTTTAATTCTATCCTAAACACAAGCGATAGAGGTAAGTTTATTAAGATAGCCCAGTCAATAGGAGTGGAAATTGACTTTGTAAGGGATAAATTTGGTTCAATATTTAACAAACTATGTTCTTTAATTGTTACTCTATCATATCCGTCAGCAGAAGATTTAAAATTAATATCAGACATTGATTATGCTAAACCTATATACGTTAATTCTTTTATTGTTATCAATCCAAACATACAATACATAATAAAAAATATGTCTACTTATGATTTTGTATATCCTGTATATGTTAGAATTGGGACATATTTTATAATTTCAAATCCTATAATTTCAAGAACAGTAAAATCAAATCTCTATTACAATTTTACAGTACCATTATATACGGATTTCGAAAATGATTTAAATATACTTTCATATTCATTGTCTTATATGTCAAAAAATACACAAATGGTTCCATTTGTTCCGGCGAAATATATAAATACTTGTTTATTTGATGATTTGTTATTTATACCAACAACAGAAGATGAAAAATTATGGGTTAAGACAAAGTGTGTTTCGTCAGCTGTAAATAAATATTCCATTTTGCATTCTAATAGAGCTATAAACGGAACAGAGTTAAGTAAAATTTACAAATCTGTCTTATCTGGGATGGATAAAGAAATATACATGTGTAGAGATTGTCTTATATCAAAAGAATTTGCTGCTCTAATAGTGTCTTTTTATTTAATAAAACAAATAACAAACAAATACAGTATTCCAGTAAATATAGACTTGTCCAAAATTGTTAAAAAAATATATTCCAATTATATAGCAACTGAAAGCAACAAAACTATCAGTGCAAACGATATATGCGGAATAACATCCACAAACCAAGGTGCTTTTATAGACAGTTTTATGTCTGTTAATCCTATTGTTGTCTCAACAGCTAAAATTGATATAATAGATTGTCAAGATAGTGAGATAATCGAAAATGTTTCTGTTTCAATATCTGAATTTAAAATATCCGACAACAATATAGAAGAGATTGCTGATAAATTAGCTGATGATGTTTATAATTATTTTAATCAATTGAGTTTTAAAAATCTAAATGTAAATTTTGATATATTAGATTGTAAAAATAATTGTCAAGAATGTAAGTCTCAGAAGTATATCTACACTGCATCTGAAGTGGTTAATGGAAAATTTGACTTAAGATACTCTTTTGATGCGCTTTCAAAGCAAGCTATAGGAACTAGAAAAAATGATTACCCTTGTAACAATTCTATTGTCAATAATAAAATATCTTATTGGACATTTTTGTATATAAAAGGAAAATACGGGGATAAGCCTACAAATTTAAAAGAACAGAAAAAGGGAATTAATTCTGATACGGTAGGGAAATTGTACTATATTGATGCTGATTTTATAAACACAGAAACAAGTATTACACTAGATGAGCTGCAATTTTTCAATAAAAAAGAATATGGTTATATTGCTACTATAAAAGAGTTAGATAAATTTGTTTATTATGACAGCGAAAGCGACATACTTTATTATACTCCAAATCTAACAATATCAGTTTCAAATGATTACCATGAAGATAAACCGTTTATAAAAATAAACAATCTCAAAGTCTATACCAATACACTAAAACATACATCTTTATCTGTAATAGATACAAATGTGGATAGTTTTGATTTTGGTTTTATTTATGAGTTATTATATGAGAAAGAATACACGTCTGATGTTGATGCATTAATAGGAAAAGGATTATCTGGAATGGTTTCATCTTCAAATCAAGAAACCCCAGTGTACAAAATACACACTACTATAACTCCTGATTCTATAAAAGACATTTCAAGTGCTTATAATTCAAGCGGGGCAAATTTGAAAGACAAAGGCTCAATTGCGTCTCCTATTTGTGAATATATTACAAATCCTAAAAATTCTTTTATTCCTGGTCATATAAAAATGAGAGCAAAGATTGACGCATTCATGGTTTCTTACGAAGCTGGAGAAAGAGTTATAAAGGATATAGGTATTTTGTTACCGTTTTCGTTTGGTATAATTGATGGATACTTTAATGAAGATATAGGGGAATTGCTTTCCAATGGTTCAAGTCCAGAAGAAATAGATGAAATCTTAAACAATTATCAATTTAATGTTAAAAAATATATTTCTCCAGACAAATGGTATGATTTTATGTCTTTTACCAACATATCGTCCGATTCTATTCCTGAAAACAAAATAACTATAGATTTGAATGCATTGGTAAAAAAAATGAAAACTCTAAATGGTGACGAATTATTTTTCTCTAAAAGGGATGGAACAAAAACACTTTTACGTGACGCAGATATAAAATATGGTAACCCTAAAACCTCTATTGACCCAGGTGTGTATATATCAGAGGTTAACATATTGTCGGATGCGGTATATGCAAAAGCGGTAACTAAAAACAAATTTACGCCTATTGCCATATTATCATCAAATGACGGTTTTAAAATAACAAATGTTTTAAAAGAAAGTGATATTGATACGTATAAAGATGCTACTTACGTTGCTTATAATGATATAAGTAACTTGGTCACAACTATTTACCTATACAAAAAACCTTTGTATAATAACGGAATATTTATGACGTTTAATCAAAATAACAAACAAGGATAAACATGAGCGTAATTTACTCAGATATAGATTTAAGAAATGTTTTTAGAAAAAACCCTATTTTATCGTCTTTTTCATCATATCTTCCTACAAACATTAAGGATATTTTTAAATGGTGTGAGTTCATAGTTAGCAATGTTCCGGTTGCTGCAGCAGGAATAAAGAAAATTTCTGAAACAACTATTACTAACTTTAAATATAATGTTGGCGATGATTTTAATGAGACCAATATAAATCTTAAAGATTCATGGAAAAAGATAATAGAAGAAGAGCTTGGAATGAAAGCTAAATTGATAGAAATTAGTTACAATCTTGAAACATATGGAAACGCTTTTGTTTCTGTTTACAAACCTTTTAACAGAACGTTAAAATGCAAAACCTGTGGCAATACAATACCTATACAGGCAGCTAGAAATTTATCTTTTAAGATTGTCCGTCTTGCTAGTGAAACCAGCAAAGAACACAACATAAAACCATATGACTACTCATCTAAATTAAAAGTAGAAAACGAAACTCACGATAAACTTGTCGCAAATTGTTATTGTAAAAAATGCAAAAATATTTCATCGCATGAAATAATTGATTTACCTATAAAAGATGTAAGCAAGACCAATATTATATTGTGGAATCCACACCAAATAAGTATTGAATATAATCCTATAAGCGGAAGAACTAATTATTATTATACAATTGACGACACAGTGAAAAAAGCTATAGAGAACAACAATAGATTATTCCTTGAGACAACTCCCAAGGAAATGATTGTGTCAGTATTGACTAATAAAAAGTTTAAATTTAACGAAAAAAGCATTTATCATGCAAAGAAGCATTCAATATCTGGAGTAACTACAGTATGGGGAATACCTAAATTAGTCGCAGCAATACCATCTGTGCTTACTTATATGATTTACAATAAGGCAAATGAAAAAATTGCAATGGACTATCTAGTCCCACTTAGAACTGTTTACCCTGAATCAGCAGGGCAGGGAGAATTATATAATTTCATGTCAGGTGCTTCTGTGGCAGATAAACTAAAAGAGATAATCAATAAATGGAAAATAGACCCTTCTGGAATTCAAGTTACACCTTTTCCTGTTGGAACGCAACAGATATTAGGTGATGGCAAAATGTTAAATCTTGACCAAGAATTGAACAATAAAGAAGTATCAATCGCTAACGCATTAGGAGTGCCTATTGAATTCATTAAAGGTGGATTAAGTTATGCATCGCAAGGCCCATCGCTTAGATTGCTTGAGAATCAAATGGCAAAAAATCAATATGATATGAATAATATAATAATGTTCGTTGTTAACGAAATAGCTTCCATTTTAAACAAAGAGCCTATAAACGTTTCCTTATTGCCGTTTAAAATTATTGATGATTTACAGGAAAAAGCAACTATTGTCCAACTTGCTGCTCAAGGCGGTGGATTAATCTCCACTGGCACTTTACTAGAATTATTTAACCTTGATGCAAATTCTGAAAGAAGAAGAACTGTAGAAGAACAAAAAGAGCAAATAAAAGAACAACTTGATTTACAACATTATCAACAAGAAATTCAACAGTCTATAGAGGAAAAAGCTAGAGAACAAAACATTATGAATCAATCAAGATTTAATAACCTAAATCAACAAGCCTTAATTCAAGAAGCTCAAAATCAAGTAGAACAACTGATGCAGATGGATGAAGGGCAAAGAAGAAGTGCTCTTGATGAAATGGCCAAGACAAACTATATTATGTATGCAACCGTTAAGTCGTTGCTCGAAATGAAAGAAAGAAAAATGATTTATCAAACAGGAAAGCAAGCTGTTAGTGGACAACAAAATTAAATTGTGTTAAAATTTTACAAAAAAAAAGGAACGATATATGGAGAAAAAAAACATCAAAATAAGTCTTTTGAATCTAGAATCGTTGGTGTTAATTGACTTAATGAGAAGGTTTTCTCAGCAAGATATAGAAAAAATTTCTGAAGAGGATGTAAGGAAGTCAATAATTGATGATTCTGTTAAAACACTATCGGCACAATCCTGTTTTGTAAAAATGAATTTTGATGATAATATGGAAGAATTTTTTAAAACACTGTGTGCTATTCAATCTGCAACTCCTTTTGGTTTTAAAGAAATTTATAGTTTACCTGATTCAGACAAAAGTATATTATTTTCATATAGGATTTTGGAAACTATAAAGCAGTTAAAAATTATAAAACCACTTGAAGAAATAACTATAGATACTTCCCAGATTATAGAATCTACCATAAAAACAAATTTATACAAATTATTAAATGAAGAGTTTAAAGTTATTAAAATTGACGAGAATCTAAATTTATTAATAGGAAAAGGCTATCGTGAGACTTGGGATATTTTAAATGGAATAAAACAGGTCTTTACCACTTTTAGAGTTTTTGGAAGCTATGAAAAAGGAGATAAATTTTCAGGTTTTGTATGCTTATTTAATTCAGAGCTTGATGAAATTAATAATATTATGAAGACAAATATAGCTCCCTTTGTAGAAGATTTTAAACATTTTCTAGTAAAAGAGAAAAACGATGCGGCCAATTAATTTCATATATGTTGAGGCTATTACACAAGAAGACTTAATTGAAGAAAACAAAAAATGGAAAGAAGCTGGTTTTGAATATGTTCCATTTCATTATATGTTAAATTTTAGTGAACATAAAGCGGACAACGGTGCTGTTATTGTAAAAGGTAGACCATTAAATATGAATAACGGATTAATCAGGGATAGTTTTTTGTCTGCCAAAGGAATAGGTGTCTTGCTGGTTGTTAATGAATATGGTAATATCCCGATTTCTATATACAAACAATTAGGTAAACTTATTAAACAAACAACAATTGATATAGGTTTAACAGAATACCAATTGGCAACAAATTATTCTATTGAAGAAAGAAAATTAGATATAGTAAAATTACATTCAGAAATACTGAATGCAGAAGTTGATTTTTTAAAAATAAAATAAACAAAAGGACGTAAAATGTTAGTTTTAGTAAAAACAAAAGACGGTGTTGAAAAGGCTATTAATATTACAAATGCTGAATTTGAAGCTACAAGGAACAGTCAGGATGCCTCATTGCTTGATTTGAGAATTGTAAAGGAAAATGGACAAGTTACAGAAACGACAATAACTGAGGACTCGTATAGAATGCTTATAGATGTTTTACAAAGAAACTCTAAAATGATTTCTTTATCTTAACTACCTTATCGGCATACTCCCCACGCCTTTAGGCGAGGGAGGTTGCTTTATACACTATCAAATTATCTGTATCATGTATAGGCCTTTAATTCTATCTGCTCGCATCTTTTGTTTTGTGGTATAATTTACACAAAAAAAAGGCTGCAAATGTATCATAAAATAGATTCTAATCCAGAGGAACTAGATAATAAAATACTCAAAAATATGACAAAAGCAATAGCAGATAATTTCCCCATTAAAGGTAATTTTTATACCTTAAAAGTAAGTAATCTTCATCCTGAAAGAGCAGACGTTTCCCTAAACGATATAAAAGATGCTATTTTGTCAGGTAAAAGTATATACAATACAATAAAAGGAGATATGGAACTTGTAAGAAATTCTGATGGTAAAATTGTAGATAGAAAGTCCAATGTAGTGATAGCAAGAATTCCCAAATTTACAAAAAAAGAAACTTTTATAGTTGATGGAAATTCCTACGTCGTTCCGAATCAGCAAAGATTAAAACCAGGAGCATATTTATTTCAAAGAAAAAATGGCGAGATTGTAACAATATTTAATACTCAACAAAATAGACAATTTAAATTGTCTCTTGACCCATCTACAGGTATTTTTTATTTTAACATAGGAAGCAGTAAGGTTCCTGCTATAAGCATTCTTAACGCACTTGGTGTGTCCCATCAGGATTTAATTAAAACTATAGGTAATAAACTGTATACTGTAAACCAAAAAAAAGCGAATCCATCTGATTTAGATAAATTTATTAAAAAATCATATAAATTACCATCTGAGTTGCAGAACGCATCTAGCGAGGAAAAAATAAAATACATATTTGGGAATATGAAGGTTGACGACGATGTAGTAAATAGAAATTTCGGGGTTAAAACAAACAAAATAGACACTAGATTAATATTGGCTTCTATGAAAAAATTATTAGATGCAAACAGGGGAGAGGAAGTTGAGCTAGACCAAAAAAACAATTTAGCCAACAAGAAAATATTAAACGCAATGCATCTAATGCCTGAATATTTTAATAAGAATTTCAAAAATGAAGCATTCAAGATTAAGTTAAAATTAAGTAAGCCAAATGTTACCAAAATTCAAGACGTTTTCACACCCTCCCATGTTACAGAAACTGCAAAACTATTCTTAACAACATCTAAAATATCAAGAATGCCTGAAGAGTACAATCCTCTTCAAATTCATATGGCAAGTAAGCTATTAACACCTATGGGTGAAGGTGGTATTGAAACAGATAGGGCATTAACTGAAGATGATAAGGCTATACATCCTTCACAATTAGGTTTTATAGACCCTATTGTATCCCCAGAGGGTGCAAAAACAGGTATTACATTAGCGGTTACTGAAAACGCTTATATTTCCGATGATGGCGAGCCCGCAATAAAAGTTATCAATGTTAAAACTGGAAAAGATGAAATAGTTCCAGTTAAAGACCTTTGGGATAAAAAAGTTGCATACCCAACCACTAATGAGAGAGCAAAAAAAGAAGGTGTTGGAGTAAGATATAAAAACAAAGAATACGTAACCAAGTCATTAAAAGATGTTGACTATATGTTGCCTCATACTTCAGATATTCATAGCGCTTCAAGTAAGACATTGCCCCTAATTAACTCTATGGACGGTGTGAGAGCAACAATGTCTCAAAAACATGGCCAACAAGCCCAATCGTTAAAACATAGGGAAGCACCTTTTGTTAGTACTGAGGACACTGATGGAAGAGATTTTTTTGAAAATATTGCAGAAAAAACTACCCAAGTAATAAAAGCACACAGAAATGGTAAAGTTACTAAAATCACAGATGATGCTATTTATATTGATGGTGAAAAACACGAACTTGTAAAAAACCTGCCTCTTTCAAGAAAAACATATATAGATATGGAACCAAAAGTAAAAGTGGGCGATATTGTAAAGAAAGGTCAAATTATTGCGGAAAGCAATTTTTCAAAAGACGGCGCACTTGCTACTGGAACTCATCTTAGGACCGCTTGGATGTCAATGCCAGGAAATAGAAATGACGCCGTAATAATATCTGAGAGCGCAGCCAAAAAATTAACATCATTACATATGTATAAAGAAGAAATACCTATAGAAAAAGATGATATTCTTGATATTAAAAAAGCTAAAGCACTGTTCCCGATGACGTTGAGCAAAGTTAATTTATCTAATTATGATTCTTATGGAGTAATAAAAAAAGGGGCTATTGTTAAACCTAAAGAGCCATTAGTTATAAAACTTGTTCCTAACAACGAAAAGCCAATTACTTCTCTTGATAAAACGTTATTTAAACCGTTCAAGTTAAAACTTGAAACATGGGAGCATGCTCACGATGGTGAGGTGGTATCAGTCAAAAGAACCGGCAACACTGTTAGGATATTCGTAAAAACAGAAGCAGAGGCGCAAATAGGAGATAAAATATCAGGTAGGTATGGTAACAAAGGTCTGATATCTAGGATATTGCCAGATGACAAGATGCCTAAAAACAAAAAAGGCGAACCTGTTCATGTTGTATTTACATCTGCTGGTGTAATCTCAAGAACTAACCCTGGACAATTAATAGAGGGAACATTAGGAAAAGTTTCAAGAAAAACGGGCAAAAAATATAAAATTACCCAATATGGAAATCCTGATAATTTATCATTTGCAGAAAATGAAGCAAAAAAACATGGAGTTGAACAATATGAGACATTGATAAACCCGGAAACAGGAAAGCCTTTTGATAAAAAAATATTTGTGGGAGAGCCTTACATACACAAATTGTTTAAAGATAGCGAGTCTGGGATGTCTGCAACTTCTACTGATAAAGTAAATATAAATGAACAACCTGGTAAAGGTGGAAAAACATCAGCGTCATCTTTTTCAAATATGGAGGTGAACGCATTATTAGCTCATAATGCAAAAGATTTCCTGAGAGAAGTCAGAACGATAAAAGGACAAAAAAATGACGCTTGGTTTGAAGCGTTTAGAAAAGGTGAACCATTACCTAAGCCTGCTGAAAATTTTGCTTACGAGAAATTTAAAGCTTTACTATCTCAATTGAACGTAGATGTTCATAGTGACCCAAAACAATTTAAAATTTTACCAACAACAGATAAGGAAGTAATATCTAAAGGCCGTAGAGAAGTAAAAACGCCTGAAACAATCAATGCAGCCGATGGAAAACCAAGAAAAGGGGGATTGTTTGACCCTAAAATTTTCGGTGAACTAGGAAACAGATATGGGCACATTAAATTATCTGAACCAATAATAAACCCTATGTATTCGTATGAAACATCATTCTTGTTGGGAATTCCAGAAAAAAAACTACAAGAAGAGATGACTAAACCAAACGGTGTTTCCGATATAGTAAAAAAACTATCTACTATAGACATAAATAAAGAAATAAAAAAATTGAAAGATGAAAGCAAAAAAACTAAAAACCCTCAACTGAAAGATAGGAATTTAAAAATAATTAAATTTCTTGAAAAATTAAGAGATAACAATCTTAAATTAAAAGATGTTGTTGTAACCAAAAACATAACAGTAATCCCCCCTATATACAGACCTATAATAAAAGACCATACAGGAAAATATGGAGTGTCAGATATTAATATTCATTATCAGGAAATTATGAAAATCAACGATGCTTTAAAAGAAGCTAAAAAAGAAAAATTGGATACTCAAACAATAAATGCCCTGAAGGTCGATTTGCAGGATGCGATAGCGGCAATGTATGGGCTTAAAGAAAGTAAAAATCCATTTATAAAAAATAAAAAAATTAAAGGGGTTCTTGATATAGTAGGCGGTAATAGACCAAAGGATTCATTTGTTCAGGAGAATCTATTAAGAAAAAATCAATTCATGTCGGGAAGGGCAGTTATTACTCCATCAAGAGGCGATTTAAAGCTCGATGAAATAGAAATACCTGAAGATATGGGGTTGAAGATTTACGAACCTCATATTAGCAGGGAGTTATCAAAATTAGGATATTCTCAATTGCAAATAAAAGAGATGATAAAAAATAAAGACCCTAAAGTTTTAGATGTTCTACACAAATTAGGCAAACAAATACCTGTAGTATATAATAGGGCGCCATCATTGTGGAAACACAACTTGATTGGTGCTTATCCTAAATTTGTCCCTGGCCATAGTATAGCAATACCTCCTATGGTTGAAAGAGCGCACAACGCCGATTATGATGGCGACCAAATAGCAGTACATGTACCAGTAAGCCCAAAAGGTATTGAGGATGTGAAGAATAAAATAATGGCATCAAAACAATTGTTTACAGAGCAAGGGACTATTGTTCAAAAAGATTTACTAATGATTACTGACCAGGATGCTATTGTGGGAGTATATAAAGCCTCAAGGCCTAGCAATAAAAAACCTGTAAAAGTTAGTAATATAAAAGAGCTTGAAAGATTGATTGCAGAGGGCAAAATTAATTATAATGATAAAGTTATAATAGGGACTTAATCTTTAGCCCCTATTGCAAAATTTAACCTATTAAACCATCCTGCAAACAATTCGTTCGTTGGCCTATTTTCCATAGACTCTTTAAATTTGCAAAATTCAATTCCATTAAGCACATTTAACAATCTTCTTTTGTTTACAAGATTTACAGCTTGTATAGTTTTTTTTCCAACTATACCATCAATAATTAAGTCAGGAAAAAGTCTGCCGTTTCTGTTTAGCAGATTTAATGCCTCCTGTAGATTTTTGCCTGCAGTCTGCCATGTTCCCAATATTACAGACTGCTCTAACAATTCTTCCGCTACATCATAAGGCAAATCATCGCCCTTGAATCTATTCCAATATTTTTGGTAATAAAATTCTTTTACCAATGTTTGCAATTCATCGATATTGGCTAGTTTTTCGTTTAAAGCTCTTTTTTGATTCTTATCTTGTGGATTAAAATCATACGGTTTTGCATCATCTATGATTTTCCAACCAATCCAATCATTATTATATTTTCTACTTATCCCTTTATAAGTTTCTCCGCCCACGTCATTAGAATTGTTTGAGTAACCGCCTTCGTGTCCAATTAAATTATCATAAGCATTTAAGAAAGCCCTTGTCATTTTAAATCCTTTTTTATTGTAATTTTACCTCAAAAACAAGCTATTTAAAAATACACTAATTTACGCATATTTTGTAATAGCGTTTTTTTTTATGTAAAATGTTGTTAAATACTTAAAAAAGGACTGAATTATGGGGCTTATTAATTTTTCTCTAGGGGATATAGGAAGCGTGTTTAAAGATATTAGAGAAGCTATTACTGGAGAGGCTATTAAAGACCCGAACAAGCAAGCTGAGATTTTAATGAAACTTCAACAGATAGAGCTTGAATATACAAAAATGAAGGCAAATATAGTTGAAGCTGAGGCAAAGTCTGACCATTGGCTTACAAGCTCTTGGAGGCCTATTACAATGTTAGTGTTTGTTTTTATTATTTTTAATAACTATGTATTAGTGCCTTATGCGCAAGCGTTTGGAGCTAATATACCAACTTTAAACCTAACACAACAAATGTGGGAACTATTAAAAATAGGAATAGGCGGGTACATAGTAGGAAGAAGTGCCGAGAAAGTAGCTAAAAGCTTAAAAGAAAAATTGTAACAAATACATCAAGCTTTTAAAGGATGATACTATGACTTGTGAAGAAATTAAAAAAGAAATAGAAAGCTTTAAAAAAGATTTAATAAAACAAATTAATGATAGTGACCTGGATATGCAAGAAATGCTAAAAGGGATTATAAAAGTATCATCTAAGTATCCGGAACAAAAAGAGCTTATAGAATTTATCGTTATATTGAATGATACTTTAACAAGAGACTCTAAAAATATAAGGAACAATATTATAGAAATGATAGATGCTTGTTTTGGATATAAAATAAAAATATTAGAGAAGATAGATGCTGTTAATAAAAAAACAAACAACCCCTCAACGTTTAGAACAAAAATGAGAACTGCTGTTTTGAGTGTTAGAAATTTAATCTTGAGCAAACTTGTAATACCGTTAGTTATTGTTGTCATTATTTTTGTTTTATATATCCTATTTCCAGATAGTACAGAGCATTTTTTTAAAGACATATTTCCGCAATTATCAAAAATATTCTAAGGAGAATAAATGGGAGTTTTTTCGTTTTTTAAAAATGATAAAAAAGATAAATCATATAGTAACAACATTAAAGATGTTGCTATGCAGGAATGTAATTTCTACGAAAAAAAAATTAGCGATTTAGGAATTAATGGTATTGTTGAGCTCTTACCTCAAAATGCGATAACTCATTTAAAGGAAGTTGAAAGTCAATTATTGAAAATGGACCCAAACAAAAAAAATTTACTTATAATTGATGACAATTTGGGATTGATTTCTTTAATTAATGACATTCTGGAAATGTCCAGGTTAGACAAAGATATTAACAGTATATGCATACAAACATCATATGCCGGTTTTATATATAAAATAATTACGGAAAAATATAATTTAAAAATAGATTATGCAATAATAGATATTACATTTGGAGGAATTATAGTTGATACGCACGATGGAAACATTAAATATGAAGGGGTTATGGTTTTTAAAGATTTAATTAACAAAAATAAAGAATTGAAATATTTATTCTATACAGGTAATAGTTTAAATAAATATGTATATTCTTCTAAAAAAATAATAGATATTTTTCAACAAATAACAAATGATGATATTATGAATCACGTTGTATACAAAAACCAATATCCACCATCAAAACTAATAAATATCGTAAAAAGTTTAATAAAAGGATAATAATGTGGGGTATGATTGCAAAAGACGCATTTTGGAAAGTGTTTATTTCTTTTGTTATTGTATGTTTTACAATAATTGGACTCGGATATCTAGACTGTTTTGAGAATGATAGCAAATGCTCTATAGAATGCGTTTTTAAATATGATTGGGTTCATTTGACTGCAAAATACTATATGTTTATTGTGCTGGTGTTTGTTGTATCTTTTATAATCAATGTAATAATAGATTATGTTGAATATAAAAAATCAGCAATGTTACATATGTTGAACTTTAACTCTATGTCCACAAATAAAACGCTTGTACATATAACAGAAAATATATCACACGAATTGTCTACACCATTAGAAGTTATATCTTTTAAAATGTTTAAAATAAGAAAAATTATTAACACTATTATAAATGATGAATTTTCTATATGGATGAAAGAAAACTGCACACAAACTAATTCTTGTACTAAAGAAGAGAAATGTTTACTTTCAGATTCTAATATAGAGATTCTTAAACAACATTTTCTAAAATCAAAAAATAAAAAAAAATATATTGATGAACTATTAAAAATAGATAATGAGTTTAAATACGTTGATGCCTCAATAGAGCAAATTGGCAATATTTTACAGAAAATGAAAGGTTTTAAATCTATAAAATATTCCAATGGTAATAAAACTTTATATGACATAATTGAAACTTCATTTCAGGTCATGGCTATATCTCATAAAGACTTTAAATGGGGGATAGATGAAAAATTCAAGAAATACAGACTGTGTCATAAAAAATGTCTTCATAATGGAGATTTATTAAACATTATGATAAACCACATTAAAAATTCTATAGAAGCTAATGCTACTACTATATCAGCACATTTTATTAGATATACAAATGGCTTTCTATATCTTTACATTAAAGATAATGGTTCAGGTATTCCAAGACAATTTATAAACACAGTATTCTCACCTAATATAAGCAGCAAATCTAAAATGCTTGATATTAGAGGAAATGGGATGTTTATAAACAGGGAAATAATACGAAGCACTGGAGGGGATATAAGAATAGTTGAAACCTCTAAAAGAGGAACTGTTTTTGAGCTAAAAATAAGAGCAGAAAAAATCTAACCTAAAAAAACATTTATTAATATGAGCAGTTTAACGTCTTGCTCAGGACGATACACTATACCCTAAAAACGCTTATAGCGCTAATAGGGATGGCAGTTGAGACAACAGTGCTAACCCATTTTGCCGCCGCCCTCCTGGCGGCGTCTGCACTTTTGAATTTTTCGGCAGATATATATCTGCCTATTTTGAATTTATACATTTTAAACTCCTTGATTAATTTTTTCTTCATATTTATATAACACATTTTTTTAATTTTTTTCGCAAAAATATTTCCGTCATTTTGTATCTTTTGGTTTTTAAATAATTTGAGGATATAATATAATGCCGAATGGCAAAAATCAAAAAAAACGAAAGGATTAGTTATGGCATTAAACGTAACAACCCAAAATTTGCAAACATTACTACAACAATTAGCACAATCCCAGGGTAAGGCTATACACGATTATATACAAGCTCAGGGGTTTGCTTCACAGGTAGAGCTAGAAACTAAGATTGCAGATGTATTATCTAAAATTGACGCAATAACTAAGATAGATGACAGTGACAACGTAGAGTCTCTTGCTGAAAAAATTCAAGCGATTCAAGATGTTTTAAATAGTGAAGAGGGTGTTGTTCAAGAAATTCTTGATAGGTTAACAACTAATGAACAAGCAATATCTGATTTAAACGACAAAGTTGATAATAATTATTCTTTAATTTCTCAAGCATTATCAACTCTTAAAACATCAGTAGATAAAAATACTGCTGATATTTCTGACGTAAAAACAAGCATTACTAATATTGAAAAGGATATTGAAGAAAAAGTATCAGGATTAGACCAAAGAATCGCTTCAAACGAACAAGCGATTGAAACTCTTAACGGAGATGCGTCTGTAGAAGGTTCTGTTGATTACAAAGTTGCTCAAGAAGCTGCAAGAGCTAAAGCTGCAGAAACAGGGTTGACTCAATCTATTGAAACAGCTAAGTCTGAAGCTGTAAGTGAAGCGGTAAGCCAAGCTAACGCTTATACTGACCAAAAAGTTCAAGATGCTATAGATAATCTTGACGTTGCTTCTGATAAAGACTTTCAAGCTATTGAAGAAAGAGTAACCAAAGTCGAGAATGTTTTAAATGACACAACCAATGAAAACGGTGAGCTTGAAAAGGGACTTGTAACTAAAGTAAGTGACCTTGAAACTGGTCTTGTTAATGAAAAAGCTGCTAGAGAGGCTGGAGACACAGCAACTCTTGAGGCAGCTAAAGCGTATACAGATAGTACAGTAGTTCAAGCTGATAAAATAGACATTGACGTAATTGTTAATGTATTTATTGATGCTCTTAATGGGAATTCTTCAAGTGACAATGGGGATGCTCTATAATTTCCCCTTTCTTCCCTCTTCTATTTTTTAATTTTTTGTGGTATTATTAACATAAAAAAGGAATTAATATGGGACTTCTACATAAAATTGCAGCTAAAACAAATAATACTGTTTTATCAGATGCAGCTCACTTAGCCGGAACTATAGGGGCTACAACGGCAGGTGTAATGGCAGCAGATAAATTAATTGGAGGAGCAGGTGCTCAAGCTTTCAAACTTAAGATACCATCTTTGATTAGATACGCCAAAAAGAAACACTCCGAATTGGGCGAAGTGGGAGATGCTAAATTAAAATCATGGGTTATGGCTATATATACTCTTTCTCCAAGAATAGCTCATAATCAAGAGCTTGTTGCAGATGCGCTTTACCAAATTTATCAATATGGTGGAAATTTTGACTTAGCAACATCAAAAATATTAGCCGACATCAACAAAGGAACAAAAGTAGATAATAACTTGCCTTATATTACAGCCGCAAATTCTATACAAAAGAGAAAATAATGTCAACCGAAAGCAAAAAGAAAAAAATAGAAAAATTTCTACTTGAAGAACAAGCCAAAGCTGACGCTTTATATCCATATACAGACAAGAGTGTTGAACCAATAGCCGAAGGGGCATGGAAAGGAGCGTTACTCTCGGGTATAGGAAAAACGTTGCATGAGGCTCACAAGCAACACAGATTAACGCTAAAAGGAACATTAGGTTATTATGTTGGAGGAGGAGCGCTGGGCGCTTTGGCCGGATATGTTAACAATAAAAACAAAGTAAAAAAAGCTAAAGAAGCAAGACAATTTTTAGCAGATAACAGAGTTAGAAATAATTATGTAAAAGAAAAAAAACAAATTTTAAAACAAGCTGCATTAACCCCAGATGAGAAAACAAAAATTTTAACGGAGACTGGAATTGAATTGAGTGGGAATAATAAAAAACAAGACTCTTTAATTAAATCAATTGCTACAAATACTGCATTGGGTGCTGTTATGGGTGGGGTCGGAGGTTTAGCTACTAGAATGTTTGGAGGAAAAAGCAATATTTTAAGAGGTGCCGCAACTATGGGTGTTCTATCAGGTACGCAAGCAGGACTTGGTAATGAAATTGATAAGGAAATTAGTGAACATAATAAACATAATTCAATTTCACCAGCAACACAATTAGCTATAGCCACAGGGCTGTCTAGTGCGACAGAGCCATTAATATATAGAGCTATAGGTAGGGCTGGTGGGAAAAATACTGTAAAATTATTCGAAAAAGAAGAGCTTAAGAATTTGGCGCAGGCAAAAAAAACACATCGACAAGGCGGGATATCCACCAAGGCTAAAAATTATCTTTTACCAAACGTGTTAAAAGAAAAATATGACAGTGATTTTATAGATATGATGAAAGGTAGAAAAGGAAAATTTTTAGATAAAGATTTACTAGGTCATACAATGGGGAAAGCGTTATGGGGAACTTTACTGGGGTATGGAATAGGTAAAGCGGTAGAAAAAATAACTAAAATGCGTAATACCGAAGCTAAAACTTGATTAATGAATTTTTATATGCTAAAATTATCTGAATGTTGTTCTAAACAACTACTAAAATTATCAAAAAGGAAAAGAAATGAACGTATTAACAAAACTTGCAAGTGAAAACAGTTCAAGACTTGAGAAAATCGCTTCTGCTATTGCTGCTATTGAAGAAGGGTATGACCCTGAAGAGGTGATAGCGTTTGCAGCTGAACAAGGTATTGCACCTGAAGAAGTTGTTCTCGGGACAAATTTATTTGCTAGCGATTTGGGTAAAGAAGCTTCTTATGAGGATGAACTTCAAAAGATAGCAAGCGTTATAGCTGATGAATATACTGTTCCGTTAGTTAAAGTTGCTGCTGCTGTTGATTTATTTGCCGCTGGTGCACTTGAAGCTGACGATGTTTACGGTATAGCTGGAGATTTCGGTTTTAGTCAAGATGATGTTGATTATATTTTCACTAGTGCATATCCAGACCTAGCTAAAGAAGCCGGCGCAAGTGAATCTGGAGAGAAATTAACAGAACGAGCTTGGAAAAAAATCAGAGAATTAGGGACTGGTATGAAAAACGCTGCTATGGCAAAAGAACTAAGAGAAGGTTTGAAAGCTGATGCTAGCGGAAAAAGAGATTATCTAAAAGCTCTTAAAGGGGCTGGTAAAACTGGTGCTATTTACGGAATACCTGCTGGAGCTGCCGCTTATCTAGCCACAAGGGGCAGAGACGGGCAAGAAGATTAAATTTCTTCTTTTTTCTAACCTAAAAAAAAGCGGCGATTTAACGCCGCCATCTCTCTAACACAACCACCATTACAGAAACCTTTATATAATTAAATATTGTTAAAAAAAATTTTTTTTTCATTCTAGGCCTTTTTTTTAAAGGATAGAGCGTTTTTTTGCACGCTCCCTTTGGCCTGTAATGATGGTTGCCTATATATATAACATATTTCTTAAATCATTTTCACTTTAATCTTGTATTTATGTTTGAAGTTAAGGAGCTGTTTATTTTAACATTATCTGTAGTGTTTATTTTGGTTTTATCCGATGTTATAGGAGACTTGGAGACATCTGTTTTAATTATGTTAGTTTCTGTTGTTATAGGACTAGCTTCTCCTGATGTTACCACGTTAATAGTTCCTACATTAACTGTTTTTTCTTGAGATAAACAATTGTTTAATTGTTTTTCAAGTAAAAGTAATTTTTCATAATATTTTTGTTTAAGTTCCAAACATTTCTGTAAATCTTTGTCTGACGTATAATTTGAACAATCCATCTCAAAAGGATACTTAAATACAGCACAGACATCTTCTACGCAAATTATACTTAATTGTTTCTTGTTTATAGCTCTATGATAAAAACCATACCCTATTTCATTTAGTGGTCCATAATCTATTGTTTCAGCGTTTTCATCTAATTGTATAAATTCATAGTTTTCGCCGCTTTTAAAGCCAGGAGCCCTATAGAAAAACCTATCTATAGGGTTTCCATATCGTAACACAAAAGAGTCTTTAATCCCATCTATTGTAGCAATACCCAAAACATATCCATCTATATGCATCGGGTTTACTGTTGCACGCCATATATTGTTATCCAAATATTGTGGTTGTAAATTTTCTTCAGCTAGCACAATACCTTCTGAGTTTATATATAAAATATTTATAGATATATCAGACTCTTCATAAGCATCAATCCATACGTATTTTGGAATACCTAAAGGAACATAAGCGCCGCATATCATTTAACAGGCTCCACTTTTTTTTCTAAATCAGGCTTCTTGGTTTTAGGAGGTTCTTTAATGTTCAGTGGGGTTTTAATGTTTTTATTATTTAATTCTTTCTTTAAAGCTTTTCCACAATCTATTTTTCCTGTTGCTACACCATTCATAATTTCATCAATCACATTATACAACTTCTCATCATATCTACCGCTGTAGCTTAAAGTTGTACTTACTGCTCCTCTTTGTATTGTGTGATTTATTTCAGTTACGAAATATGACTCATCACCAATTTTGTACCATTTGTAAGGTTCGGTTATATCTGGTCTAAATGTAAGTTCAATTGTTCCTGTGTGCATGTTTTGAAAAAATGTTTTAAACGCAAACGAAGAATAATATTTCCATATCTTGCTAAAATTGCTATCTATCTTACTAAACAAAACTTTTTTATTTTCTTCTAGATATTCTGGAACTAGTAGATTTGGTACCTCATACACTTCTATCTTAAATACAGGAAGGTCTTTTATCTGGGATAAAGCCTTTACCACTTGAGAAACAAAAACTTCACTACATTTTGTTGCTATAGAGCTTAAAGCCATATTTTTGAAATCTATTTGAGGTATTATTACAGATGGTATATTTATTTTTGGTTCTTCCATTGTTATAGAATTAACATCGTCGTATGATATTTCAATATTAGATATAGTGTCCCCGTCATAAAACATAAATCTTGGAGGTTCTAAAGAATACTCATTCCCATTAAAATACAATTCCAAACCAAACATAGGTAATATTTGTGCTAATATAGTTCCTACTGAAAATATGCCACCATTAAGCCACTGCTCACTTATGTTATTATAAAAAACATTAACGAAGTTTCCATACACTTCAGAACTTCCCTCTTGCAGTATTTTAACTAATGCCGACTTTGTTTGTTTGTCGCCAACTATATTTAATTCGTTGCCTATCATTGCTTTTACAAAAGCAGCCACATCCCCTTTTCCTATAGTTGTTGTAATGATGTGGTAAAAATCCTCCTTTGTCCAAAACACTATTTTTTCATTATTTGCATCTCCTATAGCGTTTATAAATTCAGAGTTTTTTCTAGATATTGTTGAAATGATAACTGTTTTTTGAATTATTAGGCTTAGTGGGTCACTAAATGAATTTGTATATGAAGACATTGTTCTACTTACGTTTTTACCTTTGCCTATAAGTTTTGAGGCTTTATTTCCTAAAACATAAGGTTTATTATCGTATGTAAATTTAACCTCAGGTGAAGTTATATCATATTTGCTTGCTATAGAGATATTAAATCCTGTTCCTATATTTGATATGTAGGTTGTCCTATAGTTTACATTGTAATAGTCATCAAGTCCTCTTAAGATATGTATTCCGTTAGATAATTCTATTTTAGATTCTGGAGTAGAGTCTTCGCCAATTGCGGAAATAGATACAACAGAATATGGTATTGAGGAGTACTGAGAGATTGTTACATTTTCTGCTTTTGCTTGACCTGCAAATTCTTCACTAAAAACTTTAATATAATCATCTTCATTAAATTCGTCAATATTAGTAGTATACACCATTAAATTAAGATTTTTTACATTGAATCCGAAATCTATTATCTGTTTTTTACCGCTAATTGGAGATAATACTTCTACACTTCTGCTTGTAGTAGACTCGTTCCTAGTTACAACATTTATTTTATTTTCAATAAGTTCTTGAGTAACAACATCAGCCATTACATTACTCCGAGAATTGTAGTAGTTTTAAGTATATTTGGATTTGCAGATTCTCCCCCCTCTTTAACAATACCATAACTAGATGTTATATAAGGACCAGTGAATTCTGAAGAAAAAACCTTGCCGGCGGGCGTATTAAAACTATTTGTTGCTAACACTGTGGCTTCTACTATTCCGCCTTTAACTTTGATATCGTCTCTTATTTTTTGATTTCCATTAATTGGAGAATCTATGGGTATTTCAACAGTCTTTGTGACATTTTTGCTGATTACGATTGAACATTTTTCAGTTGTCCCTATTTTAGTAGTTATTGTTCCCATTATTTTTCTCCTGCTATAATTTTAGTACTATTTGCTATATCTTTTAAATAATCATTATTTTTATGCAGTATTGTAATCATAGCAGTTTCTTTATCTGACCTGCTTAAATTATTTATTTTTTTAACAAACTCAAGAGACTCTTTATCGTTCATACCAAGCATCTTAGGCATTTCTGTCATTCTTTGAATCTTCTCCAATTCTCTGAGAGACATAAATCCTTGATGGTTTTTTTCTCTGTATTTATTTATTTCATCTAATGCTGCTGTAGGCGACTTAATCCATTTCCTTATTATATCTTTTTTTTGCTTTTCACCCAAGTAGTCCATCCCCATTAAATGAAACATATTGTTTATATTCTCTTTTGCTTCTTTTGCTGTTTCTATTTTTGCATATTGATAATACTTACCTCTTTTATCTTCATCATCATCTTTAGTAGCAAACAAAAATCTTGCCATCGCTTTTGTAATTTTTGTCTTCTCTTTTTTGTCCTGAATAAAATCCAGTGCACTTATCATTTGCTCTTTATCGCCGCTTTCTATTGCGGATTCTAATATCTTCACTGTTCCTTTTGATATTTTAGCCCCGTGAATTGTTCCATATAGCTCTCTACCTATATTTACTCTATGTTTATCTTCTTTTGTAGTAAATAAACCATCGAACGTACCCAGCTCTTTTTGGTTTATTGCGTTTATATAACCTTGGTCAGCCTCAGTTAACGATTGTTTTAGTTCTTCAAAATCTTCTTGCCCCAAAGCATAACTTTTTTTGAGCTGCTTTTTAAATTCGTGCATTTTGCCTTCCATAGCTAATTTTAAAAGTTGCTGTTTCTGATAATCTTTGTTGGCAACAGTTTTGTAGGTTTCACTTATTTTAGGAATAATAGCTTTGTATTTATTATAATCGATTCCTTTTTTCTTTAATATATCAACAAATTCTCCCTTACCCCCTTCTTTTTGCCAATTGTAATATTGATTTGCTATTTCCATAGCCTTGTCTAACTGTGTGCCAGTTATCCCTGCTTTATTAAACTTATATAAGGATTCAACTTGAAATCTACCTTTTATACCCTTAGATGTTATGTATTTAGAATATTCCTTATGGTTAGCTAACATTCTTGGTAATGAATATTCTTTTGTAAATACTAGAGGTTTCCATCCCCCTATATCTTTTTGTAGAAAATCTCTCTCAAATTCTATATGGTACAAATTTTTAAAGTATTGGTATGGAGAAGATACGTTATTTTTTAACCATTCCTTTTTATACATATATTTGATTGCATTTTTATCAAATATATTATATAGAGCGCTGTCTTCGGCATAATCCTCCGCTTTTTTAAGTCCTTTATTTATTTCTTCTTCTGAAAGAGGTTTTATGTTAGTGTTTGCTGAATATTTGAGAAGATTCTGGAGATACTCTTGAAAGGTTTTTGCTCCTGTTAAATATTTAAAATCATTGCTTCTTCTGAAAAAAGCATATTTGTTGTACTTGTCTCCTTTGAACTTCAAGGATTGTTCCATTCTTTTTACTTTATCAAAAATTTCTTCGCCTGATGAGCCTCCCCACCATTCAGTTAAATCGTTCTCCACACCTCTCCACCATCTTGATATTGTGTTTATAACACCAGTATCTTGTTTGTATTTTATCCCTTGATTAGCTATAGTGGTAAGTCTTTTTTTGTAGTTTGCTACCTCTGATTGTTTATCTAACATTGACCAGTCCCCAAAAATAAGCCTATTTTGAACTAAAGGCTTTACAGCAGACAGTTCTTTTGAACTTAAATGAGCTACTTGCTGCAAATTAAATAATACATTTTCGGCGGTTACTTTTTTTCCTTTTTCTTTTAAGTTCCTTATAACATTATCTATAAGCTGCTGGGACTGTGTTCTCCTTATGTGAAGATTGCCAACTTCTGGATTTTCCTGGACAACAGTTGCCAACAAGTCTTTATTGTAATAAATTTTATTAAAATCTTTAATAGATTTGCTGTATTGCATCACTAAATCATTTTTTTCTTGAGGAGACATTGCCTGCATTTTGTTAAATGCTTTTTGTAATGATATTTTATTTTTTTTTGCATAAATCATAGATAAATATATATCTTTATTAGTATCAACACCAAATATATTGTGAAGCGCTAATTCTGACTTTTGATTAGCAGAAGTATATGCAGACATCTGTTCCTGCCTATTTGTTAAATAATTAGAACTAAATGGTCCTCTTGATAAATAATTCATCTGATACAATTGAGAAAACATTTGTTTTGCAACTATTCTTCTATCAATAGATAAAGGGTTTTGTTGTGATGTAGCCAAACCTATTGTCTGCTCTATTATATTTTTACTTATTCCAGACATATCAGAGGCTATTTTCATTGACTTCATTATGTCAAATGATTGAGACCTAGTAAACCCCAAACTTCTGTATTTTGCTAATCCTTCTAGAAGTTTGGAAGGGTTTGTTTCTCCTAAAAACTCGGCTAAATCACGCACTCTATCCTTTAACATTTTGGTTACTTGTTTGAATTTATGCTCAGAATTAACGTCGTTCATAAAACCAAATTTGCTAAATTTTAACATCATATCTTGGATATCATCCGCACTAAACATGGTATCTTCAACCCCAAGCTTCCTTATGTACTTAGATATGTTCTTTACCTGTTTAGACGAAAGGCCCACATCTAATCCATTTTCACCTAACATATTTGATGTAATAATGTTTACTTTTTGGTTTTGAGCAAATATCTTTCTCATGTTTTTCTTATATTTATCTGCAGCGTATTCAATACCAAAACCAATTGGTATTCCAGCCCACCCACCCAGAAACATTGAACCTACTTGTCCTGCAGTAGCAATAGCAGACACTCCAAATTCGCTTGCTTCAAGAGAATGCTGCTGTTTTGCGGCAAGAGAAGAATAGACGTTATTCATACCTATTCTTCTTGTCGTTCCAAGAGATTGCAATATATAATCTTTTACACCATATTCATAAGTTGCGTAAGGATGGTTTAAATATTGAACATTGCCCGTCATATTGTATCCGGTGCTTATATTGTTCATAAAAAATGGATTATACCCAATCATGCTGTTGAATAAATGCTGACCATTTTGTTTTTTCATTAAAGCATATAGGTAGAATGGGTTATTTAAATCTATTCCTCCGTAATTATCCATTGCTTAACCTTATTTATTTTTTTAGAAATTGCAATCCTATTTCAATATCTTCATTTTTGTTGTTTGAATCGTCTTCAAAAACAGGAAACAATTCTTTATACAATTCTTCTAACCTTTTAGTGATTATATCAAAATTGTTTGATTTTATATCAAAAACATTTGACAAGACAAGAAGTTGAGTTTGAAGAAAATTGATTCTTTTTTCTTTTGTTGTTTTTATCTGTTGAGCAAAAAAACATAATTTCCGTATTGTTTTATTGTTTGAATGCTTATTGCCAAAAAAGAGTATATAATCTAATATATACTCATTTAAGACAAAAAATCCATCACATCCTCTCTGCCTAGAATATATACAAATTTGTGAAATTTTGCCGCCTCTTGACTTAACAGTTGATAAATAGGTAAAGGTATTGTGGACTCTATTTTCTGTGCCTTACATTTTAAAATAGCAATTTCCTTCTCTATCGGGTCCATACTTTCTATATCTATATTTTTATCTTTTAAAATTTTTAAACATTCTTCGTTTAAGTTTTTACCTTTAAACGAAACCAATATTGAGGCAATTGTTAAAAGATTGTATGTGAAATCAAATCTATTTAGGGAAAGAGAGTATTTATCTTCCATTATTGCATATACTGCATCAGTAGTGGCCGGCAAAGGTGCTTTAAATTTAAATATTAATTTTCCATCCATAAATGATAACTCTTCTTCATAGGTCTCCGTATCTATAAGCTGTATAATAGCATTATATACATCATCTTTCGTTTTCCCTATTTCCTTCAATATTTCATCTATGGGTTTATTTAACTCTTCAAGCATTTTTTCCTGTTGTGTTTTTGTTTCATCTAATACATTTGTATTTTTATCTTCAACATTTTCTTCTTTTTCCTCAGTAAACATATTTTCATTTATTAATGCTTTTACTTGTTCTTCCACTTTATCTCCTTTGTTTGTAATCTTCTAAAATTGAAGCGCATATCAAATTATACACTACATTACGCATATTTTCAATAGGTGATATTCCAGAGACATAAAACCTAGTATCGTATGTTACAATCATATTTCCATATAATGAAATGTTAGTTTCTTCTATATCTATAAGCTTTGAATAAATATCAATTAATTTTTCATAATATTCTAAATGATTGTTTTTTATAAAATTAAAATCTAGGTAAGATATTTTCCCATCAATAAGTTGCGCTCCGCAAATATAATTTGCAATCTTTATTTTATTTTTCTGATTATTTAAGTCATATTCAATATTTCCGGTTATAGTAAGAGCTGTCTTAACTTGCAAAGAATGGAAAGAGTGCGTTCCGTTAAATGCTCCATTTATTTCCGGATTATGCATTTTTACTAGCATCTACAATATCCTGGTATAGAAATTTCTTCTCCGTTTAGGGATAAAACATTAGGATTTACAAATATACCACTACTGTTAATATTGTCAGAAGAATATAAAGCAACTGATTTAGTTCCATATGACACTATATTGTCAGCTTTAAATAGAGCAGTAGTACCAGTTATATATATACTTTTACTATTTAATACAATATTACTATTGTTAGTTACATACAACATTCCCTTAAATATAGAATTATTAGACACTTGTAATTTATCTACACTTAATAGAGAGTCTTGAGCAACAACGTTTTGAACTTTCTCAAAAAGAATATTTTTAAATCCGTTATATACGATAGAATTATTTGTGATAGTTATTGAAAAGTCATATTGTCCTATTTTGCCTGATAAATAAAAAGGGCTATGGATATTTTGTATCATAGTTATTTTATCTGTTCCCTGTGTTATTGTCACCATTTTACCAATTATATTTTCTGAATTATCCATTTTGCTATAGTCTTCATACACAAATCCATATTTTGCTTTAATATACGGGACCTCTTCCATCCTTACGGTTTTTATATTGCAATCATCACATACTTCTTGTTTATAGTAAGTGTTTAATTCCGTATTTTTAAAATATGTCCATTTTTTGTGTGAAAGAGCGAGAAAGTTATTTATTTCCTCATTGCTATATGTTTTTGTTATCTTATATGAACCATCGGTATATGGGTAGTTGTATTCTTCATATGCCGTTTCCCATATAGTGGACATTGTGTCAGCTGCAGTTATTATATTATTCGAATATTCTATCGAGTAATCAGTAGAAATATCTGTTTTCTGAAATGCATATTTGTTAATTTTTCCATCAATTGTTTCAGTTTCTATGATTGTGCATTCAAATTTAGAGGCGTTTATTTGGAGTGTAGGAATTTTTCCTATTAAAACTTCTTCGTTTATAAAAGGTTTTATCTTATCTATCATATTTTCATTTATTCCACCGCCTATTTGAACTTGTGATGAAAAAGAATTTTTGCGATTTATATATTGGTGCGAGACTATGTTTTTTTGTTTGGCTTCAAACTGTGTTTTTTTAAAAACGATTTTACAATATACTGTGTTTTCATCTAATAAAAAAGGAAAGTCGGTAGTGCTTATTTTGTAATCTGCTAATGCAGTAATTACATCTCCTTTAATTTCTATCATATATGGAATTTTATTTTTGTAAAAAAACTCTACTTTATAAGCATTTGAAGCATCTGGATTTTCTTTTAAAGTTATAAAACTTTTATTGTTAAACAATTGGAATGTTATTGCCTTTGCGACACCATACAAGTCGCTAAAAGTTGTTATAAGTCTTGTAATGCCGGAGAATATATGAAAGGCTTCTTCCTTAATTCTGTAACCAGTTAATTTAATATGTTTAACTATATCACCCTTATCTTTCTTAATATGAAATTCTTGTAAATATTCAACTTTGTCAAGAGTTTCAACATTAACATTTTCCTCTTTTAAAATATCCTTCATACTTAACGAATCGGGGTCATAAACGAAACGAGTATCTCTTTTAAAATCTATATTGGCCTTTCCTAAGATATGATATATGCCCTCAACTTTAACAACCAAAACAATATCATTTATTTTTATAGATGACTCATAAGAAGCTGGTATTGAAAATTCTGAATCATGGTGAAAACTATAAAGAGTAATAGTATCATATGTGGTGTCAATGTCGGTAACAACACATATAAAACTATTCTCAGAATTTGATTTGGCTTTATTAAAAAAAGCTGGAGAAAGAGTATCGATATACCCTTCTCTTTTAAGTAATTTTTTGAGTCGTTTAAACACTAAGTACTCTTTTTACCTACAATAGTTAAATCCTCAACAACATAAGCCTGTCCTGATGAGGCTTGGTATCCATATTTTACAACTGCTGAATCAATTGTTAAGGCAGGAACCTTAGCCAATGCAAAGCTTGAAACATCAGATGTGTATTGCCCTTCTTCAAATAATGCTTTCTGAATTGAAACCTGCGCTAACGCTTCAATCTCAACAACACAATTAATTTTTGACTCTCCAGCCTGATAGATAGGCTGTGAGTCATTTCCGTGCATTACATTAAATCCGATTATAACGCTATTACATGTTTTGTCGGTGCTTAAGTTAATAGTTGCCATTTGTTATCCTTTTTAACTTTTTGATTTTATGAACAATCTAATAGCATTCAACGATGTAGGTGTAGTTACTTCAATATCACCGTCGATTGCATCAGGTTCATCTTCTGGTATTGCAATATAGTTAATAGTGTAATTGGTAATCACACTACCAAGTAAATCATTTTTAGTAGTGTTCATTATGTTTGTAAGAATTGATGTGATTTTTTCTTTAAGGTCAATCACATTGCGTTCTGTTACATTTCTTTTTCCTACATAATCATCAACGCCGGCTTTTACTTCGAGAGCAGCATAGTCAAGACATCTTACTTTGTTTATCTCCATCTCTTCTAGTGAGCTCATATTTGTTGTAAGTTGTCTGATGATGTATGGTTTACTATCATAGCTCACTTGCGTAATTACAGTTATGCCTGCACTTGCTATATCATCAAGCTCTGCGTCACTAAAATAAAACGCTGAACCTATTACTCTATCGATAGTATTGAAGGATAAGTTACTTAACCCTTGTTGTGGTGGTAAATGCGCCAATACAGCGGCCATTAAACCTGCAATATAATATCCTGCATATAATTTATCTTTTATAATAAATTTATCAGGAAACACTAATACAAGATGCATATTATCATATCCAAGTGCGTAATGTTTTTCAGCTTCTCTAATTTCGTCTTTACTATTCATTTTAACAATAACTGTGTTTTGCCCGTTCAATGCGTCAATCACATCAATAGTGCTTACAGTAGGGCTTACAACTATCTTTTTATCAGTCGTAACAGAGGTAACTTTAGCTATCATTTTTGATGTATATGGCTCACCTACCGTATTGTAATATTCGCTGTCAGCTATCGCAAGGTCTTGGTCGCCTATGATATAATCTCCAACTTTGATATCAGCCAGAGAAAAACCTCCTGTTGCGCTTTCAATTGTGTAACTTCCATCCTCGTTTTTAGTGATTGTTGCATCTGTTATAGTTATTTTTTTAGTGTAAATAGGCATTTTTGGACAGAAAACTCCAAGTTTGTATGCACTCACCAATGGGTCTGATGCTCTATTAAGCATACCAGCTAATGCATCCATTACCTTATCCGAATCTGTCAAACAAGCCACTTCATATGCTTGCGTAGATGTGGCAAGTATATTTAGTGCGGTAATATAGCTTTCATCGCTATCATTAGGTACAACGTATGCCTTCATTCTAAATCCTGGAATTTCATTAGCAATCAATGAAAACATTGTTCCTAGTTTGTTTTTTTTAGAAGGTTCTCCAAATGTTGTTTTATACGTATTATAATCAACATCTATAATCTGGTTTGCTATATCTGTTCTATTTGCTGTAAACCAGTTAAATAATTCCCCGTCTTTAGCCACTGTGGTAACTTTTGTTGATGACATGTTTACAAGCGTTATAAGGTCTTTGCTCACTTTTATATTATCAAAAGTCGCAGCTTTATCAGTAGGTTGATAAACATAATAATCAAAACTAAATGTCCCTGGTCCCTTAATCAGTACACTGTCTCCAAAATATGGAACTGATTCAAATTTAAGTCCGTTCACAGACAAACTAACTTGATGAAACTCTTTTGAAATTGAACCTGTTAAAGAGTTGCTGTCGTCAACATCATAAGGAACTTCATCCCATATAAAAATTTGCAAATTTCCATCTGCGTCATGTTCGAAGTTTCTTATTTTGGAAGAAAATGGTTCTTGGTCAGCGGTAACCGGATTAATCGTTATTGTGTCTCCAACTTGCACACCAAGCGACAACATGTCTTGTTCTGTAACATTATTGTCTCCACTCTCAAGAACAAGAATATGTTTTTCTGTGCTTGATTTAACATGCACATGAAATTCCTTATCAGTTCCAAAATTTAATACTGTTATTACTTTATCTCCACCCCACTTTAATGTGTTAACATCAAGAGTCGTATTAGGTCTAATGCCTGCTACCTTAAACACTTTGCCTGTTTCATCCATGTTTGAAACTGTAGCAATACCAGCATTGTTCAAAGTTGTAAAATTCAACTCTGAAGCGAATCCTGCTTTTTCGTCTACGGCTGTTCCAATTATAATTCCAGGCATAGTTATTTTAAGTAGATTTGGCGTAGTTTGTGAAATACTCTCAGCTACACTTATGTATGGTCTAATGTTTGTTGCCATTTGTTATCCTTTACAATGTTCTTTTGCTTTCTTTTTCGTGCATAATTAAACGGTTATATTTTATCAATTTTTCTTTAAATAGTAAAATGTTACATTCTTTATAGGAAATTTTCCACTGTATTTGGGTGAAATAGTAGTCGCTTTGTTTAGGAGAAGGAACAATTTGGCTCATTACCGGTTCAGATACTCTGACAATTTTATCAAAAACCATAGACAAAACATCGTCTGAACAAGATAACAACATAAGGTAAACCATGTATGCCACTTTCTCAAGTTCAGCTCTATTAGCACTAAACACTTTTATTTCCATTTCTTGTTCAAGTAGAAAAGTTCCCGTTTTTGTTTCATTTGAATTAACACCCGGAGCACCTATTTCACCTAATGGAGTTAGTCTATACGTACTACCAGGTGTTGCTGATAAAGCTGGTGACAATGTACCTCTGCTAACTAGCACCAATGGTGTAGTATTGTTGGGGACAAATTCCTCCTGATAAGAGACATTTACAATCACGTCACCCATTTCTTTATCTTGAAACAAAGATTTTAGTAAGGTTACATAATATCCAATTAGATTTTTTGGAGTTTCAAAGCTTTTATCCAGATTACCAATCTCTGGAATATTATTAACTTCTAAAGACATACTTCCTGTTTGATGTTGTTCATCCACCACAAACACTGAATCTTTATTTAACTCCATATAATTCCTTCAGTTTTTCTTTTAAATCAAGCTCAATTGCTTTATATTCTCTACTGGCACTAGGTAAAACAGAGATAACAGCTGACTGTGATAATAAAATATTACTAAAGAAAGTGTTAGTAATATTAATTACACGACCAAGCTCGCCATTGTCTACCACATATATTAAATCCTCTATGTCTATAGGGACATCAGGCAATAATGTAATATTACTATTTCCTCCATATTGTGGATTATATATATCTTTACCGTCTTCACCTCCTTTAGGGTAAGAAGAGGGTTGACTAACATAAGGACCACCCCAAGTAAAAAAAGGATATGAGTATTTATCAATATATCCTACTCCGCCACATGTTGGGCAACTAGTATTGTTACTTGACTGCAAATCATCGTCCCAGCAATCAGGGCAATGCTCTTTTTCATGTATTTTTTTAAAAACAAGCAATTTATTTCCGTTTACCTTTTTGGCTTTTATTAGGAATTCATATCTTTGTTGCTTCATGACGCCACGTTTCCATGAGGGTTCTTCAGAATTTGATGGAAAAATTTGAGCTTCTTTAATTAAATCCTCCCCTTTTTTAAATAACACCCTATATTGTTGTATATCTATTTCTCTATTAAATTTATTCATATCTTTTACAGAGTAATCAATCTTGTTGGAGTTATATTTAAACTTTTTCAATAATTGCCATTCACCCTCTTTTTTTGCCGGTTGATGAATTTCTATCGTATCACAATCTATTTTTTCATTAACTATATAAAGAGTTATTTCGTCGATATCACTCTTAATAAGTTTAATCATTAAAAATCTCCCCAGCCAACAGGAAATGACAAATCCCCTTTACATTCAACATCTAGTGCATTAGAGTCTACACTTCCCCATAGCCCCTGATACCAAGCTTTTTTAGCCACCATATCTATCATTTTCTCAAACTGAGCTTGAAACATGCTGGCCATTTGCAAATATTCATTTTGTTTCCCAAAAAGTGAAGTGCCTGCGTTGTTGTTATCCCCAACGGTTATTTGATTTCTAATTTGAACAAAGCTTTCACTTTGAAGCAATTTAGAGACAATACCATAAATCCATACAACAGAAGGGATTTTGTGTACGACTGTTTTTAGTGAAGGCTTTAACACTATAGCCTCATTAACTACCATTGGTATAACTGTTTCAATGAGTTCATCACTAAATTGCTCCAAATTGTCTTTTAAAATATTAAGTGCAGGATAATCCTGTAAAAAATCCCGCACTTGGTCTATATCAATTCTAGGATACTTCATTTAATGTTCCTATTATTTTTTTGTGTTTCTTTTTCTTGTTACTCTTTTTTTTGTTTCTTGTTTTTCTTCTACTGTTTCCACTTTAGCTTCAACTTCAGTCTCTGCCTCAACTTCAGGTGTTGTTTGTACTTCAGTCTCTGCCTCAACTTCAGGTGTTGCTTGTACTTCAGTCTCTGTCTCAACTTCAGGTGTTGCTTGTACTTCAGTCTCTGTCTCAACTTCAGGTGTTGCTTTTCCTGTGTTTATGTTATTTTCCGCACTTTCTTCTATAATTTTCATATATTCAGGCTTCTGGTGTTGTCTTACTGGCGTAACTCCTCTTTTTGCAACTATATCCCTAATATCTTCAACAGTTAACTCTCTTCCGTCGTAATCTTCGATAACAGCCAATCCTTCACCGTAATACTTGTAAAGCAAACTTTGATATTTTACAACGCTATCTTCGCTTATAAATATTTTACTTCCTGGGTCAACTAATCTACCCTGAAAATTTAAGATTCCTTTTGATTTGTTTACAAATCTCATTTTTCTTCCTTTTTGATGATTTAATCCAACTAATTATACAAAAAATAGTTACTTTTGTTAAGTTAGTTAATTTTAGAGTTACAAACAAAGTCTCCATCTGGTTTAGAAATGTTTTTTTTAGGGTCTTCTTCTTCTATGATTATATTCAACGCTTCTTGTATATCATAAACTAAATTATCTGAGGCCCCGTTTTGCATCATGGCAGTATTTATTTCTTTTATTGTTTTAACTAATGAACTAACGATTTTAACATATTCAGAATGCTCAAGCTCTTTTTCAGACAGGGAAATTTCTTTATAATAAAAAAAAGCTTCTTTAGCTATTGAATCTAAGAAATTATTTGTTGTAACATCAACTTTTTTAAGACCAAACTTCCATATTACAAATTCTTTACCAAGCAAAAGAGCCCATCTCTTAAATAGAACAGACTTAAGTGCTGCCATCCAGACTGTGCGTTCATTTTTCGTTAAATCGCCTTTAAAGGCTTCGTTTTTAACTTTCTTAAGTTCTGTCTCAATCCACATTTTTTTCTTGAAATATGTATTTAAAAACCCTACATTGCAAAACCAATACGCATACTCATCTAACACTTCCTCTTCAATTTCAAGTATTTCTGAAATCTCTGACATGGTAATGTCTTCGCAAAATAAAAAACTTTCAATTGCTTCTTTTGCAAATTCATTTTTATAATATTCTATTATTTCTCTGTGTAGTTCAGATAATTGACTATATGCCTTTTGGTCGTTTTCTATTAGAACTTTAGAAATTAACTTAGCAACTTTTCTATCGTCTTTATCCTCCGGGAGTTGTTTAATCTCCCCAAAAATACCAAAAAAAGAAAACATTTACTAGCTTTCTTCAGAATGCGCATTATACTGTTCGCTTTTTTGAACCATATCAACATACATATCAGTCATCTTTTTAAAAAGTGATTTCATATTGTTTAATACAGATTTATATTTACTGTCCCCCATTGAACCAGATAGACTATTGTAATTCAATTGAATGTTGAAAACTATCTTTCCAAGTCCAGTTATTCCTAATACAATATTTTGTAATTGGTCTTGTATCACAAGAGATACATTTTTATCTGACAATATAACAGATAAAAAGCTTGTATCCATTACAGGGGAGTCTTTAAGTTGTAATAAAGTTTCCACTACATCAGGGTTAGCTAATGGGTTTACCCCATCAATAAGCCCCTGTTGAGATTGTTCATTGTTGGCGGCCATATCGGTTGGAGCTGCAATTCCAATTTGTTGCATATCGGGAGTTTGGTCGGGCGCCGAATTATCTTCAAGCGAAAACATAGGAGGAGTTTCTGCCCCTTGTTGTGCTTGCATTGCTATAGCTGCCTGTGTTTCAGGGTCTAATTGCGGTGCGCCGGCTTCGTTTTGCGTCGCAATTAAAGACTCATTGCTGTTCATAGGGTCGGAAACCTCTCCGTATTGTTCTTGAGAATCGGTTTGCATATCTTGTCCCAAATCGTCTTCTTGTACTGTTGCGTTTTGTCCAGCCGTCCCATCGATTCTCTCGGTAAGAGTTTTAACTTTATCTTCTACTTTTTTAATTTCACCCACTGCATTCATCAACATATTTGCCAACATATCTATTTTTGAACTTATCGCTTTCACCTCAACGCTACCATTATCTTTAGCCTCTTTTATTAGACTATAGATACTATTTTTATCAACGCCTTGAGATAATAAAGTTTGGGCTAATCCGGAAGCGCTTGTAGGTGTAGAATTTATATAAAATGTTCCCCTGTCGTAACTTACTTTTATTAGGTTGTCTTGATTATCGGTATCTCTTAATCCTATCGAATATTCTTTAAAAGTCAACAGTCTTCTAGGGTCTACTTTGCAAGGGTATAGCTTAATGTTTTTATCTCCGATTGTAATAACATTTCCTACTTGAAGAGGCTTTCTGTCAGAATTTTTTAGGATTATGATTTTGTCAATATGCGGCACACTACCGATACCTATATTAAGAACATATCTGTCTCCCTTATCATCGATGAGTTGTATCTTGTTAATAGTTGAGAAGGGGATTATTACGGGTATAAATCCTAATGGTTTTTGACCGTCCATTAAAACAAGTGCTAAATTAGGTAAAAGAGAAATTAGATTTTGAGGGGTTACGTCCACTGCTTTATTAAGCGCAGTACATTTATCGTCAGATTTTCCAACAAATGATTCAAATTCTAATGTTTTAAAATTATTATCAAACATAATATCAATTAATACAGGATGAGAATACTTGCTACCATACACAGGCAATGAAAGCATAGGTACTTGTAGATAAGTAATGCTATCAACGCCCAGTACACACCCTGTTTCTTTGTTAATAACTTCCAATTCTTCCCCGTTAAATACAGAATTTAATTTAGATTGTAAAGATGATTTTTTTACAAGTGTCTTATTTGGTAACATTCGGCCATGTTGAATATATATTCCGTTCTCAATATATTCTTTTAAAGCAGCTTCCTTATCTAAGAGTTTATCATTCTCTACCAACTCTTGTCTTGTTGTGACAACAACTGGTTCAGAATTGATAATTGCATTTATTGCGCTAGCTTCTTTTTTTAGAACTTCAGCAAAATCACCATACGCTTTTTCAAAAGCTTCAGCAAAAAAACTATCATTGGAAAGCTTTTCTAATAAAGCAATTTTTACTTCCGGATACGCTTCTACTATTTGAGGTAAAAAGTTGCTATTTGCTATTTTTGGAGACCACGTTTTAGGTGGGATAAATAATTTTCTTATATTTCCTGAATCAAAATTGACATTGGTAGCAGATACCGCATTCCCAAGCGATTTATTCTTCCCTAAAATGAAGTTTACAACTTTTTTCGTTAAAGCAAACATTATATCTGCATCAGGGTTATAGATATATGACGTAGCATCCACTTTTCCAGCGGCGTAAATAATCGGAATTATTAATCTCACTTCACCATTACTTACAATTGCACTACTTAATATTGTATTGTCATCTATATTTTCAACATCTTTTATACCAAGAATATATGGAACCAAATCAGGATATTTTTTAGATAATTGAGAATAGGCTTCTTGATTTATTAACTCATTAACTGTTTGGTTTCCATCATCAGCTGTTTTCATTAAGTCCATACCATCTAAAAATTGTTTATATTTTTCAGATTTATATCTTTTCATTTGAGTCCTTTTTTAGTTAATAGTTTAGCTTCTTGTAATGTAAAAGTGTTTAACAACATTTTACCATCTTTTATTTCATTTTGGTAGCCTATTAAAAATATCTTAAACCTCTCATATAAGTCTTTAGTTATTTCTCCGGCTTTACATAATTCTTCTGCAGCTTTTAACTTTTCTTCCACGTTTGCTGTATTTGTTCCTTTGTTAGCTTTCGCTTCTTGAGCGACATCACTTACAGATTTAAAATCATTTTTGCTATTCCATCCGTTTATAGTTAACCTATCCACATAAGGTACTCCGTCAACTTTATACCTGATTATAGTGTTCGGAGTAAACATCCCTATTCCTATTTTACATATTTCTTTACTCTTATCATAGAATCCTTTTAGAGTTAGGTCAACCTTGCTTTTTTGAATAAAAAATATAGGGTCATCATCATGAGAGAGTTCAAAATCATACCCCTCAGCTGTATATAATCCAACAACTGTGCCATCATTATGTATCATAGGAAGTAATTGCACTTGATATTCGTTAAATTCTTTTTTTACAAATCTTAGATTTCTATACAGTTTAGTTGCGTTTTGATAAACTTCATTAGTTTTATCTACAATTGTTATTGTCTCATTTCCAGTGATTACAATATTTAAAATAGTTTCTTGGGGAGTTTCTTTGGTAAGAGGTATATTTGAGAATAAGGTTGCCATATTACGCCTTTTTTTCTCTAATTATACTAAAAAAAAGAAAAGATTATAGTCGATGGGCTGTGTGTTTTTCTCTTCCTGAAACTATTTCATCTGTTTTAAACCCTTTTCCTCTTTTAACTTCATCGGTAATAGCTTTTTGTAAATATCTATAATTCAATTTAGCAAATAAATTTCTATTAAAGTTTGGTCTCATTACAAGAGTCTTGTACACAGGTTTTACGGGTGGTTTTTGGTCAGTTATATATACAAATCTCACACCATGTAGTTTAAGCATATTTAATATATAATCATCAATCAGTGTACCCTTTAGAAAGACATCTACGTTTTCAGCAAGATACTTACCAACAATATCAGGACCAACTATTACTTTCTTTTTATAACTAGGATAATTTTTTAGTGCGGCGTTTATATCATACAGTTCGCCTTCATCATCTTTTGCTAACGATAAGTGTCCTCTTGCAATTACTTCAAAATGTTTTTTATTTAAATCTTTGCCGGTACTGTTTAAAAATGTCTGGTGTAAAAGGTCAGCTTCCTGTTTTCTGGCGGCTCCTATACCTTGATGTTCCAATTTATCTTTAACTGACACTATTCCAGTGGACAGCTCTTGCCCTTTGTAAACAAAATCGCCCTGTTTAACTTTTAATTTTTTATCTTCCTGAACATATACTTTTGTCTTGTCAGAGTTAATATATACAAAATGTCCTCCCTGCGGAGCATTATCTATTCTTATAACTCTACCAGAAACAGGAGCTACTGCCGCTTTTTGTTTAAAATTGCTAGGGCTATTTACCACTATTTTAAAACCTTCCATTCCTTGAAGTTTATCAGCTTCTTCGTCTTTTGCACCAACTGAGTGTTTTGTTGAAAGTACCATTTGTGTTAATGGCTCACCAATACTTTGCGCTGCTTCTATACCCACTTCTTCTCCTATAGCAGGCAACCGTCCATTTGATTTTAACCCATAACACATTGCACATATACCTCTAGAGGCTTCGCAAGTTATAGGGCTTCTAACTCTTACACATTTAACTTTTTTGTTTTTTAATTCCTTCCAATATTTTTCGTCTATCAACCTATTTGTACCAGCCTCATATCTCCCTACGATGTGATGGTCCATTGGCGACATACAAATTCCATTTTTAGTTCCACAATCATGCTTTGTAATAACTTGATTATCAGTATTTGCTACAAGCACTTTTCCAAACTCGCCAGGCTCAGATGTAGCATTAGCGGTTTGAACTGCAGAGAACCTACCCTGAGATGCAACCGCAAAATATTCTTGAGTATTGAGACCTTTTATAAAATTATTTTTTATCATTATAGGTTTAGGAGTCTGGTCCATGCCCACAGCATAAAAAGGCGCCCAACTCATTCTAGCTAACTGAGCCGGTTTTCCTCTAGCGGAAGACTTAATTTGTGTTAACATTTCATTATTATCATCATTCATATTGCTGACGTTTTTTTGAGCCTCGTTAAATGCTTTCATTAATATTTTCTTCTTTTGAGTATCAGTTTTGGCTTTTTTGAATTCTCTTTCTATTTTTTTTATATGCTTCTCTACCTCTTTTTCATTTATTCTTAAATCTTTAGTTCCAACATTAGCCCCAAGATAATAGGCCATTTTTTCAGCTAAAGCTGTTATTTTGTGTATTCTTTCCTTATATAGTTCTGGATATTTTTCAGCAAACTTTTTAAGTTTGTTTGTATATGTTTTTTTATCTATAGGTTTATCAGGTTCAAATTGTATATCCTTAGGCATTAAACTGTTTAATAATATTACTCCGGCTGTTGCTGTCATTATTGTCCTTTAAAAGTCAAATTATAATAATCAATTGTATCAAAATCTGCGTCTATTCCAGACCCTATATAATGCCCTCTTTTTTTTATAATAGAATTTATAGCGGCATTATTTCTAACTATTCCTATTATAGCAGGTTTATTTTTAAGTTTATCATTCATATGTTTCCATAGTTTATATCCTAGTTTTTTTTGTCTAACTAGCGGATGTAGAATAAAAGCTTTTATTATATATATTTCATTGGTTTCTTCAAATGTATAAAGTCCTCTTACATTCCCTTCTACAATAAGAACAACGGTTTTGTTTTTAGAGTTTTTTAGAATATGCTCGGCCTCTATTTTGTTTATTAATTCGCCCTTAAACTCTTTAAAAAATCTTTGTATTAACTGCACTGATTCGTTATAGGTATATTTATCAATCTGTTTTATTTCACTATTCATCTTTTTCCTTTTAGTGAATCTAATAAACTAATTACATCAGATTCTGTGGATTTGTCTTTTATGTAGTTATATAATTCAAAGTAGGGAAGATAATCATTGTTATAAATTGCTTCTACCATTAAAGGTGAGATAGCCTTAAATTTCATTCGTTTTAAAGTTAGATATAAATCATAGTAACATTTATTATTGTCGTTTATTTCTTTTGTTAAAGCTTCATTTAAAAATTCATCTTGCCCCGACACAATAATCCACTTATTGACTAGCAATATAGTGCCTATTGCTCCAAAATAAACAGCAGGTTTATATTTTGAATCAGGGTTTTGTAATTCGTTTAACAAATTAAAAGCTTGAAAAGAATCTATTTCCTTGTATTTTGAAAAAGGTATCATCTTGTTCCTTATAGTGGTATTCTATCATTAATACATTGTATCAACCATCTTTTAAATACACCTTTTGTTAAAACTTTATTACTTATTTCTATAGACACATTAGAATCGGCACATTTTGTTTGCTTTAAAAAAGTTAATGGACTTGTCTTTTCAAGACAATAATCTTCTCTATTGTAAAAAGAACTTAAAGCATGGTTTTTTAGTAGAATATAATTTTCTTCAATTGTTGATATTTTATTTTTATAAAATTCTATCAATTTTCCTATATCTGTTGAAGGCCTTCCGTTCACTATATCGTTAACTATTTGTATATAATATTCTTCGATGTGCGTTTTAATTAAAGACACAGCTTTTTTTGCAGTTAATACGTCTTGGCCAGAATAATTGTTTTCAACTACATATGAAGAATCAACAGTATAGTCGTTTTTGTCTTTTAGATTTTTGTTTGCTTTATTGATTGTTTTTTTAGAGAGAACCATATTGTCAACAGTTTCATTAAAAGCTATTTCATCTATATAAAGAGAGGTTACATTAGATAAATCACGTCTAATGAATGCGTCAACATTATCATAGTTAAGCAAATCTGCCATTAGTTTTTTGGATGCAGTTGAAACGTATGATGTGTACAATACTATCGGATTTAAGAATGTAGCATTTCCTCCGTTTATAAAACTAAAACTGTTTCCCTCTATTTTTGAAACACCGCACTCAACAATATCTGTACCAATCTGGTTAAAATTGTCCAGCATATATTTTTTTGTTGGCAATATTGCTTTCTCATCTGTAATATATATTCTTTGAAATGATTCCGATGTGTTTTTATAAAACATCCCGGAAGTTATATTGTTCGATAAAACAGCGTCATTAATTATTTTACTTCTATCTACATCGTGTGAATACCACCATACAACATTTGCAGTTACGACATCATTTGAAATAAAAATATTATTTAAATAAGTAAAAAGGGGGAGGGTAAAATCTTTCAATATTAATGTATTTGGATTGATTTCTAAATTATAATTGGGTAACAGCTTTATTTCGGGAGTATATTTAACGAATAGTGAATCGTAGTTTAATGAACTGTTTTCAAATTTACTTCCATATACAAACAATGAAATAAACGGATTTCCGGCGTAATAATTATCTATCTTCTTCGTTAAAAAGCTTTCAATTGAGTTTTTTATTTCTAGAAAATTATTATATACATCTTTAGCTGCATCACAGAAATCAGAAAGTTTAAACACATGTTTATAATCATAAGTCATTTATTAATTCCTTTACACTGCTAGCAAGAGGTGTTAACGCTGGAAAATACAAGGCGTCAGAAAAAGTTTTGGTTTTGCATACGTTAAATCTTATTTGTTCAGGAACTCTCCCATAAGACCAACCATTTGAAACGCTTACTTTTTCCCAACTAGAAAATGGGATAATTGTATTGTTCACTTGAATATTTGCTAACATTTTTTTATCAAATGTCTTGCTTATTGTTTCATTGGGGGCAACAGATAACAAACTACCATCTACTGTCCTTATTTTGACGCTATTACCGAACAGGTCAATAATATTAAATATTGGGATTTCACCAGTAACTATTGAATTTCTAACAATAAATCCAGACTGATTGGTAAGTGATATAATATATTTCTTATAGCTGAAATCGTTATATCTAACTTCAATAGTGTATCTTCCATTAATAGATATAGTATCTCCCTCATCTATTGGTTCATTGAATTTAATTCCTATAAACATTACTCCCCATATAGATGTTGGACAGAATGCTGTATTGATATTGTATTTATTAACAATATTATTTGCTGCATCTAAATAATACAACACTGGCTCATTTAATATTTCCCGATTTTTCTTTTTTGAAAAAACAGAGAAAGTATTGGATATATTTATCTGGTCAATAAAAGTCTTGACTTTTGATATGTTTTTATAAGCCATTATTGAATATGCAGCTGCATCTTTTGTAACCACATCTATATTTACATCACTGTAATACGAATTGTTCAATATCAAAAATTGCTCTCTTATATCTTCATCTAAAGCTACAGCGTCTACTTTTTTGAGGTCATCGACATATTCTATTATTTTTTTAATAATATATTCAAGCGTTTCTCCTATATTAGAATATGAAAGCGATTGATTATCATTTAATTCGTTTATTTTTTTATCTTGAAAGAATGCTAAATTATTCTCGCTTTCTGTTATTATATAGTCAAGTGGAACCAATTGTGATTTCACTTCTGTATATTGTTGAATTACTGAATTTAAATAATCTAAGGGCGTCATTAACATTCTCCTATAGCTTTATATGCTTCAGTAAGCACTTTATTGATACTGTTCACAAACTCACTATAACTTATCATTTCGTCAGTATCTATTTCATTGTTATGTATCACGGCATCTACAATTTTCGATTCAACATCTGTTTTTCCCGAATCTAATTTTATAAGATAAGGTACTTGCCAGTTTTTTGAAGCTTTAGTGTTTTCTAATTCTGTCATTAAATCTATTACTTTAACAAGGTTTGTATTTAAAGACAGGTCATCACTTATTACTGATAAGTCTTTCAAGTAGAGATTATTGTAAGTAATATAATCAAGAGAAAATTGCATATTGTTTATTAAGTAATCCGAATTGGAGCAATAAATACCTATGATATTAGTCTGTTCAATATCTATTACCTTTCCATCTATAGTTTTATTTGTTATTGTCACCAATGGCGATTTAATTATTGAATTTGACAATGAAAGGGTTTCGTTTATAGAGATAAATTTTTCTTTTATTTCAAGCAATCCTACCAATTCGTTTTCATCTTTATTATCAAGCCCTATTTTTTTTAAAGTACTATTTACTATTGTTTTTTTATTGGCGTTAAAATAAGTTGATAGAAAATAATCAGAAGTCAAGATAATATCTCTGGTTGTGTCAGTATCTCCAGTTATTACTTGTTGATATATAAATGAAGATACATTATCTATTGTTTGGTATTTAGTTGAAACGACTGCATCAACATATTCTTCATCAACAAATTGATTGGGCCCGCTGATTTGATTTTCAATAATTATTGTTAGCGTGTTCGACGATATAGTAACTTCCTTGTCGTAATAAAAAAAAGCGCTATCTAGAATCGGATTTTCTGAATTAGTCCTTTTAAGCTGTTCCAAAAGATATTCGGCTTTTAATATCTTTTGGAGAAGCTCTTTTTGTAATTTGTACATTTCTTTAAAAAACGAATTTTCTGTGTCCACATTCGTAATATCAGATAATGCAAATTGTTTACATAAAAGGCTTATATCCATATTACACCTGCTTCATAAGATTATCTGCTACTGAATACTCATAAGTGCCTGTGTCTGACGATATTACGATTGCATCGTTATTTATCTTTAATTGAACTGTTTTATCATGATTTCCAAAATATAATAATGTCTCCTTTGAAGTATCATAGTCAACCACGCCAGAATTTGCAGCTATTTCATTTAACTTTTTTTCAATATCAGCGAAGTTTCTATTAATAGTTTGGATAACGCTATTAATGCCTGCTGTTGTAAAATCAATTTTGTCAACATTTATTTCGGTGATTGCCATTTTTAACCTTTTAGCTATTTGTGTTTGATAATCGAGCGTTGTTTTTAGTTTTTCTAAAAACTTAATATCAATACCATTTTCAATTGGGTCACTGAGCTCGGCAGGAGGAATAATGTCCTCGTATGCCTTAACAAATTCCCTAAAAACAACCATTAGTCAACCAAATTCCAGCTTAGTGTCCATTGATATACAAAATTAAACCCTTCAGGGAATACTAATAATCCTGAAGTAATTCTTGAAGATGCAAGTTTTTCATAAGGGTCTGATTCAGTTCCGCTACCAGTTATGTTTGCGCATAATAATATTTCTGAGATTTCTTGTGGTCTATAACCCCCATCCGCTGTAACGGCACCAGTTGAATCGAGACCGTTTTTAAATCTGTAAATAGTATTGTCTTCACCATCAGTAGCTTTTAAAACTTCCGTATAATTACCACCATCAATTATGTTTCCATCTGCATCAATATTTCTCATTTTGGCTAATGTCCCATCTGGCATCACTAAGTCATAACCAACAAGGTTGTCTACAAAAGGAATTTTTTCATCAGTTTGGTCTGTACCATTTCTCAAGTTAAAATCGTTAAACGCTATAGGCATTTCAACTGTAAATTCTTTTCCATCAGGGCCAAACGATATATTGCTTGCTGTAATATCTTTTTCAATGTAAACAATTCTATGTTTCTTATCGTTGTAAGTGTATGTAAAGTCATCAACGCTGTCATCGAGCAATGATGTTTTAATTAATTCAGCCGCTTTAAGTTCAGTGTCATTTACTGTAGGGTCAACCTTTTGTTTTGGATTATCAAAATTATGACCACAATTACCGAACGCCACTTTTGCAAGTTTGTAGTTTGTGTCTCCAGCCATAACGTGCGCCATTATTTTTTTAGCAGTTTCGAGCGAAGTATTAAACATCACGTCATCAATATCGTATCCTTTCCACATAGTCACAATGTCAACCAAATTGCCTTGAGGGTCATAAACTTTAAGAGCAACTTTGCCTTTCATGCCGCTTACCGTTTTTGAGCTGTTTAGCATTCTATTGAAAGTTTTAGCTTGACTTTTTGTAATCATTTCAGTCCTTTTTAGTTATTTTTTTGTTAATTATAGCATATTAAACTAATTAATAATATGCAATCAAGTCGCCATCTGCCATATTATAAATTTTTAATGTTTTATTAGCCGCATCATAAACATAATATTTTTCGTCGCTTGTATTTTTTGTTATAAGTTTTCCATTAACAAAAATTAATCTAATTGGTCTTGTAAAGTCAACCAGAGTAACACTATTACCATCATCTGCATCTATATTATCTGATGTAATTTTAACTGTTACAGGGTCTTTCGTCGGCATATCCAAAGATGTTATGTAAGTTTGCCTAATATTTGTTGTTGGGTCTAAAAATTGGATTCTACCCAAATCTGTGTTAAATCCAATTTGTCCCGGAAGTAGTGTTGACGAAAGAGCTACTGAGCCACCAAGTTTAGGTTTGTACTCTTGTATATTGTCAGTTACATATTTTTCAACATCTGTCCAATAAGCAATTTTTTTTGCCCCCTCTGATGTACCTATAAATAGATTGGTCGTATCCATCGCATATACAAACTCTCTTACCGCAGGTCTATATTGTTGCAATGTTGCCTCTGTTTCTGCCCATCTTATCTGTAGTTGTTTTGCTATTGGTTCACTCATTGTTTTTCCTTTTTTTGTTATAATTATAGCAAAAAGGCAAAAAAGTGGCTGAAAAAATAAAAATTACCAACTCGTATTATAAAGAGTTATACATATCTAAAACTGACCAATACGGAAATGAAAAACCTATAGACTTATCTAAATATAATGATTGTTATGTAATTTTTAAAAAGAATAGATTAGTGCCTGATGAAGAGGCCTATCTTATTAAAAAAATATATCCAGATGATTCAAATATTGGAGTAATCCCTATTTATCTAACCCCTGAAGAAACAAAGATGTTGCCGCTTACATCTTTTGATGGAGATTTGCCATATTTTTATATGTTTGTTCAGATAGGGAGTACAGCCACGGGCGAAACAATGGAAGTGGGTGAATACAAGGTAAAAACAGAATACGCAGGTTTAAGATATTACACTAAAGTTGACACTGATTTAAGTGATTTGGGACCTATTACAGGATATGTAGGCTATGTGTTTGATTGTGGCAGATTGTGCGAGCCAGCAGTATATGTGCTTGACTTATCTGGAGGAAAGCCTATCGTTACAGATTGTGGGAAATTAACAAACTATGAATATACTATTATAGATTTAGGGCCTATATCAAAAGAGCCTATTGAGATTTATGATTTAAGTAAGTTTACTGGAGTGTGTGATGTTAATATTTAGTTCTGACCCACAGATAAATCAAATAGCTAATCAACAGCTCGAATATTTTGTTAACAAATTCAAACAAAACCACAACGAAAATGTACTAAGGGCAAAAGGTGAAATAATTATAAAAAAAGCTCTTAAAAACTGGAACCCTAGTAAAGGAAATCTTAAAACATTTTTATCTTCACAACTGCAACAACTATCAAGAGAACTTTATAAAAATCAAATTGTTTATATCCCCGAAAACCAACAATTATTAATGTACAAGGCACAACAAATTATTAATACATATAATGACACGTATGGAGGAGTCCCTGATGCTAAATATTTAGCCAAACAGTTAAATATAACAGAAAAGAAAGCAAAAAACTTACTAAACTTATATGGAGGGGTTGTTTCTCATCAGTATGATACAGATATAAAAGGAAAAACTGCTGAAACATATTCCCCACTTGAAATAATAAACACTATTCCAGATTCTTTGCACAGAGAAATTGCTAATGATTTATATTTAAAAGAGAAACCCAAAGATTATATTTATAAAAAATATGGAATTAAGCAAACTAAATTTTATGAAATCAAAAAGAGTATAGATTCACATATAAACAGATATTCTGAAGCTATGAATACAGAAAAAGATAAAGGATTATTCTAATGAATATTAATGACTTGTTTGCCAACAAGATATCGGAGGTAGAATCAACAACATTGACATCAAATATACAAACATCAGCAGAAATTGATGCAGAAAAAAAATTAAAAGCATTCGTTCAAGAATTGCTCACAACCAAATCTCCTGTGCTGAAACCAGGGTATGGAACTACTTTTATTAACGATTTGGGCGAAATAGTTAATATATACAAAATGAGATATTACCTTCAGTCTAATGCCGATTCCATTAAAAATAAATATAACATATCTACTGTAGAAATAGCAGATGTTAAAAAAAACGGTAACGCTTTAATAGGGCATATAGAAGCCGTTTTTAATGAAAATATCAAAAAAACTGTTAATTTTCAAATTGATTGGAAAGATAGAATGTTTACTACAGAAGCTATTGTGGAGTAAAGGAAGAAGAGAATTAAATATAAATTCTCGCTCCTCCAAGTCCTCCATTGATAAGATTATCGATTCCTGTTTTAAGGTAATCAATATCACCTTTAAGATTATCGTAATCGTAATCAGTAGCATGGAATATTTCAGAAGTTACATCAATTTCACCAGCTTCGCTAGTTACTTGAACTTGATAATCTCCACCAGAAACAACACTTCCTGTTAGGTTTTCAGTGTTTACTACTACTCTATAATCACCAGAGTTACCAACTTGAGTAATTTGTGCATCTGCAGTTTCATCATCATCAGTGTCAGCTACCACATTGCCTTTTAACGGCTTATAGAAAGTAATCGTGTCTCCCGTAACAAGTCTAATTTCTTTAAGTTCAGTTCCTTCAGATGTAGGAATAGATACTTTCATTCCAGCTTTAAATTTCGCACCGTCTCCTTCAACTAATGGAAGAATCTTGCTTCCTGCAGAAACATCAGCTGCAATTGTTCCGGTGGCAGGATTATCTATATTGTAGATAATTTCGCTCACTTCAACATTGTCAGTTTCGTTTGTAACATTTCCTGTTTGTAGGTCAACTAGAAAAATTTCCCAGTCGTTCAACCCCATTTTGTCTCTATCCGTTCCAATAACAAAATGGTTTATTCCAGGAACAGTCCATAATGCTGCCATATTTTATCCTTTCTTTGTTTTTTTTGCATTATTATTATAACCCAAAAAAAAGGTAGTTCAAAATGCAGCGAGATTACATAAAAATTTTAGCCCCTGAAGAATCGTTTTCTATCACAATGGAGGTATCGTCTGTTGTTGTATCTTCTGTATCGTCTTCTTCTTCTACTCTGGAAACTTTAACAGATTCCCAATATACATTATTTTGTATTTTACAATACAATAAATATATTCCGTCTTGCCATATTTCTCCTGTTGAACTTTCTTCTGCTAATTCTCCTATCAAAAAAGAAACCCTATATAAAGATTCACCTATTTGGACTACTTCATACGGGTCTTCAATTTTATTATTATTTGATTTTCGTAATTCCACATTAGGTTTGATTTTACTGTTGATAAAAAAACTAAATATAGATTCCAATTTAGTATTTTTATCAGGAATTAAATAAACACTTGGACTTGCATCAGAGGTAGTGTTATTATTTTCGAAATCCAGATAAGAGTCTACGTCTATAGTGAAAGGTTTGTTCGGCACGACGCTAAAGGTTATACTATTATTTATAGTAATAGAATATTCCTTGTATCTAATTTCTCTGTCTTTGTTTTTTTCTATATAAATCAAATCGGTGTAATTTCTATCTTTCAACACAAACATATCAATTGTTTCATCTTGATAAGTAATTTTTATTATAATGTTTTCATTCGTGTATTTAAAGTTGATTCTGTTTTTAACGATTATAGTGCTCTTATTGTCCTCAAAATACACATTTAAACCATCAATAACAGGGTTTATTAAAGATAAAGTCTTTTTTTCTGTATGGGATTCGCAATATATTAAATTATTATAGTTATGTGCCCTAAAGTCTTCTATTACGCAATCTCCAGAAATTGCGGGATTGAAATATAAAGCATATCCATCGTCTGACACATTATTTACAGAAATGTTTTTGAGAAGACCTATCTTACCCAAAACACTTATTGAACCATATTTTGTTTTAGCATTTAAATATTTTGTATTTTTCACATACGAATTGTTGCCCGAAATTCTTCCAAAACCTATTATTAAACAATCCTCTATTTCAACTAGTTGTTTGTCTGGAGAATTAAAAAACCCCCAGAAACATGGAGCCTCTATATAAGAACCATATAAAAATAAATTTCCTGACAATGTATAAATATCATCTTTCTTTTTGCAACCAAAACCATAACCTAAAGAAAGATTTGGAGCATAAAAATAACATCCATTTAAAACCTTGTTGTTTTGTTTACTGCCTAATCTAAAAAATGAATTTTCATACACCTGAAAATAAGACGATGTTACTTCTACAGAAACGTTTTCATCTTCCAAAGACGCAGCGCTATCTTTTCCTATATAAAAATCAAAATCAAAAAAATAACTTCTGTCACCTATTTTTTTTGCTTTGTTTCGATAATAGCTATTTGCTACCTTTTTGAACACATCTTCAAAAGAATAGCTTCCCCCATCAATATAAATAGAACTAGAGGTAACAGAAATCATGTTACCTCTTTTTTATTTGTTTATGTGTTTATGGAAAGTTTTAAGTCTTATGTAAGCTGCTTTTTTTAGTAATTCAATTGTGGGCACATCTGATTTTAGAATAGCTTTAGAAGTTTTTAACTCTTCAGCTATTTTTAATAGTTCTTTTTTTGTCTCCATTGTTTTTCCTTATACTTCAATACCAAGCGCTTGTAGGAATGATTTAGCTGCTCTCTCACCAAAAACATCAGCTGTTTTTTCAAGGTCAGCCAATTCAAGCAATGAATCGTATGCTATTTTTTCTAATTCTGCATCAATTTCTTCTCCAGCTACACTCGCTTCTTTTGCTAACATTTTTGATTCTTCTCTCAAAACCGTAACAACATCTTCTTCACTTGCTATTTTAGTAAAAGGGATTCCTTTTTCTTTTTTTATTGGTGCTGTAGGTTCAGTTGTTGACCCTGGTCTATCTATCACATTGTTTATTTTGTGCTCATTTTCAAGCCTTTTTAAAATTCCACTTGGGGCTCTTCCCTCAGACACTTTAACGGTTTCTTTTGGTGCTTTTTTTACAGAATCCGGATTTTCTGTCGGGAATTGAGGTTTGTTGTCATCTGGGTTGGCCATCGCCATTTTCTGAAGGTCTTTTTCCGCTGAATCCACTATTTGCGCAAGAATTTCGTTTCTGTTTTGCATTTTTTGTTCCTTTTTTTTTGGATATATTATAGCAAAACTTTTAATTTTTTGGTAAAATCATTTAAAAAAGGATGTTTTATGATTAAGACCACTTATATATCGCTTATTGAAAAGATTTCAGCAGATACTAATCTGAATAAAAAAACCGTTAGAAAAGTTATGGATTCTTTTATTAGTGCAGTATTAAATCTTAAGGATGAAGGTGATACACTATACCTGAAAAATCTCGGAAAATTTACAGTTAAAAAAAGAGCCCAGAGGATTATAAAACTAAACAAAGAGGGTGACAAAGTGAAAGAAGAAATTATTCCTGAAAGATTGGCTATCACTTTCAAAAGAACTGGGAGCTAACATGGGTGGGGCTTTAAGTCTTTTGGGTAAAGGTATTTCTTTTGGAGCTAATACTGGTAGAAAAGCAATTAATACGATAAAAAATTCAGCGTTCACTGGAATTACAAACCCTCTTAAAACAAAGACAGGTAAGGCATTAACTATGTTTACAGTAGGACAAGGATTGTTTAGCCCAGGTACTTCCAATAAAGAGATTACAGGCTTAATCCAACAACAGTCATCAAAATATTTTGGCAAATAAAATGACTCTGACAACATTTAGAGATAAATTGTTTATGCTTCAAGAGCAAAAAGCTTTAACAAATAACGAGATAAAGTTTTTAAATTTGTTTAATACTGTGGAGCAAATATATAACATTATAAAAAGCGCAGCTAACGATTCCAAAGAGTTTACAATTAACAATATTAATATTGAGATTATTTCTGATTATAAGTCAGAAACAGAAAGTATATGGCTTAAAATTTTAAACGCCGCAATTAATTAAGGAGAAAGCAATGTTTGGAAATGACAGTTTTAATGATTTACACAAAATTATAAATAGTAGTGCCGAAAGGGCATATTCTTCAGTAAGCGGAATTCCTAAAATACAAAGAGAAAGTTCAACTGCTAGTGGGCTAAAATGGCAATCTAAATTTTTTTTTATAGCGGAACAAACAAGTGCGGATGAGTATGCTAATTTTATGACCAATATTATTCAAAACCCTGAGAAATACACTCTTATAAGAGAAGAAAAGAACTGGACTCCAAGTGGAGAATTAATTAGATTGGTAGAATACTTAGAAAAATCTTAAAAGGTCTTATCGTATTCATTACACCAATATTTATAGGCAATATCAAAACTCAAACAAGAAGTATCTCCAAAAAGTTTAGTTATGATAGTTTCGTACATTGCCTTATAGTCGTCAAATGTGGCATTATTTGCTGTTACCCATGATTTGTGAGCCTTATTTATCGTATTAAATATTATATTTATTGGCCCATACAGATTCATTGTCGCATTATCTGTAAAATCCCTACACGTCCCCAGTATTGCATTCAACAAAAAGAATCTTTTTAATGCGTCATTTTGCTCTAGGTTTGCCACTTGAGAATTTGCTTCTGACAAATATCTTTTTAACACAGTTGTTATATCACTCTCTATCAATGTCTCATTGTCACTTGCTATTGATACGATTTCGCTCATTTTCCCAATTAAAGTATATCCCTCCATAGGTAATCCTTCCGGAACGGGAAATAGATAAGGCGAAAAATATTTATATAGACTAGTGTTAGGAGTAGCGGGGCCCAATCTGTTAACTATATGAAAACAAACATCTATTCTTGGGTCAAAAGAAGAAACATTAGTTTTGTATGCGTTTAAATTAAACCCTGTCTCCCCATATCTGAGACCAATACATTTTGAAGGGTCAATAGAGCCGATTACAACAGATAAGCCATCTTCGGCATTTTTCATTACCATTGATAATACTGATTCCATAACTCCTGAACTATCCGAGATATCATTTTTCAACAATTCAGTTCCAATAGAGTATACATATTCTATTATGCTATTGTCTGCTTGTTCTGAAGTTGTATAAGGAAATGGAAGAAACACCTTTTCAAACTTTTCATACACACCTGTACCAGCTTCAGCTGTAACAGCAGAAACAATTTCATTGATTGCATTAATAGCATCTTTTTTGATATCAGGACTTGATACTGCCTTAATCATCAGTCTAGCAATAGGTAGTAAATTAGGATTGTTTGGATAGGCCAAATCTATAAAAGCGGGAGCATATTTTGAACAAATATCGCCTCTTTCTTTAATAAAGTTTTCTGTATATGAGATTATCATCGCTCCAGAATACCCCATGCTATTTACACTTTTTAGCATATTTTCTATTTCTGTAGTATCATCAAACAATTCTTCCATCAAGTCAAATATGTCAGGTAGGGTTACGATTGTACTGTTGATATAGTAATTGAGCAGTTGCATTAGCAGATTGTCGCCCTTGCTGTTTGTTTGCTGTTTCAAAATTATGCCTGCACTATCTTTTGAATTTACAATATCTCTTAATGTATCTTTTATTTTATCTTCACCAAATAAAACACTGTCATCTTTAATAGTGTTTAGTGCAGCTACACACAACCATCCAGCACCTGTCATATCCGCAGTAGATGTAGACTGTCCACTAAAAGCATCAATTCCAAGATTGTTCTTTAGTGCCTCTATTGCTTCCGGATTAAATCTATCTGTTACAAGGTTTATTAAATTTTCTACCGCCATAATGTCCCTTTTTGCAAAATTATACCATAATACATTTCTCAGGGACTAATTTTATATTTCCTTTTTTGTTAACAAACATATAGTAATTATTGTTAGTGTCAATATCTTGAACTAAATAATGGTTCGAGCATTCCTTTATGATTATTTTTTTTTCATCAGTATCAAACATAAATGTTTTTATGGTTTGAGCTAAAATCCCTTCATTTGCCATACAATATTTATGACCAAACAGCGAAGCTTTTATGTAAAGAGTGTTCTTTCTTACAAACAATTTATAATTATTTCTTGTGTTTTCTGTATAGAAATCAACTTTTACTTTTTTAACTCCAGGTGTATGAATATCTATCAATTTCCATAAAGAGCTATCGTTTTTCTTGACTATAATAGTATGTTCATCTATTACATCAAAAGATGAAATCTTATAACCTTTATTCCCTTTAAAAATTTTAATTGATATTAATTTTTTATTACACATTATTGGTTTTGTAGTTTTTATAATACCGAAATTATTAACGTCACATATTTCCGAATATTTCAAGAGTAAGGAATTATTGTTTAATTTTTCAATAAGTTTAAAAATATTTAGTGGCGCTTTTATTTCTGTATTTTTTTTTAAAAAATCAAATAACCCCATTTTTAGCATCTCTTTCTAATTCTTTGACTATTAAATATTGTTCTATACTTTTAGCTGCGGCATATTTTTTAATATAGTAGTCTTTTGCAGTTTTTTTTACTTCTTCAGCTATTTTTAAAAAAAATTCTTTTGTTTGTTTATCCATTGTAATCCTTTTCAAGAATTTGCAAATGCAGCAATATTAGTAGCTACTTTACCTGTTTCTTTACCTTCAAAAAACGAATACGGTTGTTTTGCTGCTAATAATGCAATTATACTCTTTTCTGGATTGTTTTTAAAGTATTTTGCAATTTCTAAACTTTTCTCCCCAACTTTTGAAATTTCTTTTTTCACAGGGATTAAAAGTTTTAACTCTTCTATAAGTTCACTTACTTTTGCAACTTTTTGCAATTCATATCTAGTTACATCTTGCATAAAATCCGAATTTATAATTTCTTGAGTATTATATTTACAAGCAACCATTACGTCTTCTGCTGTTTCATCATCTCCAGCTATTTTCACAAGGTCACGTATAACAGCTTTAGCTACTCCTGGAGATATGTTAGCTATTTTTGTAAGCTCATTAACAATTTTGTATCTTTCATTTTCTATTTTATAAGAGGCTTCTTTTATTAATTCTTCATTGCGAATATCTTCATGCAATTTTTTTTGATAAAAAGCTACTTTTTCCAACTCTTCTGTATCATCAAATTGGTCTGCTACTAAATGAATTTCTTCAAAAGGGCTATATTCCTCATTGCCATAGGCAAACATATCTGGCGTTACAATTACATTAGCATTTTCATATGAAGCTGCTTTTTCTATTGAAGAGTCGTTTTGTTTTAGTGGTATTGGTTCATTGAATGGGACATCAACCCATTGTTCGGCTTCATCAACTATAGGCTCCATGAGTTGGAAGTTTTCATGATGTGTCCCCTCTTTTAGTTTATCAAGAAAAGATAAAATGTTGTATTCTTCGACAACCCTTTGCTTCCAATTGGGGTTCAACTGATATTCGCTAGCAAGTTTTTCCAACAGCACGGTTGGACTTTCACCCGTTTCATTAGTTTGATTTAATATTTGTTGTGCATAATTCACTACTCTTTGTCTGTTGCGGTCAATAAAAAACATAGTTTAGCCTTTATATAAAATCGAGACATTAATACAACCAATCATATTAGCTGTATTAATACCTCCAAAAGGAGGGCTTGATTAAGCTAGTTTAATTTTACAAACACCTTTAGTGTTTATAAATCCAGCTCCAAGTGAACCGTATGTCCACATTGTCATCATATCAGCTTCAGTTTTAATTACAAGAGTATGGTCTTGTAGGATGAAAAATCTTCCAAAGTAATCCTGAGGTGCAACAATATACATTTCATCATCTTTTACAAGGTCATTTTTAATAGTATCAATCACAGGAATACCGAAAAGTTTATCAATACCAAGAGTTCCTTGCTCCCAGTTTTTAGAAACGTTTGCGTCACCAATTTCAATCATACCTAGATTTACTAAATCAGCTTTTAGTGTTTGGCTCATTAGAAATTTAGGTTTAGGTGCATTTGGCCCTGTAGGAATCATTTGTAATCTTGAAAGCATTTTAATAAGAATACTGATGTTTTCTTTTGTAAGTCCACCAGATACTTCTTGATATTGTGCTCCAGGATTCTCAGCTTCAGCATCTGTAATGATTTTGTTGAACGCTTCTATGAAAGTTTCGTCTTCAACTTTTTGAGCTTCCTGAACGAACCTTTTTTCAAGTATTTGAGTGTAAGGCGTTTTTGAAGTCATTAATTCAAATTTAGATTTATTTAATCTTTGTGTTTCAATTTTTTGAAATAGAACTACCGGATTTTCTCTTTCCCAATATTTTTGCTCACCTTGGCCTCTGAATGGAACCGTGAACCCTTTTGCTTCAACATCTTTCTCTAAGATGATTGCTGGTTGTTCACTTCCACTTACCCTATCAAGGTCTGCAGCAGTTACAGTTTTTGGCTCTATCAATCTTCTTGCAAAACCAAGTTCTCTTACTCTTTCTCTAATAAAATAAGTACTGTTGTCCATTGCTTGCTTTAATAGCGATGCATCATTTGCAGCTTTAACAAGCCCTGCGTTAGTTTTTATAGTAGGTACTTCAATTTTCATCTTTCATCCTTTTAGTAATTTACTCTTACATCAAACGATGTGTCGGTCATGTTTGTTACATAGCCCCACACTACTGTGTGTGTCTCATCAAGTTTTGCTGGTTTTCCTTTAACTACAGTTACCGGGTCTCCAACGTTTACATCAGTAGGTGCAGGTTCATAAAATCTTACAACAAAATTGCTTACATAAACAGGAATTTTTCCGCTTGGTTTAACTACCCCAGTTGCGTCATAGTTTGATTCAATTGCGATACCGCATTCTATATGTTCTGTCTCAAGTGTAACCTTTTGACCATCAAGACCTATAATGTCTCCGACTTCAACTTTTACAGTCGAATCTGAAGCATATAAGTCTTCATGACCAAAGGTTCTATACCCTCTGATTATGTCAATGTTTTTCATCTGGCTTTCCTTTTTTAAAGTTTTTACAAGAATATTTTATACAAATTACAGCGTAATACAAAATACAGCGTTTTTTCGCTGGATTTTAGAGGGGTGTTTTTTAGAGGATATCGAATTTTAGGGAATTATAGGAAGAAAAAAGAGGAAGATTAAACTAAACTGGAAAGAAAAGACTCCAATTGACTTTTTGCATCTTGCCTTTGTTCTGATACAGATGAAGGCATCCCTAATTCTACTTCATTAGAATACCAATTATGCTCATCAATGGCTGACGCTTCTTTTACCATAGCTCCAACTGTAGCACTTTTGCGAGCCTCTTCCAATTCAGCTTGCAGTTTTGCGATTTCCGCATCTCTCTTTTCTATTTCAGAAGCAGCTTTCTCTAACAAGGCTGATATTTGCTCTTTTGTGTAAACTTTCATTTTCATCCTTTTATTTATTTTTGTTTAATTATAGCACAAAATATTTATCAATAGAAAGCAACTATACCTTTGTAGATTTTGAATGCGTTATAAGCAAAAACAGATGCATGAAGAAAGTCGTCAGGATGGACTCCCCTCATCCATATTCTATATCCATTTTTAGTTACGTGTTCGTGTTCGGACAGCAAATGTAATATAGGTTCTCTCATTTCTTTCGGATTAGGGAATATAAATCTTCCACCCTTATTAGCTTCATCTTTTTTTCCTGGCTTTAGTGCTTTAAAAAAATCATCTATTGCTGTAGTTTTATCCAAATATGCAGTCCAACCGTCAGCGCTTCTTTTTATAGCTCTGTCAAACTTTCCATATCTAAATGGTTGCACTATTTCAGGACCAAACGCATCCGCTAGATAAGAGTTATTTAGCGCCCCCTCACCAGCATCCGCTCCTATTTTATCAACCCCAAATAAAGCCAATGTTCTTTTTATTTCCCTGATAGTGACCATATAATCTTGTTGAGGGAATATTTTATAGTACAGTAACTGAAGTCTACCACCATCTCTATATTTATACTCACCCGCTAACTCTCCATAAATAGCTAAGACTGTTCTTGAGTTATAATCGATACCTCCTCCTGACCAGTCAATTCCTGCAACGATAGTTTTAAACGTTTTTTTAAGATAACCCTTGTTGGGATTATTAATCACATGTAACCCCGGCCTACAACATGCAAGAATATCATCTTCCGTTATAAATCTAGCGCCTTTGGAAAAAGAAATACCTAATACCTCATTATTGAATTTCGCTTCATCATATTCTTCATATTTTTGAAGAAGGTCATTCCATTTGTTTTCAAAACCATAATGAAGCTTTAAAGCCGGTTGCGGAACCCTCACTCCAACGTAAAAAGCTTTTTCCAAATCTGGAGAAGTAGGAACAATGGTATAATGTTCCATATCCAACATTCCGCCACATTTGGTGCAAATAGGCCCCTTTTTCCCTATATTTTTATATCCTATATCATTCCAAGCTCCACAGCTTCCACACTTAAAAAATATTTCATGTTGTGTTGAGCGTTGCCACATAATTTCGATTGGATTATCCACTGTTTTAGGTGTTCCAGCAAATAACTTCCGTGGTTTAAGCGAGGCCGATAAAATTTCTAATGCAACAGGTATTTCATTTGGGTCCATATCCTGAATTTCGTCTAACATTAGATTGTCAGCAGAATAACCCCTGGTTCTATCAGCGTTGTCTTTCATATATGAGATTGTAACACCACTACCATTAGCAAAGTTTTTATCAAATAAGCTATCCTTCACATCATAGCTATGCTTATTTAATAAATACTTTCTTGCGATTGGAGAACGTGCTAAAAATTCATTCAACTTAACCCTTGCAAATTCCCTTGCTTGTCTTTCAGAAGTAGTGGCATAAAACGTTCTTCTGTTTGCTTCAAGCATACTGTCAGTAACAACTGTTGCAGCAAGCATTGTGGATTTACCAACCTGTCTGGCTGTTTTTAATAATAAATTTGTTCTATCCCAATTATATATATGCTTAAAAGGTGCGTGCAATTTAAAATTAAATCTCTGTCCTTTAAGCATCAATACCGCTTGAGCATAATCAGAACGTTTAACTATTTTTTTAGAATAAGTAAGAGGGGGAGAGAAAGACATTACTGTTGCTTTTCTTTAAAGGTATAAACAGTAATATATTTTGTTTTCTTGTCCACATTCAATCTTATTGGTGGTCTTTATAAGCCTGATATCCACTTGTTCCCAACCCTACCAATGCTAATGCACCTAATGCTCCTGCACCTTTTTTCCATCTACCTAAACTTTTCTCAAGCTCTCCATAATTTGTTTTCAATTTATTGTGTTCTCCAGTTAAATTTGTTAGGTCTTGTTGAGTTTGTGTATATCGAGCATTAATGTCATTCAGATGAGAATTCAAATCCTGGACTTTTTGTTTGTAGTCATTGATTGTGCTTTTATGCTGGCCTATTTGTTGAGTTAAATCATCAATTGTTCTTTTATGCTGACCTATTTGTTGGGTCAAATCATTAATTCTTGATTTAAAATTTTGAATAGTTCCGTATTGCTCTCTTATTTGTTGCTGATATTCTGCATTACCCTTTAGAGCTTTATCGTAGAGTCTTTCCATGATATTTTTCTCATGCTCTAATGCAGCCATATTACTTTTTAATTGGGCAATATGATTTGTTGCGCCTTGGTGTCTTGCCATTAAATCATATTCTTTATAAGTATCTTTTACAGTGGCACCTCTATTTTCTGGAGTGGCCTCCACTTTAGGCTGTTGTTGTTTTTGTTGGCTTCTAATTACCTGACTTACTCTATTGGCTCTATTCTCGTCTACCATATCGCTTTTTCTTAGCAAAATACCTTTTTTTCTCTTTTTGGCTGCAATCTTAAATAACAACCCTGCTTCTTCGTAGCTTGCTTCTTTTTTTATACCTTTTATTCCATCAGCCACTCCATATGCACCTAACCCCCCAGCTGCTAAAGCGCCAAGCCCATATAGAATACCAGCTTTTTTATTTTTTTTGGCAAATTGTGCAAGCTCTTCATTGCTTCTTCTAACACTATCTGCAGCAGTGTATGATTGTATTATATCAGATAAAAGTTCTTTTTTAGTATTTGTTAAGTCTTTAATTTTGTTGTTAACCTTGTTTCGGGAAAACATCTGTTTTATTTTATTTAGAATACCTTTGTTTGACATTTCTAAATCTGAAATTCTTTGACTAAGTTCACCATGAAGCGCTTTATGATTTTGAGCTCTATCTAAAAAGGCGTCAATAGTCTTTTTATTTTCATCAATAGCTCTTCCGGTTTCTTTTACGGTTTTTATTTTATCGTAAGCTTTTTTTCCGGCATATGCACCTAGTCCTAATCCTGCTGCACCTCCAGCCAACTCTGCTCCGGCTACAGCTTTATTTCCAGTGTTATCTCCACTTGCAATCTTATACAATTCTTCAAGAGTGGTTAGTCCCATCATTAATCCTTTTTTTAATTTTTTTTATTATATAAAAAAATTTTTTATTTGTCCATTAATTGTATCAATTTTATGGTTTAAGTACGCACAAGATTGTGCGTTTTTGATAAGATAATTTAATAAATATGGAGTATCTTTAAAAAAATTAACAACTTCTGGAGAATCTACTAATTCTTCTAATTCTTTTAAGGTTTTATTTTTTAAATATTTTGTAACCTTTATATAGTGTTCAAGTTGCCTAGTTTCATACATATCCAAAATTACAGGAAACGATAAAAACATCGGAGGAAGCTCCCAGCTTTCCCAGGTTAGACAGGCTTTAATATATCTTAATACATTACCAGTAAAAGGAAAATTATCTGCTCCCCAAATACCCATAATATTCATACATGCCCACGCTATCTCTTCTGCCGTGTAAGGTTCAAGTGTTTGTGCGGTAATTTCGTAATTGTTAAAACATTCAACCATAGGGTTAAACGCCCATACGTTTGTAAAAACTTCATCTGTTTTTAAAATTGAGGTCATTGCTTTTAATCTTTCAGCGTTATACTGAGAATATGGAGATATTATGTCGTTTATAGTTTCAAGCTCCACTTTAAACGCTTCTTTCCCCATCATATTTAATAAGGTAAAATATAATATAAGGGATTCGACTTGGTCATTTGAAAAAATAAGTTCATATTCTTCTTTTGTAAATTTTTTCTTTAATATATAATCCTTCAGATTATCCACCTGATGTGCAAAATCAAAAAGTTGTTTGGTTGCTTTATACATTTTTTATTCCTTCATATTGTAAATGAGTAGAAAATATTATCCCCGTTATAATCTGTTTTAATAATGCCCGTTCCCATAATGAATCTAACCGGCACATAGGTGTTTGCTGGGAATTCAAACACTTGTTCATCCTGAACTATATTATTACCAACTATTGCTATAGATTTATCTTTTGTAACTGTAAACTTAATGTTAATAGATTCCGGCACCATAATAAAACCGCTATAATCTGTGTTGTCGTGGTCTAAATATAAAAAACCATCATTGTCAATTTTGGGCATTTCAATGTTTGTCCCAATAATGGTGTTGCATCGATTTAATAGGTCAGTATATTTTTTTTCTTGCATATAAATTTCAGGATTAAAATTTAATGCCACTTTAAGCAATCCTTTTCTTACATCTAACACTTCATAAAAATCAAATACAATAAACTCTTCATTAAAAAGTTTTACTATTGATGAAAAGCTATCTTCCCTATTTGAAGTAATGCAATTATTAAAAGGAGAAGAAACTCCTTTCTTGGGCGATATAATTGTTATATTAGACATACTATACCTCTACATACCCCATTAATAGTTCTGATATTATTTCTTGAGATTCCTTAGGTAAATCTTGAAGAATAGCTATTACAGACTCTCCTGAATATTCCCCTTGTTCACTTGCCTCTTTCCTAAGGTCTTCGCCTATAATATTCATTCCATCTTGGCTTTCAAAAAATTCCACAAGGTCGTCTTTATAGAATTCAACACCTCCGATAGTAACTTTTTCCTCGCTCGCCGTTTTTTCAATCTCACCTGTATTTTTATCTATAGTATTAAACACTATTTCAAATGGGTCTTCAACTTCAGAATATTTTACACCAGCTTCTTTATCTAAATTAAAAATTTCTAGACATATCCCTCTGTTTAATCCTGTATCATAACTAACATCGCCGGCTTGCTTGTGCAGTTCCTTGACTTTATCCATTATTTTAGAATAACCATCATTTTGAGTTATAGCGTATCTTACTCCTAAAGCCATTGCTACCTTATGTAAATTGCACGCTGCCTCTTGACCGTACACAAAAGCCCATTGCGGTATCTCTTCGTCATCATATCCCATTTCTCTTGCTACTTTTACAAGATTGGTAGCAACCTCAACTTTATCGCTTAAATCCATTCTTTGTAAATTTGTAGCTATTACTGATGCAGATTTCTCAAGCATTTCTTTATTCATTGCTGGAAATTTCATTTTACTTGGAAGTAGAAAATCTGCTTCGCTTGCCGTTTTAATAAACTCTTTTTCACCTTCAAGTAAAGTAGTTAGATTATTGAGGCCATATTCTTCAAGAGCCGCTCTTACATTCTCTTTAACATCTTGGTCAACTTCGGAAGCCTGCTTATATATATAAAGAGCGCTTATTGCAGCGTCAGCGGGAGTATGGACTGGAAACTTCTTTTCGATAGGGTCTGCAAAAATATCTTCCGGCGCTTTGTCGTAATCAACATCAACGTTAGCTTGTTTTATTAGTTCCAACGGTTTAATTGGGGCATCGTATAACACCATTTGAAGAAAACTTAAATCTTTATCGTTTGTGATATCAAACATTTTTTTCGTCCTTTTTTTTATTCAATTATAGCAAAATTGCGCCAAAATCAATAGGAATCTAACGCATAACCATTTTCAGGAACTACAGCGTACTTATTAAAGTCTTTTATTGTGTCTGCATTTATGTCTAATAAAAACGAATATTTGTCCTCTTCTATATTAAAAAACATATAATCATTCATAGTTAATATTTTAATATCTTCTTTAATTTCAATAGAATAATCTCTAGACTCATACCCTTCTATTGTTTGCTGTAATAAAGTATCATTATCTACGCCAGCAAACCTATATTCTGTAGTAGGAATCAACGGAGGGGTTGCGTTAGGCATAACATCAGTTCCAAACAAGTTTTTTGGAGGACAATAAAACCCATCGTTAGAATTGTTAAAATGTTCCATATAGGCATTCCATTGAAAATAGAAAGCATTATGTCTTCCTATCCATGAACGCCCAAGATATTTAAATAATTCACTAAAGGTTTCAAACTTTTTATCTGTTTTTGTAGCTATTATTTTTCTGTCTCCATTTTGAGGGCAAAACAATTCTATTCTGTTTGGATTTTCATTAAATCTTTTTAAAACCATATTTTTCACTGAATCAAAATCTGTTGAGCCTTTAATAAAATAATCTCCGTCTCTATCTAAAATATAATATTCAGTCTTCTTGGATTCGCTATATACACTTTTATCATAGTCCACTGTTATAGCTTCAATCATATAATCATTTTCGCCCGGCTTTCTATAGAAATATAAATCAAAACTATATTTGACTGGAGGGTCATAACAGATTTTTCCCTTCATAATATAATAATCTTCGTTTTTAGACAGCCCTTCTATGTTGGCTAAAATCCTCCAATCGTAAGTCCAACATTTTACAATCCCTGATTCTGAACCTTCTTTCTGGCACGGGCCTAATAAAAAATTAGTAAGCCCTTTAGCTGGATAACAAGCATAAATAGCTAAAGCACACGGAATGTCACTTTCCATAACTTTAGCTTTGCTGGTTTGATTAAAGTAATATGTAATCCATCTGTTTTTATAATAAAATCTTATTTTTTTGGTTTTATATTTAGATAATCTTTTGTGGAAAGATTTATTATCTACTTTCTTGTATTGAATATTATGAAAATTGTCATATTTCATCTCTTTTACAATTAATTCAAAAAAATATTCTGTAATCATAAGCTTTATGGCTGGTTGTTCAATTATGAATTGTTTATAGTTTAAATCAGGATTTTCTCCTCCCGTTACTTTATAATATGATTTATCTTTTTCATTGTCTTCAAGATTTTCAAAATAAACTTGTTCATAAAGTTTATGGTTTACGTTGGATAAATACACTGTAGCCATTTGTTCTCCTATTGCATTAAATTAAACATTGACAATTTGGCATTAAAATCTGGTAATGTTGCCGATGACGATAGGAGTTCTGCACCCATTGGTGATACTTTAACCTCATGCCCATTTATATTAAAAGAATACATATTTCTTGTATTGATTTGAAAATCAGTATATCTTCTGTGGGAATATTGAAAAAAAACGAGTGAAAACATATTGTATACATATCTTGTCATATCATCCATTAATACATCTATTGTTCCAACAGGAAAAGTATAAGCCCCTATTGATAATTCAAATTCCATTTTAGGAGTGAACTCGGCACAAGACACAAGTGGTCTTGCTGTATAAAACGGAATATTAGTTTGCATATCTCCAAAAAATAAACTGGTAAAACAACTTCTTCCACCTGTCCACACATATGTGCTTAATGCCAAAGTTGACATTACAAAAGAAGTATAATTAAAATCTATAGGCAGACCCTCAGTATATCCGGAAACAGGAGTGTCGGCTCCTCCACTCCCATATAATGGTCCATTGTGAATTCTAGCGTTATTCCACATACTTCTACCTAAAGTCCAAGTATCAAATTTTGAAAAAGAAAAATCTGAACAATTGGTTTCTATTTTCAAATCTTTGGTGTTAGCATCATATGAGTAACTAGCAAAAATAACATCTTCTTCGGTTGACGGGTTGTCAAGATAATATTGCCCATTGTTCTTATTTAAAAATATAGTATGTGTTCCGTCTATCAATTGAAGTTCGCTATTCCCTATAATAAGTACATTATTAATCACTTTGAACATTCTCTTGCCTTATTTCTATATTTATTTTCTGCTCCATTTGTGTTTTCTTAAATAACTTTCCATCAATAGGTCTTCTAGCGGGATTGTTGTCCCACACATACGAATCCGCTGGTGTCCTTAAATCGTCAAGATATCTTTTCATTTCCTCTTTATATTCAGGGTGCGATGCCATAAATTCTTCCACTGTTTGATTGTCTATTTTTTGTGCTTTTTCTATACCTCCACTTACATTTCCTATCTGAGAATTCAACGACTCGAGAGATTCCTTACTTATATTTCCTCCAAAGTCATCCGCTGTTAAAGTAAACTTGTCAATCGTGTAGTTATCATCTTCGGGTTCGTCAACTAAACCTTGAATCATATCTATAAGCTCGTTATTGAATACACCCAAATCAGAAGCGTATCTGTTTGAAACAAACATAGACGTTTTCTCAGTTAAAGAACCTCCAAACAATCCTTTCTTAACTTCATATACATTATTTCCTATCAATAATTTATCATCGCTCTCCAACGCATAATCAAACCCTGAATAATCAAGAAGTTTATAAGGAGCCTGACATAGCTGTGTTTCTTGTATTTTAGGTTTGGAAACTGTAGGATAGGAAGCTTCTAGTTTTCTAGTTTGTATATGAGGCATCACAACATCTTGTTTTTTAGGGATAGGTTTATTTTCTCCAGGAAGAGTATTATCCACATATCTGTAAACTATAGGGAAATTTATTTCCCACGTATTTTCTGTTGCGACAATATCATAAACTGAAATAGCCAATTCACTTGCTTCTCCCGCTTCAGGTATAAAAGTTTGGAGCCACACCGTTGAGTATTTATCTATATGTCCTCCAACATTTTTAATCCCTTGATTGAGTTTTATTGTAATAGGCACATTGCTTATTATTCCGCCTATGTTGTTTTTTACAACATTCACATGATAGGTAGTTAAGGCCAATATTGATTGTTTAATTGTTGTAGGGGTATTAAATGAAAACGATTCGGGGCCATAAACCAATCCACCCACATTATAATTAGCAAATCTAAAATCTATTTCAATAGGGTTAGCACTTATATCTATATATGAATCGCAGCTGAAAGTTGTCCACCAATCATATCCGCCTATATTAGATTCTTGAAAATCCATGGTAAATAACGGGTAGATATTTTCTTTTATGTCACCATTAAACGTACCTTCATATAATGGTGATTTCCATGGTAAAGTTCCTATCGGAACTATCTCTGGGTCGCCTATTGTGATTGTTTTTCCAATTATGATATCAACTGCTTTGTAATTCTCAATACCATATTTTATAAGAGAATTCGATATTCCACCAACGCCTTTTTCCGATATGATTTTTAACTGTTTACAGTTCTCAATTTTCCATAGATTATCAACATAAACCCCAGACAACATTTTGCTATTTTTTATAGAGTAAATACCCACTTTGGAATACCTGTTTACTTTATTAACTTGAGAAACAGAGCTTACATCTAAAAAGACAAATATATCATCGTAATAAAACCCGTTGTCTTTATTAATGTTAAGATATTCGTTAGTAAAACTGTTAGAATTAAGACTTATCAATCTGTAAACGCCATATGGATATATGTTGTTTTGTTGACAATAAGAAGTAGCGTTTTTTATTCTATCGGATTTCATAAAATTGACTGCTTCTGTGAGCGTTTCATCCGTCCATATGAAATCACCGGTTAGTTCTGTATATAAAATATATGCGTACTTTATATATTCTAGACTTAAAAAAACATAAATATAAGGAAGTATGTCAGATATAAATTCAATTTTATCCGCCCAACTATATTTGCCCGCAATATTTCCATTGTTGTTATACATTGTTAGTTTGCTGATACTATTCTCAACAATAATAGAATCGTCTATTAACTCTACAGAGGCATAGAACTTATTTTCTTCCAATAACCAATAATGAGGAATTGACATCCCATAAAATTTGCTATCTTCAAATAGCAGTACATCATAATCCAATTTCTCAAAAGAAAACGGATAACTGTGCCATTCGCTTAAGAAGTCTACATCAAAATTATAATATGGGTATTCGCTTCTATCGAATTTAATTGCTTTGTCAAAGGATATTGTTCTATATACGCCTTCCTTTGTAGTTACAATATCCGGATGTGCTACAAATTTAACGAATAAAATATTATTATCTGTTATATCTGTATAAATCTTTTCATTTTTAACAAACATTTCCAACAAAGGTGTCGCAAAACCTTCAATTAATTTTACAGGTTCAGGAGATATTATTTTGAAATCAAATTCCTGTATTGTAGGTCCTATATTTTTCCATCCATTGAAAAACGCAAGCGGCCATATTTCACTTTTTATAAATACAAATGAAGTTTTAGTTTTTGACACGTTCAACAAAGGAATAGGAGGACACTCTATGTCAACAATAGTGTAATTGTATCCTATGTCTTTATCGGTAGCAATTTTTGCTACTTTTATAGGACCGACAAACATCCCGCCTACATAATCTAAAGTCTGGTTTAACGAATATTCTCCGTATATACTTTCTTCTATCACGAAGTCTAAAACCAAATTGAAATGTATCGCCTTGGACATGCCTTCAACTATAAACTCACTTGTCCATTCTATTTTAAATGGCACAAATACTCCGCCTATATTTTGATATTCGCCAGGTTCAAACTCAACGGTATAATCAGGCGCCCAATTGATAGGTTCAACCTCTTTAAACACAATAACTTTATCTAGCGGGAATATGTTTAATAATTTAAACCCTTCAATTAAATTAAATTCCCAAATTTTAGGATTGAAATTAAAAAATTTATAATCGCTAATTCTGTAAATATTTATATGTTTAAACAGGTTTTTTTGAACATAAAAAGCGTCTTTTACTATTTTGTTTATTTCGCCTATTATGCCATCCCCTGTAAGTGAAGCATTAAATATGATTGTAGGTTTTTGATTGATTTGAAAAAAGACATTCATATCTTCTATATAGGAATCGATATATTGATAAACAATGTCTTGATGTATTCCAAACAACAATGGAGTATCATGAATATGCTCATACACATAAGGATTGTTTAAATGTTGAAAAAATATGGGATAACTTAAAAATCCTTTTACTGTAGGTAGTATAACTCGATAATCAATATTTATTTTCAATAAATCAAAAATAGTGGATTCAAAAGTTTCAATTTCACCTATATTTTTTATTGTTTTTTCTATTGAAAAATCTATTTTAGGACTAATAGATTCTTTGATTGTTGTTTCGTTGAAATGAATATATATTTCAGATGATAGAAAACCCCCGACATTTTCAAAATTTAGCTCTAGTTCAGTTAAAAAGTATATAAAACTCATTAAGCCACCTTAAATTCGCATAGTGAAAATATCATATTTTTTATATTTTCACGTCCTATAAACATATTAGCCTCTAAGGTTAACCCGTCAATATTAGGGCTTCCCTCAGTTGCAGATACGTGAAATGGTATTTCCAATAATATTATATCATTTAGTTTTGAGAAATCTATATGTATTGAAATACTGAAAGTTTCAGTAACATTTATAATATTTACGTGTGTTTTGTTGTTTTGTAACGAAAATGGGATACCGCCCAATGTTATCCCGTTTATTTTAGTTTCTGAAATAACAAATGTTGTTAGGAATAGTATTCCACCTATGTTTTGCTCAAAAGTCTGATAACTAGTTAAAACTGTGTTTAATATGTTTAATTCTGAACTTGTATAAAAGTGTCTATGTAAATTTGTAACCAATCTGTTTCCGTTAAACGTGTCACACACATTAAGTGATTTGGCGCTGATTAAAAAATTAATTTTATAACTTTCCATTGTAATAATTGTTTTTTTATCAGGAAGCTTAAACAAATTGATGTTTTTTTGAATATCTAATAAGTAAAAATTGAAATCCGTTTTTTGATTGTTTATTTTTACACATAAGGACAAATCGTCGGTAAATGGAAGAAAACTGTTTACAACATACTTATCTGTGCTGCTGCTAATATGCATTTTTTTCACAAACAGAGAGCTGTCTTTAGTGTCCTTAAACAAATATGTTGATTTGGCTGTAGGCAAAACAAACAAATTATAGATTAAACCGTAAACTACACCGTAATTTCTTTTGCTTTTTCCACTTCGCCTAAATCCATATATCAATGATGTTATTTTATAAGACACTAAAGTATGGTAATAAATATCGGTTTTCGTTTCTACAATATCGTTAAAGTGATAGTCTTCAAACTTCCAAGTGTAGTCTGCTTTTTTTTCGAACCCAAATATATTGTTAATTTTGCTGTTATTCATTATAAGCACATCAACAAATTTAAACGGCTGGATATAATTTTTAAACTTGATGTTTTTAAATATTAAAGGAATAGATAATGACGCTTCGTAAAACTTATACTCTTTTATATCTCTTCTTATTTTAAAATACATTACATTGCTAATAAAGCCTCCGACCGGATTTTTTATTGCTGTAAAATAAGACGGATAGCTTAAAAAGCCACCAATACAGATAGGCGTCACGGTTGTTATTTTTCCAATCGGACTATCAATACCCATTATGTTCACTAGTTTTTCAGCCCTAAAACCACAAGAGTTACTTAGAATTCCTTTTAAAGTGATTCTGCTAGTAACATTTATTTTAATCTCTCCGTAAAACATTCCCCCAGTTGTGCTGTTAGCTTCAACGCTCATACTGCCGCTGGTTTCTATCCCCCCAACATTAAAATAAATAGGCCTTGCATTCGAATAACTATTAATTAACGAAATAGAGGTGGGTTCTTCGGTTTTATTTACCTTATATATATACACACCTGTTAACCCTACTCTTACAAAAGTATTTGCAACATAATGGTGCATATATGAAAAAACCGTATAATTGCGTTTTATTTCAGAAGCATCAAATTTTATATACTTCTGTGAAGAAGCAGTGTACTTGCCTGTAAAATAAAAATTTGTATAGTTTAATTTCAGATATGAACCATTTAAGGTTATGTTGTTTGACCTTATATATTTTTGATATCTTCCCTTGAGCGTAAAATAAGGTCTAAATTCACTATTTGAAGCGTCTAAAGTAAGTACAGGTATTTGATTATAATGACTCGCATTTAATTTAACAACATTAAACTGTGTAGTTAAATATTTTGAGTCGAAGGTAATATACGAAACAGGGATTGTTTCGTATAGACTTTCAAAAACAATGTTGCCGTATGATTTCTTTTGATGTAGGCCGACAAGAAAAAAATTCATTCATTAACTCGCAGCCACATCATCAAATGTTATTTCAAGCTGATAACTTGACACCTCTTCCGCCGCAAGTGCGTTTGAAGCTCCTATAGACAGTTCCAACCAAAAACCGAAATGCTCACCTGGTCCTATATCGTGGGAAAGGGCTGTAGCCAAATAACCTCCGTTTGCTGGTATTGTATCAGCTAAGTAAGTGGATGTGAAATTGATTTTTTTTGTTGACTCCGTATCACCGTCAGCAATATCTTTTACATATCCTCTAAACATAGGCCTTCTATAGACATCTACTATTAGAATAGGGTCGCCGGCAGCTATGTTTGCAGCATCATCAGCACTAACCATACAATAAGTATCTCCTGTGTTTAAAACACGGAGAATCGGTGTGTTTAAATAAGGTTTAGCATTACTCCAGTCAACATCATTTTCATATGTATCTTCATCATCTGCCGTTGTCGCCACATCATTAGCTGCTATATCTTCGGCAATATCTTCATTAAACCATAGCTCATTATTATCTGCATCAACACCGTCAATTGTTAACAATTGGTTTCCAACCTTAAATTTTCTTCCTACAAACTCATTTACATCTACTCCATCTGGAGTTGGGTCTGAATAAGTAATATGTGTTCCTGCAGAAGTTCCTGAGGTTACATCATTTGTAAAAGTGAAGCTATATGTCGGCTTAAGCGGCGCATAATATAGTTTAACTGTATCAGGGTAATCCGCATCTTTGCTTACAGCAAGATAACTGTTTTTCATAATCCTGTCACTTGTTAGGTTTTTGATATATATTTTTGCTCTTTTAATTATCCCGTTTTCTCTTTGAGTAGCAGTGGTTTCATCGAATATGTTGTTTAAGTCTCCTGAAACTATTTCTGTGTCACTAATTATTCCGCCGTTATTTTCTGCATCATAGAAATTTACTTTCTCTGATTTGAAAAATTTTACATCTTCATATGTAATCATTTGTTATCCTTTGTTCTCTATTGTTATAGGTTGTTTCAAATAAACGCTCAAACCGATTGTTGAAATTAATTCTTCTGTTGTTATAATTTTAACAAAATTTTTCCATATTGTTTCTCCAATGTTAACTAACAGCGTGTCAATTATTATTATCTCTCCACATTTCTGGATATCGCCTTTTACGTTTAACAAGTTATTGTCTGCTGTGAGCGATATTTCAAAGACTGTGCCACCCATATTTCTCAAAACGTAAACACCAAGATTGATGTTTTTTGGTTTAAAATCAGCAACCATTAAGAATGAGGCTGTATAAACGGATATGTTCATCAAAGAAAATGTGTTATATAAATTTTTATATTCTGTGTCCTCAATGTATTGAGCCGTAGGAACGCATTCATTTGTTATTGTATTAAGGCCGTCATATCCTTTTATTACACTGGAGAAATCTACAATCATTATCCTGTTGCAAGTGATAGGTTCCAAATGAGCAACTAAAGGAACAAGTACCGATGTAATAATATTGGGAATAATCTCCGGTTCAATAACGTACCATACATCCGAAACCCCTACTGGTTTTACAAACATTTCGGCATAATAAAAACTCCTGTTCCATAACAAATAAGTGGATTTTATTTCTGTTGTTCTGTCTTCTTCACTATTCAGTCCCAAAAATCTTACATTGTTCGCTCCAAATTGAACATTCATAACTTTGTAAGTTGCAAAAACCATTTTTGTATTAGGCATATATAAATCCGACATAACAATATCAGGAGGGTTTAATACTATTTCAACTGGTAGTACAAATTCCATCATTAGACGACTCCGAACGTTGGATATCCAAGCGAATTAAAAAGGTTTATTTTATTAATCTCTTCTCTTGTTAGAGCTCTATTAATTAGGGCTATATCATACACCTCTTCTTTCGCATAATAATAATCATCTAAAATATCTTTATAAGTGTCTTGCCCTATCATAAACACTTTTATTGTTGTATCGTCTGATGCGCCTATTTTAAATTCACTTCCAATATCTACAGCGGTTGCTTTTGGTCTTTTTAACCATAGATTATAAACCATAGCAAGAGTGTCAAGGCTTATAAATCCAGATTCTTTGAGTAGTTTTTTTACACACACAGCTTTAGCATCTATTGCACCTAAAGTAGATGTGTTCATTTCGAGATTTAAGCATACTTGCGTAAACGTTTGGTATGCTTTATATCCTCTTAATAAGATATCTTTTTCGTCAGGATTTAAATATGTTTCTTTAGGCCATATTTGTCTGCCGTTATAAAATATAAAACCTGCATAAGTGTCATCCTCTTCGTCAAGTATTTTAACGTTGGCGTTTACAAATGTTATAGTGGAATAAGAGTTTAGTGGCACTTTAACTTCTGTGTTAATTACTTCATCATTATGTTTTCCGTTATAACATATCTCGCCGTCTTTATTTAAAAACACTGTTAAATGATGTGTTTGGTTGTTGTATGAATCAACTCCGTAAGCAGCTTCAAATATAATTGTTCCTTTAGGAGCATATTCGTGAATTGCAAAATTCTTATGTATTGTGAATTCATCGTTCAATAAAACTCCAAAAGAGCTTAAATCGATATATCCGCTTTTATCTAAAGTGATATTATTATTAATACCAGTTATTGGGCTTCCTTTTTTTATTGTTGCATTTATTTGAGCCTCTCCTCCTGATGGAGCCAAGTTTTGTAAAGCAATACCGTGTTCAGTTTTGTTTACGTTATCCGCATTCCCGTAAAACACAACGTGGTTATCAAGTTGTAAAGTCTCATATTCAGCATCCTCTTCCTCTTTCATATCTGGTGCAAATATATTAACTGAATAACTTTGAGGTGAATAAGGCTCCCATTGTGTATGTATTGCCAGTTTAAGTATTTTATACGGCCCCATAGCAAACAACTCTGGAACTTTAGGGACTTGCTTAAAACCTTTAAACCCTCTTTGGGCACCCGTTATAAATACTTTACCAACTCCTCCACACGTCTCTATTACATCACCGTTTAATAGTTCAATTTGATTGACGCCAAAAGGGCAATATGCAAAATAAAGCCAGTCCCCTTCTTCAGGAACCTCATTCCCTTCATAATAGTTGGCAAACTCAGAAGGGTCGGACGGATAATAAGACATTGTCTCAAAATCACTTTCAATCACATTGGCAAAGTGAGCCGATTTAATCATTTTAAAATTAATATCTCCCGCTTCATCTGTAAATCTTATAAAAAACGTTGTCTTTGTTGTTATTTTTTTGGAAACAATTTTATTGTTTTCCGGCTTAAAAGAATTCGTCAAAAAAAACACATTAAAATCGGATTGTTGCGACTTTAGCTCATTAGCATTAATTACAATAGAATCTATCTTCTTTCTTAAAGAAAAATCCAAATATACTTCCATAGGAATTGAAATCATTTTTAATCCTTAGTATAGGTTATTATTTTACTGTCTCCAAGAATCGCATTTATATCTTCCTCCTGATAATTGAGTGTATCAGCAGGTAGCAAAGGAACTGTAAACTTTTCATATTCTACCAAATTATTATCCGGAGTGTTTAAAGAAAATTTCATCCCTTCTTTAAGGGACAGCGTAAATGAGTAAGTAGTCCACTGTTCTCTCAAATCCCATTCTTTATTCGTTGTAAGGCATACAGCCTTGTAATTGCCGTTATCGCTTCCTGTAAAATACAAGTAAGCGCCTTTTCTTGGTATAGCCAGATAGCTTGTCCCATTAAACAGCAAATCGCATGAACTAGAAAAACAATTACTGTTACTTGAGCACCAGTATAAATGAAAATGATTCGAAAAAACATTCGACAAATCGACATTTAATTTGAAACTTATTTCTGTGTTTCCTCCGGTTATTAACCCTTTATCGTGATTATACGAATAAACGATACCGCCTTCCGTTGAATATACATCAATTGTTCCGTCGGGGATTTCTATACCAATTGTTTTTAAGTCAAGTATTACTTGTTTATACAAGTCATATCTTGCATTGTTTTCAGTTGAAAAAATCCTAACATTTGTAACATTTGAAACCTCAGATTCATCATTTATATTGGTTAGGTCAACAACTCTACCGTCAGACTTGAAACTGTTTTTATCTGGCAATATTATTTCCGAATTTTTCCATACCTGAGCAACATTGTATATTTTTGACGAGAAATAAAAAATACCGCTTCCCATATAAGCCACTGCCGCAACATATGTTTTGTAATCACCTATATCTATTGCGCATAATAACGCTATATTTCCATCTTTGATTTCATTATTATTAAAAAAGTTTGAAACGTCTGTTTTTATTAATTCAATATACTCGTCGTCCCTTTGAATCAGTCCTCCTATCTCATAATTTCCCCCATACCACATTAGCCCATTTGCAAAACGCATTCCTTTAATATTTACATCTGGCTTAATTAAACCGTAAACATTACCTAGTTCGTCCTTTGCCTTTATTCTGACAAAACCCTTTTCTTCTGTAAAAACACATATATCAAACTCACATCCACAATTATTATAAGTCACTTTACCCCTTTTTGATTCTGTAAACGGTAGCAAAAGTCAAATCACTTGTGTATAGCCTAAAAAGGATATTTTGCATACGGTTTACATCTTTTTTAAATTTAATAGTAATCCTATACACTATATTTTCAGAAATAAAAGTTTTGATTGCTCCTGGAGCAAATATTTTGTAAAAATATTCATTTTTATTTATAGGGATTTTAAATGTTCCTGGAGGGTATGTTTCTATAGGTAAATCCTCTATGGTAACTATCCCATCTTCATTTTCATGATATTTTCTTTTATATATTTCATACTGTGGGAAAGAGCCTAATTGGGATATATTGTTCTTTACTTCGCTACAAGCTTTGTCATATTTATAAACCTCTTTTGCGTAATCGTAGTTATGTAATCCTATTGGTATTGGAACAAATGTCTCAATGTTATCAAACGGACAAGAATGTTCCCTGTTATAAAACTCATTGAAATCATGCGTGTTTAATTCGGCTTTAGTGATAGCGTGGCGTACTATCCAATAACATTTTTCAGCAATTGCAGGTGCAACGCTATTAAATATATAATCCAAGTCTATTTCCATATTCTCGACAAAAGATTCGAGAGAGGTAAAAAACACATACTCGGTCCCGGAGCCGTTATCATACACTATCTTTTTTCTGTCTTGAAAATTTATAGTCCCGTCCCCTAAACTTATTGCAGTGACTATTGTTGAGGCCGTAAGCCTCTGATTATAATCTCTATTGTATATAGTGTACATAATATTACCGTTAGCCATTCCACTTGCAGTTATAGAAGGAAGCAGCATATTATACCTGTCTACAATATCAAATATACCAAGTCCTATAATTTTTGTAGCAGTTATGTAGTCATATGAAATTGTTTTATATGTTGAAGTTTTTATAAATGAGCTTTCGCCAAACCCTTTTTCTTCTTGCCAAGCCCTCCATCTTGTAACTATTTCATGTTTCACTTGAGATAAATAATACGATGAATTCTCTATGTAATTTGAATTAGCAAACAAATCTTGATTCATATACATTGTAGGTCTGTTGTTTTTCAATATTCCATAATCGCCCAACCCAAACATACCGTTTCCGTATAAAACAGTATTAATTAGATAATGATGAAATTTTTCATCTGTTAGCTCTTCTTTGATAAAATTTATTTTATCACTAAACATTATTTCATAGAATGTTCCTTCAGGAACTTCTATTTGCCGACTAAACAAATCAGGCTTATCTCCAGACAATGGATTTTGAACTTGATAAAACATTTGTCTATTATACAACCTGTTCGTAAATAAATTTAATTCATCGTCAGGAGATAATCCGAAAAAACTATTATAATAATCTTTTATAGATATAGTTCCCAAAGTAGACTTTGTGCATTTACCAACATTAAAAAACTTAAATTCAAATTCATTAAAATCAAAATTTTTCAAAAAAAATAACTGTTGGTAAAAATATAATCCCTCAAGTCTTTTTAATACTGTTTTAAGTATAGGTTTTGTGTCGAAATAACATTGAACATCTATAGATTCAACCAAATTATAATCTCTTACTATTACATCTCCATATTGTCTAGCTACATCAAACAATATAACTGTATTCATTCCTTGTAATTCTAAAACTTGAGTAGACGTTTCATCTTCAGATACTAAATCATCTAATGTAATATAGAGTGACAATTCATTGTTAGTGGATGTTAAATTTAATAAATCGTTAGGAGTTAGCTTATGGGTTAATTCTTTGTCTGCATACACAGAAAAGAAAGGCAGAAAATTAGTAATCATATTCGGCCTTAAACAGCATATACTTCATCCCTGTATTTTATTTCATTATTTTCCACATACCATACTCTTTTAACCACACCCGTCATCCTTACTGGGTTCAATATTGCGGATACATAAATAGGTCTAGTAATATTGGAAATCTTAATTTTTTGCGGCTTATATAACGTTGTTATAGTTCCTTGTCTTAGAATAGAATTGTCACCCTCTAACTTAACATCAATTACCTCTGGGTTTAATATCCTATCTTTGTCTTTATAATTTATTAACTCAGATATATAATTAACGTCTATGAAACTGCCCCTGTTTTTATTTGGCGCAAAAGTAGGAGGACTGACGATTGCCGAAGAAGAGTTGTTGTGATAACTAACTGGAGTTTGTAAATACTGAATAGTTAAAGAATCGTCATTTTTTACATATTGTTCAACATAGTCAACCGCATTATAGACAAATTCCGAATAAAACCCATTTAGCATAGATTTGTATTTGTTTCCGTCTTTAATTAAAGTAACTTGCACAATTTCTCCAATATTTATAGGAGAGGAATTTAATTTAAAAGTCTTTATTTCTCCTACAGGAGGCGATATCTCAATATATATTCCATAATCTTCATTATTCCAGTACATTTTAAACATTTGATTTTCGAAAAGCACTACATCAGAATCATTATCTTTTAATATTTTGACTCTAAACGATATTGTCTGTTTTTTCTTATATTTTAAATTTTCTATTTTAGCACTTATCTTGGTTAAATCGCACATTTCAGAACAAACGCCTCCAATGAATGGGGGTATTTCAGAGAACTCAATCCATGCATCACCAGTTATTGAAGAACCCCCCAATTTATTTTTGAAATTAGAAAATTTTATATATATCCCATTCTCAATATCATTTGCGTAATCCGTAATTGGATTTTTGGTAACTGTCCATTTATTTAACAAATCGTAATCTGTATAATGCGCATAAAACAATTCCTCAATAGCTAAACCGCTCATTTTTTCAATATTAAATTTATTGTCAACTTTATCTCCAGCAACTATAAAACTTTTTTTAACAGTAAAAGGGTCATAAGTAGCCCTGAAAAACCGACAATAATAAAAAGCATAATAACCACAATAAGTTTTCTCTCCATTCCCTTCCACAACATACCACTGCACCCATGTTCCATCGCTCTGCTGAATGGGTTTGCTTGTTAAATATAGTGTAATGGTTCCGTCAGGGGGGACAGGAATTGGATTGTTTACATCTACTGGGTATTTACCGTCTTCATCCCATGCAAAGTACCAACCCAAATCCTCAAAAGTAAATTTCATTTTGTTTCCTATTCAACAGCGTATTCTATTACCTGAACCGCTGTATCAGGCATAGTAAAGAAATTTAATCCTCTTGACTGACCTGTAAAATCATATGCTAAATCAAATGTAATTGTAATCTTCATCGCATTTTCAATACCAGAAACCAATTGTTTTAACGAATAGTTACCGTTTGTGTTTATTCCGTAAATATATTCGTTTTTATTTAAAGTCACTGATGTAGTATTATAAGCATACACTTCTCGTGTCGCACCGGAATCTGCATTTCTGATTTTATATCTTACGTGATTGTCATATGCAAAAATAAAAGCAACCCTCACAACCGTTCCATCATTTGTAGCAGCTGTTTCAGGCGAATAATAATCCGAAATTCTTTCCGGAGCTACCACTGCAGCATTGTAAGCCCCATATGTTCCTTTGCGGTCCCAAACTATACTTTTTACACCGTCCCAGTTTCTTTGTCCTGTTTCATCTATCGGCTCTAAAAAGAAAGTAGGAGGACCTTGAACTACTTTAAGCTGTTTTCTTGTTCTTACACCTTCTACAAGGTAATCCCTCATCCCAAGATATAAAACCGCCTTTCCTGTTGTAGGGTCAATCCTGATTTGACTATCAGGGGTAATTTCGTAATGAAGATTAGGGTCATGGTAATATCTAAAACCCAGTTCGTATAAGTTAATAGTTCCACTAACTGCCATTTTTAATCCTTATTTTATAATTGTGTTTTTTCTACTAAAACGTTTTTAAGGTCAAGTATTTTGAAATAAAATTGTAAATCCTGAGTTGTTCCGGTATAGTTAGGCGGAATGTAAAAAGTAATATCAAATCTTATTGCATTCGCAGTACCGGTGCTCATAGATATAAGTCTAGGAACAATGTCATTTGCTTGAATTTCATCGTTATCATCATTAGGGTAAGTATATGCCCAGAAGTCTTTTATATACCATCCATGAGGGATTCTGTCTCCATTGCTCCAAAGCATAAATCTATCAGGATGTGGGTCATCGTCCCCATAAACATCTCTTCTTGTCATTATAATTTCTTTAGTAGGGTCGTCCGGGTCTCTTCTGGCAGCTCTAAAATATCCTGCTTCTTCGTTTGTAGATGTTGACCATCCAAATTTATATTCACCTACGTTAAAATTACACCAAAATACATCGTCGCCTTCTTCTGATAGCTTGTAATCACTGCTGCTATTATAATAGAAATTTCCTACTGGATTTTGAGGGTTGATTTCAAACAAGTCTTCTTCATCTGGAGCTGTTACTTTTACTTCTTTTACAAAATCAATAAAAGGTACATATTTAGTATTTCCTTGCCCATCATCTTCAGGTTTAACAAGCGTCCATAGAAGTGTATCGCCTTCAGCTAAAGTAATTTTTGTTCTTGTGTACTTTTGTGTTGCAGGGTCATAATCATCCCATCCACCCAGATAAAATGTCAACACCTGCTCTTGTTGGTTAACCGAGTTTAGAGAAACTTTCAAGTCTCCAGCTACCAATTCATAGTTTAAATCAGGGTCTTTAAAGAGTTTAAAGCCATAGTCTTGTAAAGCCATTAGTTTTCCTTTCTGTTAAATTAACTAGCATATTATATCATAAAAATTTCGTTATAATTAAACAAAAAAAGGTTTTAAATGGAACTGTTGAAGAAGGTAGCTTCCACAAGAAGAAAAAGACCACACGGTATTATGTACTATCATAACAGAAGAAAAGAGCTTGGACTGCCGTCAAGAAAAATGACAACAATGGAGTATTTAAAATACAAAAAGGTATTCAAAAAAGCCAGACGTAACTATAATCATGTAAGAGGGTACAACTAATATGGAACTTAACTGGGGGTTTTTTAAAGATGCATGGCTAATAGACCCGGCTCCGACAAACATTCCCATAACTTTCGAAGAGCACCCCACAGGTTTTGTTATCAATCCTCAAACTTTAACACTATATTTCGGAGCGAATCCGACATATGTATGGGGTGAAGGAAAGCTATACCATGAAACTATTTTTGCCAACTTAGGTTTTGTAATTGTACCGTTTTTTTACGATAGACCTGGTTATGAATTTATAAAAAAATTCAGCGTCACAGTCAATGAAGATGCCGACTGGCTTGGAAAACCTTCAACCATATATAAGGTTGGTAGAGTTAATCTTAAAAAAATGATTAAATCATATATTAAAAAATTTTACGGCGTTGGGGATTTAGCCGACAAAATTACATTTAAACGTGGTGACCCTTCCACAGATTTAATTAAAGCTGACGACGACGCCATTAAAGCACTTTATACACCTAAATTAACACCCATATTTTCGTCAACTGACGATTTGGTTTCAAAAACAAATGTTGTATGGTTCTCTACTATGCACAACAGAGGCGATTCTATATATGAGGCTGTTTCAAAAAGTTATTGGAATGTAGAAACACCGTTTGATAAAATTTATTTTCAACAGGGTATATACGAAAATGTTCTGGCCTTAAAAAATGCAAGACTTGATATAACTAATCAAATGTCAGCTGCGTGTGACGACTCTAGCGGATTTACGATATGTTTTAAGTTACCAGCAGGCTTTAAAGAAGGAACTCTCATTGATTATGGACACACAGATAACAGTGGTTTTAGAATCGATGTCCTTGCGGCAGGTATTGATGTATATATAAACGGCATTAAATATCACGCTGCACACAATTTAAGTTTTAAGCAAGCAAATGCTGTATGGGTTTATGTGAAATATGGAGATGGGATATATGTTCATATAAACAAAGAATTAATTTATTTAAGAGATTTGAATTTATCTGGTGTCAATAAAACAGATAATGCACCGGCGTATATATCAGGCCTATCTCTAACAAATCGATATGTGGATACAGGAAACGTCGAAGAACTTGGAATATTTAAGGGAGAGGTTGATACCGATGTAATGTTATCATATTTGTCTTTTGACCCTATAGTTCCAAACAATAAAACAATCACAACTACCAACAACGATATTCCTGTAATAGTTAACGATTTAACATTTTCAGTTCCGGCTGCGGTTATGATACCAAACACGTATGTTTCTTCTACACAAAAGTCTAAGACAATTCCTTTTGAGAAATTTTATATAGGGGATACAAATTCAAATATTGAAGAAGGAAAATATGAGAGCGAACCCAATTTAGATGGAGTTAAAATATACATACCTGAAAATTTTAACTTTTATAATGCTTTAGGACATCCTGATGCAGGACTCGATGATACGACCACTAATTGTTTTATGATTAAAAAACTTTCATCTGACTCTCATATTCCGTTAAAGATATATATGGAATTTCAGATTCCAAAATGGTGGACTAAAGATATGACTTTAAATATGCAGCTCAAACTTTTACCTGTCGATAAAATGATATGGTATCATTACAAAAAATTCAAAACTGGAGAATGGTTATGACCGAAAAGGTAATCATTATTGGAATGGGTCTAATTTTATTTGGATTATATCTGCTTATGATACAACACGAATTTTTCTCTAAAACAGTCTTAGGGTATATCGGTCTATTTTTTACAATTGTTGGCTGTATTAATATTGCTGAATTATTATACAATTTAATTGTATTTGTTATAAAATAATTTCAAGTAAAGGATTGTAATGGGCAAATTTAAACAAGAACACGTTTCATATGGAGACGAAAAATTATATAAACAGTTACAAAAAGCAGACGAAACCGCTGAAAAATACTTCAATTTAAAAAACAAAGAGAAATGGTTAAATAGAGCTAGAAAGGCAGCAAGACCTTTAGCTTACGGAACAACAGCTATAGGGGCATTGGCTACAATAGGGTATTTAGTTAATGACAATAACGAGGAATTTAAAGGAAGTGATGAGCAGTGGAATAAATTAATGGAGAAGACAAGTAGTTTCAAAGACGAGACATCATATCGTGTAGCAGCTGCAATGATGAAACTAAATAGAGGTGAACCTCTGTCTAAAGCAGATAAAGCTGCATTACAAATAGCTAAACCATTTAAATCTTATGATGAATACTTAAAAGCGTTAAACGATTATTGGAAACAAAAACGGTATGCAAGACAAGCTGATGGGACAGATTTTGTATCTTTGAATGAAAATAGGGTTAAATATAATTATCATACAATGAAAGACAATATTCCTGGTTTAAAACAAAAGGTTAAAAACCATAAACAGCACTTAAGGAACTCTGCGCTTATTGCAACACCTGGAATTGTAAGTATAGGCGCTGTAAGATATCTAACTAACAGAGAAGAAAACAACAAAAAAAAGAAAGAATAATAAAGGCGTTAACTTTATTATTCAAACAGACTCTGGCTTTCAGCGAACTGTACCCCTTCTCTTCTTTTAGCTTAAAATTTTGTGCTCAAATCTAGGTTTTGAAAATACCCTATTAGGCTCAACTTCTTCTATAATAAGTTCAGGTTTAGATATGCAACAGTCTTTTTTATCCCTCTTACCTATTATACACTCAAACATTCGCGTCACTTCTTCATAGGAAACTGGTTTAGCTGTTATTTTAATTTTCCTCATTTTAACATTTCTCCCTATCTTTATTTTTAATGTTTTTGTTGGAGTTTCTTTTCTTATATTCTTTTTCAGTCCATTCTTTTAATCCCGGATTAAAATCCAAAGGATAAAAAGCTGGAAAACCTATCAAATGTAAGGCTTTTTCTTTTGTTTGTTTTTTTTTCATTTTAACAACCTTTTTAACGCTCTTGGTGCAGCTTTTTTCACTCTTTCCATTAAGGAGAGTTTTTTGGAAATTGATGGTTTATTACTTGTTGGTATATTTTTACTCTGGTTAGGCGTTTCGTCTTTAAAATCTAACCCGTACATCTTACGTGATGTTTCATAAAGCGATTTCTTTTCATTGATAATATTTTTTATCTGGTCTGGTTCGAAAATTCTCTCTGGAACTTTGCTTGCCGGAGATGTTTTTATAACATTAATTGTTCTCTTCCCGATATCAAACTTTTCTCTGTTACGCATCACATCTCTATCTATTTTTTTTGCATCCCCTGCTCTCTTGCCAGTCATATAGGGGTCTCTACCCAAAACTCTTTTTAAGTAGTTCCTTTCATCTGTAACATCTCTTAACGCAAGCAAACCAGCTGAATTTATTCCGTATACATCTTTCAGCTTATCTCTATAAGGGATTTTTGATATTGCATCAGCCTCATTTAATAAAACCTTTGGAGATACATGTAACCCAACCGTAGAATGCAAATCAGGTCTTTTCCCCTCTAGGTATTCTTTAAAAATATGTAAAGCTCGTTTTTCAGATTCAGGGTGAAGACTGTATTTTGCAGACAATTGCATCGCTTCAGCATTGTTTATATGTTTACCTTTTAATTCTTTTTGCATTTTTTCATACACCGGCCTATGCGCTTCGTAAAAATCCATCATTTCCAATTTATTTTTAGCAAGTGGAGATTTCGAGACCGGAGCCATCATCTGAGTAATTACATTTGGAGTTTTGTTTCCATAAAGAGCTTCGTTAGCTTCATGAAAATGGAAAATAGCATTATTTAACGCTTCGTATTTATTTTTAATATCTGATGGGTGTCTCGCAATTACCACTTTTTTCTCAGGGTCTGTATATGCGCTACCAAAATTGTTAGGATGATACCCATATTTTGCAGCAATTTCATTTGCTGTTAAAACACCGGGAATTTTTTTATTATTTGTATAATAAACTGTTCGATACCCGTTTTTATCAATTATGTTGTTAGCCCCTTTGTGAATACCGTCGACATACCTATCGACAGGCCTTATTATTTCCCTTTGTTTCAATTGGTTTAATGCCTCCTGAGACAATCTGCCGGCCTGCATTTCTTTAGTTATTCTATCCGCTGACAATTTAAGTAATGCGTTCATTTTAAAGGCTCCACAACTTCTTCTACTGCATCCATATACAATGTAAGTTCTTCTTCTTTTGATGGGGCTTTTTTTATATCTCTCAATCTTTTAATCGCTTTTCTTAACAACTCTACACTTAAACCCTGGTCTTTAACGTTTTTAAATATTTCTTTTTTTTGTTCTTTTAACGATTCTATTCTCTCATCTATGAGTTGAACCTCGTATGCAGCTCTTCTTAAAATCTCTTTTGCTTCATCTGCTGGTATTACTTGTTTGGTTTTTTTTGCCATACTATATCCTTTGTCTTTTTTTATCTTAAACTACGCTGTAAAGCGTCCCTTACTCTATCCCACTCTTTATTTTTTACTTCAAACATTGTATCCAATTTCACCTCTTTAACACCATCTCTATACCACTCTTGCATAAGTCGATGCACTCTATCAGTCATACTTCCACCTTTAATGTTGAATTTGTCAAAGTTTACAGCCAAATCCAAAGGTATTCCATAAAGTTCTTCAATTACATCATACTTCTTATCAAGTTTGGTGTTAGCTAACCCTGGATGCATAAAGTCCGAATTGTATATTTTCATAAATTCTTCTTCATTATCAATATTCTCAAGTAGTTTTTTTGCAAACTCTCTTTCACCTGCTACATAAGCTGATTTTGTTCCAATATCATCTTGCCAAGGAATATGTTGAGAATATGTTTTTTTCAAATGGTCGAAAAAGTCTGCTTCTTTTATCTTTGGCTTCGTAACCACTGACTTTGTCGCATTCATAGGTTTAAACTTGTTTAATAAACCTTTTTTTAAAGCATATCCACCTATGCCTAAAGTAGCAAGTCCAGCACCAACCATAGGTCAATAGTTATGCTTTGACTGTTGGTCAGTAGAATCTGTTCTGGAGTTCTGAATATTATTTATTGGCAATGCTGTTTTTAGTAAAAGATTTAGTGCTTTCATTGGTAAACCTTATATACAACCATGTTCTTTTAGCAATCTATCAGCCCTGGCTACCAGGTCTTGATATCCGTGCTGTGCCGCTCTTATTTTTGCAGCCTTAAGAAGTTTACAACTTACTTTACCTGTATTAGGATTAACTATAGGAAATTTTCTATCCTCTGGTCTAAGAAAAGCTTTTTTACCAAATTTTTCATACAGTTTCTCTCTTGTGGAAGTTTTGTGAATTTTCTGTTTTAATGTTTTTCCAAATTTTAACGATTTTGGTGAATAAGGGTTTTGCTGACTTGCAGATTTGTTTAATTCAGGATTTTTCATATCTTCTAATTTTTTAATTAATCCTATTGTATAAGCTGCACCAGTTGCTCCAAGAACTGGCCCTGCTACACGGTGAGCAATTCTTGCCGTTTTGTAATCTTTATTTTTTAGCGCCCTTTCTTCAAGATAAGTAAGAGCCGGCCAAGCTCCAAACCCTCCAAGCATTATACCCATAGTAGCTATATCAGACGGTTTCCTCTTTTTTTCTTTTTCTGCTATTTTATATAATAAACTCACAATCATTCCTTATTTATTGTCTTCTAGTATAGTTTGAAATTAATCTATCCTATCTGGATATAATTCTTAACAGTCTTTTATTATTGATTATTTTATCCAAAATACTTGTTCTTGTCCAGTTAAATCAATTACTTTTACCAACTTTTTTCAAGAACATTTATTAACAGCCTTTGTCTTTTGAATTTCTTTTATTTTTTCTTCATCGTATTGGTTTACAATCATATCACAAAGCCCACAACTCCAACATTCAAACTTGCAGTTTTTAGTTTTTTTTAGAAAAACGTCCAATAGTTTGGGTTGTTCAATTAAATATTCAAAATTAGAACCCTCGACACCAACTCTTTCTTTTCCTGAGACATAATCTTCAACTATTCTCATAGACCCTTCAAATAGAGGCAAATCGGCTCTGCCATGCAATTTTATTATATCAACATATTCTAAAAATCTATCATACTCTGACTTTAACGGAATAAAATTGGAAGTTCTAAGTCTGTCGCTCTCATATTGAAACCATAGAGAGCATGATTTAGAAGATATTAAATTATTAAAATATCCCTCGTTTTTGCTCTCTTCACTTTTCGCATTCCATATATAATGTTCATCCATTATAGGACATCTGCCTTTACAGGTTTCATTTGCCAACAATGACACCTTTAACTCTCTTCCAAATTGTTTTTTAAAATTAGCTTTCATTTTCTTAATTTTCTTAAGGGTATCCTCGTCCCTCATCACATTTCTGTCTACATTAGTAATATCATATCCGGCTTCGCCCTGTTGCCATAAATCCTGCGCAAAGTATCTCCTTTGCAAAACAGTGTCTTTAAATTGTATTTCAGGATATTTAGCCTTATATTCACCCAATAGCATCCAGTGAGTAAACGGAACTTGTATCATATCTACACCCATAGCAATAAGCCTACTTAACAAATGCTCGAATTCTTTCATTCTCCAAGAATCCGGACTTACAAAAACATTATTAAAAGTAGGGCATACCGATATACCGTATTTCTGTTTTATTAGCAGCGCTTTTCTTACAACGTACTTATTTTTACTGTAAGCACTACCGCCCATAGCATCGCTATCGAATATATCGGTCTGATATGTGAAATATATATCATGTATCCAGTCTTTATATTTTGCCACAAATGGTTCAAATACTTCTTTGAAGTATTCATCATCGTTAGCTGCACTGGGAAAAGGGATTTCAAATATTTTTTTGGGTTTTAAATCTTTGTTTGCCATTTGTTATTACTCCTTGTTTTATTCTTCCAGATTATTATTACTTTTACCTCCGGAATTCCTTTATTGGTAGCAATTTCAGCATTTATCGTTTCAATTAGTCTATCTATTTCTAATTCTTTTGCGTGAGAAAGAAACATTTTTCTTACATTATCTACAATAACGGAATTATGTTCAAAAACGTTTAATTTATGGTTAATTTTTATCATTCTAATCCGCTTTATTTCTATTACTTTTTCGTAATTTTCTCTTATTATTGATAACTCGCTTGGAACACTATTTGCAAATTCCACGTTCACTATTATTTCACTCATCTATTACCTTTAAACTATACTATATATTGTAATGTTTGCTTTTAAAGAAGTATATCAAATTTATACGTAATTCCGTATATTTTTATTTATTTTCAATAAAAAAGCTCACCTAAAAAAAAGAAGGGAGAAGAAGGAGAAATAAAATGGAAAAACTCAATGTGTTTTATAACGGGCGGACAGGCGTACATCCAAGCGGATGCAATATATTATTACATAAAATTAAAACAATGTCAACTTGTTTTACAAAAGAAAAAACTCAATACAGTTGGGGAAAGGATAGAGGAAAGGACCCACGGGTAGGACTCGAACCTACGAAATGCGTGAAAAGGACGCATCCACTTAACCAGCTCTGGCACCGTGGGAAAGCGGGAGCCAGCGAATCCGCAACCCCCGCAGACACTACACAACCACATCATCAGGCCCGTCGAGACGGGAGTTGAACCCGCAACCTGCCGATTAAAAATCGGATGCTCTACCTTTTTGAGCTACTCGACGGATATGGTGGAGCGAGGTAGACTCGAACTACCATTCCCGTTAGGGACACGGATTTACAGTCCGCTGCCTTACCAATTCGGCGCATCGCTCCATGGCTGGGCGGGCAGGACTCGAACCTACGAATGCCAGAGTCAAAGTCTGGTGCCTTACCAACTTGGCGACCGCCCAATAAATGGCAGAGGGTGTGGGATTCGAACCCACGGAACGTTCATCACGTCCAACGGTTTTCAAGACCGTCGCCTTCAACCACTCGGCCAACCCTCTATTTCGGTAACGGCGGGAAGAATCGAACTCCCCTGTTCTTGATAAGCCCAAATTCAATAGCGCTTTTACCTAGGATATTGCACGCCTTCGAACTTACCAATACTCCATTACCAACCAGGGCCGTCATAATGGCGGTAGAGGTAGGATTCGAACCTACGGAGGCGTTACCCTCGACCGGTTAGCAACCGGCTGCCTTCAACCACTCGACCACTCTACCGTACCTCTCCAAAAGGAGAGTTATGGAAAGAAAATTATTGCTATTGACTTTCAGCAAAGAAATTATACGATATTACGCACACAATGTCAATAGAGAGAGTTTCTTTTATTGCTTCTAGTACGAAATGAAAGCAATATAAAAAATTTAATCTAAAAAAAAGAGAGAAGTTATTCGACCCCTCTCCTTTTTTATTTTTTCACAGGCAGAAAGATAAACCCACCTTGATGGATTTATTTTTCTGCCCCAACTTGACTTACATAGGTGCGCTACTCCTATGCAGTATCAAGCTGAGACGCCCTGGTTCTTTTCTTATTTTACATCGGAAGAACTTAGGGTCATAAGAATCCGATGAGCAGACTATTTCATTCAGAGGCCGTCTGTTAGGGCTCTGGAATTTTATGCATTCCTACAATCAGTTCTCTAAGGTGGAACTGATAAGTCCCCCGGCTTTATTCCCGGCGTCAACCCTGTTCCCTTTGAGCCTGCTAAGGCAGGCACCGGACCTGTTACCAGTCCTGGGCAAGCATCTAGGAAGACATCTGTTTATCCTTTGTAGGTCGGGTGTCACCGCACAAAGGCAGATACCTTCCGCAACCCGCATTTTATCGTCTCGGGTCTGACTATCCTGTGTGCGTGAGGCTCGCTTAATGGTCCACAGGCAGACCATAGCGCAGAAAAGCCTCTTACAAAATTCACTTAATGAACTTTATAAGAAGCTTTTATTGCTTACACAGGAAACCCTGTGCAAGGGACTGATTACTAGTCAGCCCAAGGCGCATTGCGGCTACCATAGAGTTGCCTCTATGGCGTGCGCCAAACCCCTCTTGGTCGCTCTTAGAGATGAGAACTTACTCCCCGCGACTCTACGAGAACCGTAGTTACTAGCTACGGCGTCTCATCTCCTCAGGTGCCCCCGCAATCCGTCTTACGACGGCGGAAACGATTGCTAGGCACCCTCTTTCATCACCTGACTCCCTCCAGGTTTCCGCTGTGTGCAGGCTTTCACAGCCCTTCCTGCACCTCTCCGCTCTGCACCTGTTAACGAGCTAGTGCGGAGCCTGCCCGACTGGTCTCTCCCAGTTGTCGTTGGATAAGGAGCCCGCTGTCGCTCTCCTTATCCCTCCGTGCTCATTACGAGACTCGGCCGCTTACCATTACTGGCGCATAGACACCTCACGTACGGATGGGGTCAGTTTAGAGACATGACCCAGGTCTTTTTGGAATTATATCAAAAGCATCTGACAATTAATGCCAGATTACTTTTACGTATTTGTTTTCTTTTGGGTCAAACATAGATACTGATTTTGTAATATGTGCCAACTCATGACCAAGTGCTAATGCCATCGGCACAGTTAACCTCCCATTAATTTTCACTTCTTTACCATATAACTTCTCTTTATTATTTCTAACCCAACTAATTGCTTGCTCTACAAGTTCTTCGTTAGTTTTCCCCTGTGGTAATTCTGTATAAAGAATGTTGTCTTCTAATCTAAACATCTCGTACTCCTTTTTAATTTTTTTGTTTCCTCTAAGAACCCACCGCGGTGGGCTCTATAAAGAAAACTGAAGTTCTCTTTCTGCTTATATATAACACCATTTTGCGATTTTTTTCGTGGTGATATATATAAGCAAAAAAGAGCAGTTTTTAGTCTTGCTCGGGACTATTAGAGATTTATATGCAACAGGTCAATCCTTTAGGACTTTCCATCCATCTGGCCAACGCCAGATATAGTAGGTCACACTGCTCACAGTCCCAGGACTTGGGTGCGTATGGAACACCCATGGTTTTCCTGAATATTTTAGATTGAATTCACAATCTTCTGGGTGGTTTCTTGTGCCGCAATTCCAGCTCACTGTACACATTCCACCCTCTGATTTACATTCAATATGCGGGTCCCAACCTCCTGTAACTAAGAGGTCAGGTTCTACGCTCTCTTGCTCGCATGGGTACTTAATGGGTTCAGACGTACCATCATTGTTGTCTTTCACCCATTCTTGGTGTATTTTTTTTGATACCCACGCAATGTCTATGGTGTCTTGTCCTGCTACAGACATGAAACCATAGAAATTATAATTTTTTCCTAAAAACTCTTGAAAATTTGGCGTATAGTTGTGGATATTCCATTTACCATTTTCCACGTCCATTTTTACTTTTTCATACCATCTTAGCGCTTCTTCAGCGCTATTGGCTCTTTTATAAAACACCATATAGTCATACAAACCACCACTCCTAGATGTTACCTCTAGGATAGCTATATATAATTTTCCGTTTGTTCTTGAATTAGTAGTTTCTAATAACATCTCGCACTCCTTTTTTTAATTTTTTTATTCCTCTAAGAACCCACCTTGATGGACTCTATAGAGGAAGCTCCGTTGGGCATCAGGGTGGAGCAACCCTGCCTGTGGCTCTACCTCCTTAGAGGGCTATTGATTTACCCCTTTCGGGCACCACAGGTCGCAATAGTCCTCATTCTACTTATATATAACACTAATTACGCTATTTTTCCACATTTCAAAGCAATATTGTAAAAAACAATACAGTAGATGACTTGAGAAGTTCCACAGAAGAAAAAGATGAGACTATCTATTTTTAATAGCTAACACTTCTATCATTATTCCAACAACCATTAGCACATTTCTTGCCATTACGGCAAAAACTATATCTTGTGTAAACCAACCAAGCACTGCGCCAGTAGCCAAACCAAACAAATTAACCCACGTCTGCGTTTGAGTAAGACTATTTTTTATTTTTTCAATTCGCATAGGCGAAAAACGGCTAAGATACAAACTTTCCATCTTAGCTGACTGAGCTCGCAGTAACGCAAAATATGGACCATCAGCTAATAGTTCAAATAATAATAGCCACCTAACATCAATTTCTGCTAATATACTAGTAACAATTACAAAAAATATATCAAACACTATTAGCATCTTTAATAATTGCACTACCATAAATTGCGTTCTTAACCATTTTTGAGAAAGACCTACAACTGCTACCCATATACCTATCACACCAAATATTACTGTATCCAAAAGATTGTAATATGTTTTAAATATAGGACCAGATATTGTCCAAGCAAATACCATAATAAGTCCGGCATAGAATCTAAGCTTAAATGTGCGTTTTGTGATATTTTCCATAATATCCCTTTTAAAAAAATCTGGCCTATATATAACAAAATTTATTTTGGATTTTCGTTTTTGTGATTAATGAGACAGAACTATCCCATAGTTTATTTTCTTAGTTTTTTTCTCCATTCTTTCACTTTATCATATTGCACGTTTTTATTTTCCAGTTTACCGAGAAGTTCAAGAAAATTAGCAAACTCTTCTTTGGTGCACTTCTGTCTGGAGGATTTTTTGTATGAATTATGAAACATAGAATGACAACTACTACACAAACAAATTCCATTTTCAACATCAAATCTCTCATCAGGAAAATACGATGCACTATTCATATGGTGCACCTGCCTTTCTTTTATAGAACCACAAACCTGACAAACCTTATCCCTGCGAATTACTTTAATTCTCCATACCCTATATTCTCTTGTATTTCTCCAATTAGCCACTCTGTCTTCCTTTAAAAATTTTTAAGTAGATTTTTTCCAAAATTTCATTATCTCTATAACGTTGGCAAAGAATACATCTTTATCTTTGTCTTTTATGAATCTTTGAATTTCATTTATTAACGTTTCCACAACGTCATTAAGATTATTAGCTTTATTACTTACATCAAATAACTCGGATTTCATTTCACGAAAAGAAGCGTTGTATTCTCTGATAGTTTGCTTATGTTTTTTATTTTCCTCTGAAAGTTTTTCTATTTCAGATTTTAATTGTTCATTCTCTTCAATTAAAGCTTCTATTTTACTTTTCAGCTCAGAAACATCCTCTTCTGTTTCTTGAGGTTTTTTTACAGACTTGATTGCATCGAGATAAACTTGATTGTCTTTTTTACATTTCTTTAACTCTTCCTCAAGTTCTTTTATTTTTTCTTTACACTTCTTGTCATCGCCGCATTCGTTCAAATATTTTTTTTCTACTATAGACAACCTAGCTTCTAACACTTCTTTCTCTGATTTACATTTTTCGTACAATTCCTCATAATTTATTTTAGCCATCTACTGCCTTAATGAAATATTACATATGTTATTATTAGTATTGCCCAGGTTACTAATGTAAAAAATAAAGTTAAAATAGGTAGCGGAGGACCCCATCCACCGCTTTCGCAATCTTTAAACACCATACAAAGAACTGGCATAGCCAATAAACCTAGAAATATAAGAACACCCCCGAGGGTGAAATGAATTGTAAACTCCATCACAGATGCCTTTAAACGATTAATTTTTTTGCGAGTTTAAAATTTTCTCAACTGCTTTCTTATTTTTTTCATAAGAAGCATCGCTCCAGCCGGCAAAAGGATTATACGCATTTTGCTTTTTTGCATGTTTTGCAGCGGCATGTGCAGCTCTATTTCTTTGTATTTCCATTACATATAGAGCAGTCGGGTCACTAATGCCAGATATTTGTCCTAACAATGGATGATGTATTCTATACTCTCTTCCCGCTTTAATTTTTTTATCCATAGAATCGGCATCAGCAGCATATATTACAGAATCATATTTATGTCCAGCATCAGTAATAGCAAACCCTATTTTTTCTAAGGCTTTCATTTTATATCCTTTTTAATTATATTTTTTTAACATTTTGCCAGAAGAATCTTTTAGCTTCAGCAAAACATTCGCTATCCTCATCAAGAATAACTTCAGATATTATTATACAAAAATCATCGATATTCTCCAAAGCATTATTTATGTTTGGCAATTGTTGATAATTATCCGGATACTTTACAACCGGACATCCATTATAGAGCGCCAACGCTTTATAAGCACATTCTGGATTTTTAATATAAATTTGCATAAGTTCGTCAATAATAATTCCTTTTTGATTTAAAAGTTTGTTCATCTCTTACCTCCTATTTTACCCATAACATTTTAATATATTTTCTTACATTTTCGAAATTATTACCACCCGTCATTTTAACAGTTAATTCACGCTGGTAATCGTTATATTCTTTTGTTGAATAAAAATCAGCCTTTTCTAAAGTGTTGTCAGTATACACTACTTCGTTATCTATAATCAGTTCAGAAAAACATTTATCTGTAATAATAGACTGGCCTAATACAAAATTGTTTTTAGAACTGTATATCTCTACTTTAAATTCACCACAGTTATTAGCAAAATCTACATAACTAAACTTAACTTGTTTATACTTTAATTGTGGGTAAAACAATACCTCGGAAGCGTTAAGTGCGCCAAAACTAACCCCATAGTCATCTATAATAAGATGTTCAGGAAGGACTCCGTCTTTAACCAATGCTTTTACATAATCAGTATCTAACTGCATCCCATCCATTATCAACATCCATCCACCGTTATCCATATCACAATAAACGGAAACTTTTTTATCTCCTACTCTAAACATATACATTCCGTTTCCTGTGGCTCCGGCATACACATACCCATCAGGAGGGTTTAGATATTCTTCAGCATTTTCAGGAATCCATCCATCGCTAAATTGTTTTACCCCATTAATCTCTACAATGGTTACAGGCTCAGGTTTAAAGTCGGCTGGAGTTGTGTCGTCTGGCGGTGTTATATCGACAATTCCTTCAACCTCCTTATATAACCTCATAAAACCTGCCCAAGGCATTTGTTTAAATAAAATATAGCTCATTATCTCATCCATTGTCTGAGCACGAGAATTAGATGTATACACCATAAACCACTTCTTGTAGTGGTCATAAATATATGCGGCTATACCTGTTAATTTATAGTCCGGATTTGCTTTTTTCTGTTTTATTTGGTCTGCTACAGATGCAAAATTGAAACCGTCTAAACTATATATAATATTGCTATATTTTAAATATTCTTGCCTCAAAGATAAATAATGTTTTATTTTCTTTCTATCCGGCAAATATTCCTGAATTCCCCATTCTAATAAATATCTTTTATATTGAGGAATAAACGGCTCCTGGTATCTGTCCCATATTATATCTTTGGGATTTTCTGGGAAAAGTAAATATCTTGGATTGTCTTCTATTAAAGAATAAATTTTCAGATATCTTTTTGCAGTAGGATTGGAAAATATATAATCTAAGTCGAGTTTGAACTTAAAATGTATAGCATATTCTTTTCCTGATTTTATTATAGGCATTACCGCAAGCTGATATCTATACTCAGGTTTAGGTCTATATCCTACAATATAATATCCGGGAGGTATAACAATTTTATCGTTCATAGGTAATATAAGAGCATTGGCTTCATCGGGCCATGTTTTGCCTTTTGGAAGCAGTATAACATAATACCTATAATATTCATCTAAAAAAAAATTATTATAAAACCACAGGTTTGCGGTAATGAGATTTGTTGTTTTTTTTGTAGCTGTTTCATCGTTGTACCAATCAAATACTTTGCTTGGGTTTGTTGGTATTAAATCCCCATACCAGGGAACCATATTTTGGTTTCTGCTTACCCACATTGTCTCAAATCCGCTTTTTGTTCTATTTCCATTCTCATCAACTATATCCCAAAAAAATGTTTTATTCGTAATTAAATGCGCCCTAAACGTTCCAAAATTAGGTAAATATATATCATTTCCACCAAGATATATATCAACCCATCCGTCTGGGGTCATTTGGTCAAATAAATTGTCTGAGGCTAATTTCATTGATAAATCAGGGTCTTTGTAAAAAGCAAAATTGCCTATATCAAAAATATTTTTATAACCCAATTTCTGTCTCACTTTCATGAAAGATTTTGTATTCAATATCTACACCTATATCCTTCAGATAAATCAATGCACTTAATACATCATCTATTTTTCTTGTAACATCAAATTGTTCAGTTATTTTTATCTCTTTGCCTATCAAATTTTCTATATACTCTTTCCAAAAAATATTGTATTTTATCGGAAGAAACTTTATTCCGTCTTGTTCTATAATTGTTGATTCAAAAACCACCACCCCTTTTTCACGTATCGTTACACCATAATACATAACTAACTCCTGTTTTAATATGGCATCATAATCCTTAATAGATTATCATCCAGGTCTTTTGGCCCTACCATCATATTTGGAAACCCTGGAGAGACTGAGAAATTTATTCTCCCACCCTCGTTCCACATTACATTATTTATGTTACTTGATACTCTTATCGCCCTAACTGTTCTCAATAATGTCGACATTCCGTTTGATAGCGGCTTTTTAGTTTCAATATAGGAAACTTTTTCTATAGCCCCATTTTTATATTCGCTAATATAGTAATCCCTAAAATACAAATTACTTTTTGAATCATCCATTGCAACAGCCATTTTTCTATGGTCTAGCATATGCCATCCGTCTGGAATATCCTCTTCATACATTAATATTGATTTCTTTTTTGACGGTATCAGTTTATATATTTTAATTTTGTATTTAGGTGGATGATAAGTATTTACTAAATAGTTATTTTCTTTATTTGCTAATCCGTTAACATCGACCCATCCCCATACAAATATTTCATCGTCACCTCTTATTTCCACATCACACACAACGTTTAGAGAATCCTGCGGAAGAAGTTCAAATTCTATTACTGACAAACATCCAGCTGGTCCAAGAGAATAGTATACAGCATCCTCTGAAAAGTTTTTCGTTTTAGAAACTTTTATCTTTCTTATCGGAAAAGGAAACTCTTTCTCTATAACATTCGCAGTTAAAACCTGTACAACAGTTGAATAAAACGAATCAAAATCAACTTTCGTTAAATCGGCATAGGGATTAAATGTTTGCCACTCTCCAGATTTGGAATCCTTATATCTTTTTATATAGTCCTGCTTGTAGACTTTAAAATATAACACACCCCACAGATAAGGGTCGCTGAATATTTCTCTCAATGCTTTTAAAGAAGAAACAGTGTCGCCCATTCCGTATACTATGCCAGATATAGTTTTTATTACACTCTTAGATATATCTTCTGCTTCTTTAAAAAAAGCATCATAATCTATTTTTTCATTTCCATAATAATCTCTCACAAAATCTGTATGTAAGTTATGAGCTTTATAATAAGATACTATGTAATCAACTAGTGAGCTCAGTATTTTAGGATTACAATTTTGGGAAAGAGAACTAAAGTAATCTGTAGCTTCAGTAGAGAAGTTTTTTCTATTTAACACAGCTGTTAGTTTTTTAAAATTTTCAAGGCAGGCAGTTATGTCATACTCCACATTTAATGAATCTCCATTTGATGACATGCCTTGAGAATCGGAGAGTGCTTTTAATTGTGATGTTTTTATCTTTTTGTTGTCTGTTCCACTATATGAGGCAATAGTTACATTCCCTAAGGTCTCTTCCTTACAGGCAACCGTTTTTTCTCTGGAATAAGCTCCCAACGCTTCAAAAACTCTTTTTCTGTCTTTGCAAGATAAGCAATTTAAAAAAGATGTTTTTTGAAAAAGCGTTATACGTTGTTTAAACATTTTATCGGCTAATGTATCAAATCTTATCCAAGAAGTATTGTTTATTTTCTTAATAGATTTTTGAGTAGGTAAAATCCCTCTTACTTTAAACCATGCTGTATCATTTTCAATAGGCTTGTCTAAGATAAAAACAATTAGATTTGTTAAATCAAAATACAAGTTTCCGTACAACACTGTATTCTCATCTAACACTTCAAAAACTGAATATGGAGTAAATGCACCTGAGAACTCAAACGTGTGGTAATAAATCAGTTTATATACATATGTATGGTTTGGTGAGAGAATTTTTAATACAGAACCGCCCGTAAACATTTGAAAGATATATATGGAGTTGTTATACACTTTTATTGCTATTATTACATCATCAGGGTCGTGTGCCCATTCTTTTATATCTGCTAGGGCAGAGAGAGACAAATTTGCATCGCCGTCTACATTGTAAAAATTATCTATAGCTTCTTGAACACCGTTTTCAGGCGGCAAGACCTGTTTGGTTATTTTTTTCCAAATCAAGTGCTTACCTTATATTTGTTAGCTAGTAGACCTACTTTATTAGCATATTCATTCAATTCACTTAAAGGCCTATTAAAAAAGTATCTGTCTACAAGCTTACCGTTAATCAACTTCTCAAAAGCATTGTTGCCATGCCCATATATAAAACCTATTTTCTTACCTTGTTTTCCAAATTCATAAGATTCTTTTAATGGCTTTTTCACAAATTTTTCATTAGATATTTGTTGTAACTTATTGTGCATACCCCATACTTTTTGCAAAGCTTTATTTTCAGGTTTTTTAATCTTAGCCGCTAAAAGCCTTTTTGTTCCGTTAACAACAGGCATTAGTGGTTCTATAGCACCTAAAGCAGCGTTGCCTGCTATTTCACCAATTACCCCTTCTTTAGAATTATTTTTTAAAGCTCTTGATAATGTTTTTTTATCTATATGTCTTAGCTCTTCAGCAGCCCCTTTTGCAAATCTTCCTATTCCATTATTAAGATGAACCTGTTTTAATTCTCCTAACGCTTCATCCGGAAGATTTTTTATCTTTGACAACAATTCATTTATCCTTGGCCCTAACACTATCCGCAGCGCTTTATTTTGCAATATCTTTTCTACTGTTTTTCTATCTAAATTTCCAGTAGACATCCTATGAAGTAAAGCTTTGGTTTTCAATTTCATATTAGGCAACTCTTTTACAACATCTCTAGCTTCATCTACCAATATCCCTTTTTCTGGAACAAAAGCATTACCAAGGCCATCAAGAAATTTACTTTTATTAACACCTAACAATTGTCGAACAAATTCTCTTCCCCCTTTTTCATTCAGCAATTGTTTTTCTGCTGCAAGATTTTGAGCAGCGTGTCCTGCCACGGTGGTCAATAAATTTTCAAGAAAAGCGGTTTTTTTTAAAGACATCACATCCCCTATTATGTAGACGCTAAAACTTCAGCTAATGCTTTTTGTACTCGTTCTTCTTTCTCTCTTTTTTTTCTATCATAAAAATCATATCCTGTTTTGGCCGCCATTGTTCCTAAGAATCCTGCCCCGATGCCTGCTAGACCATGAATAAATTTATTTTTTAGTCCTCTGCTTTTATAAGCAGAAACCATTCCTAAAGCCGCTGCAGGAATTGTCCCTCTTTGAACCATTGTGTAATAACCATCAGTTAAATCATCTTTAATAGTTTCTTTGTCGTCTCCGTCTATATCCACAGATACTTTTATCAATTCTAAGGCTTTCATTGTGCATCCTATAAATGTTTTTGTTTATTCTACCAAAAATATGGAAAAAGGTGAAGAAAAAATTAGTTGTTGGAGTTTAAGTCTTTATAAGTTAGATAAGCGGCAGCGCCTCCAAGAGCCGTTCCAGCCAGACCACCTTTAATAGCTCCTTTCATTGGAATTGATTTTAATTCTTTTTCAATTTCAGGAACTTTTCTATGAACTTGATGTAATAATTTAAAATCAACGTGTTTATATTTATTTACCACGTCACTGTTTCTTAATTCTTCTTTAGCTTTCATGAAATCGTTTAATGCCTGTTCTATTTTTGAGTATTCATTTTTATCCTTAGGGGCTCTAATGTTTTCAATTTCTTCCATCACTTTTCTATATTCAGATTCATTGCCTGATTCTTTGTGTTTAGCAAGTTCTTTGTATAGCTTTTGTAATTCTGTTAGCTGTTTTTCTCTTGGTAAATATTTTTCTTCTGCATCATATATTTTATTTTGTAAAGTTTTATATTGTTTTAATATAGGCTCCCTTTTATTTAAGTCTTGTTTAGACATTGTGTTTTTACCTGCTTTAAATTTTTTTAGACTTTCCCTTAATGAATCCACTATTTGCGGTGTATCGTATTCAGCCTTAAAATCTTTAAAATGTTTATACCCTTCCCCATCTTTTACATACATATTCGATGTTTGTTTTATGTTTTCAAATGCAGGATACAGTTTTGCCTTTTTTATTTTTCCTGCTTTATGCCCTAAAAAACTTCCAACACCCGCACCTGTTCCAACTAGACCAGCATATATCATAGCATCGGTTTTTTTATAGTCATCATCACTGCTTTGTTTTTTTAACAACATATTAGTAGTTGATATTTCGTTTTTCTTTCTAATATTATGGTTGTTACCAAAACTATATCCCGCTACAGCTCCAAATCCAGCTCCTATAAACATATCTTTTGCTTTTTTTGTATTAAATGCGCTTGTATCCACATCTAAAGCTCTTTTGATTTTATCGTAAGACGCTTTTCTTTTATGTGTATATTTTGCACTCTCTTCTGCTGCAGCATTAACTGCATTTTCCAAGTCTGTAAACATACCTGCATTTTTTATACTCTCTATCTTAGCAATAGGATTAACAAAATCGTTATCAATTGTTCTGTCTGCAAAATCTTTTATAACCTTAGTTTTAAATCTATTCCCAAGTAAACCTAAAGCCCCTCCGGCTATTATTCCTGTTCCTACATAAGGCGAAATATTATAATGTTCTTTATTTCTAGGGTCTCCGTCTTTATGAATTTTACTTAATTTATCATAGGCTTTATCAGCCATATATGCAAGAGTTGCACCAGCGGCAGCTCCAGCTAGAGATTTACCAACTATTTTACCCTCAGCGGGTTTAATATATTCCCCTAATGATTTTTGTGCGTCAAGATGCGCTTTGTATAGTTCACCCTCTTTAAAAGATTTATTTAACTTTTTCTTTATCTGTATATTTCTGTCTATAATTTTTTGTTCAAGCTCTTTTTTTGCCTGTTTTATTTCGTGTAAGTTTTTAGGGAGTTCCTTATGTACGTTTTTTTTACCTCTGCTTTTTATATACGAAGCAGCTTCCATTACCGGTCTAATTATAAGGGACTTAAAAGGACCTTCAGGCTGAGGGTCTTTTACCATAAATTTATCAATCTGTTTTTCATATTCTCTTAGCTTTTGAGCTTCCGGAGATTTTCTTATATTATGCATAACTTCATTATAATGAGAGTTTATTGCATTCTCTATTTTTTTAACAGCAGGCATATCCTTAATTTTTGAAAAAGTTTTATCTTTTTTTAATCTATCAAATATCTCTTTTGCTTCAACAGGGTCACTATCTTTTAGTAATTCAAATTTACCCAAAAGAGCTCTTGCTTTCTCTACTTCTTTTTCGTTATCAAGTTTACCAAAAATACCGCCTGTAATTCCGCCAGCCAAAGCCCCTAAGGCCATACCTCCATTACTATGATTATCATCAGAAGCTGTTTTTCCTAAATGCTTTTGTCTTTTTTTCTTATACTGTTTATAATCAGCATATGCAGCAGGCGAAACTAGTCCCAATCCAACAGCTACTGTACCAGGAGCTCCCCAGTCAGAAATAATATCGTTATATTTTTTACCTACTTCACTTATTTTCTCAGTTTCATTAAAATCTTTAGTTCCAAGTTCTTTTGTGCCTTTATCTATAACTTTATCCAGTGTCTTATTAATAGGAACAGCTAATTCATCAGCTACTTTATCAGGGTCAATACTTTTTGTTTTCATAGCATCCCCCATTATATGTTTACCCGTTTCAGCGTAATCATGCAGAAGACCTTTATCAAAAGTCTTTAGTCTTTTCTCTAGATTCTCAAGCCCCAATTCTTGTTTAGTTTTTTTTACCTGTCTATTTCTATCTGCTGCCCAAGGATTTCTTGCATACTCTGTAACCGTATCATTTCCAATTACTTTTTTTAATTTGTTTTTCGTTAAACCTCTTTTCAGCATTTCGTGATTTATTTTACCCTCATCGTAGGCCATCCTGTTAACCATTCCAAGAGACGGAGAAAGTAAATAATCGGATGCCGCATCACTTAAATATGTTTTAGTGTTTACTTTTGTTATATCATCGTTTAGTAAACCTCTGGCAAAATGTTGAGCCGCATCCAATCCTGTATATTTTTCAGCTAAATTTGTTTTTGAAATCATAGGCTTGCCTATATTCCAGGCAGCTAATGCAGGCTCTACCATTCCCACTAATCCTGCTGCAGGCAACCTGCCTTTTTCCTCAAGCTTTTTGGCCTCCTCGACGGGTAATGTTTTCTTTTTCAAGTGCAATACATCATCTACATCTTTACCTAAAAAATCATATACTTTTCCAATTGTAGAACCTTTTTCCCTTTCTCTACCTAAATACCCAAACGCTTTATTGTAGGTATCAGTTAAAAACCCGGTCTTTCTTGGAGGCGAATATTTATCTGGATTTTTACCATTCAATGTTTTACTTAATTGATGCATAACCGTATCTTTGTATGCTTCACTTATTTTGTCCCAATCTTTTTTACTCAATGTTTTCTTAGCTCTATCTAGCCCTTCTTGTAAAATAGCATTTTGTTTTGCTGCGTTTGTTGCAAAAAACATATGAGCCAATCCCGAATGCGGAGCAACATCCAGAGCTTTTGCATAATCTCCATTGGACAAGGCATTTAAGAACAATTTATCTTCAGGTCCCAAGTTGTTTAACTTCACCCCTTTTTCTTTTAATTTCTTACCTAATTCCCTAGCTTCATTCTTCATTACATTAGCGTCTGGGTTTAACACCCCTTCTATGAAACCGTCCCCGAGATGCGAAAGAACGCTTTTAGAAACTTTTCCCTCATTTCCTTCCATTAAGTTTCTGCTAAATTTCTTATACACCCCACCTGAATGCAATTGTCCTTTTATGTATAAATTTTGTAAAACATGTGCTATTGCAGGAGAGGCGACAGATTCTGCGCTTGATTGTTTAACCAATCTTTTTTTATTGACATAGTCTTGAGCTGTTATCATTGTATCAACCGGAGAAGCGGTTATCCCGTTACCAACAATACCTGCGGATAACAGAGTCGAACCTATGGCAGCCACTTTAGCGTCTTTGTCATACTTAAACTTTTCAGCTTTTCTAATAGCTTCTTCTTTCCCTTTCTCAATAGATTCTAAAAATTCATTTCTTTTTTTTGAACTCAATACATCTTCATCTTTCATATCTTTAAATATGTCTTTTTCTTTTTTCAATTTATCTAGTGATTCTATATTTTTACCACCTTTAATTGCGCTCCCTATACTCTTAAACATAGGTCTTAGAACAGGCCTATACATTCCTCCTAACATTGCAGCTCCACCTGCTACCTCTATTATTTTTGCTGCAGTGTTTATTTTATCATTTGTTTCAGGGTCTTTTATAAGTCCCGGGTTATATGGATTTATTTTTTTTGACGCAAGCTGATAGGCACCAACTAGAGCCAATGGAACTGAACCCCACTTAAGTGTAGAGGAATGTGTCTTAAAGAAATTTGCCGGATTCATACCTATTTGAGAAGCAAATATACGAGCTTTATCAGCGCTTTCTTGCAATTTTACATTTATATTATTCAACTCTTTTCTAAGTTTCACCGCATCATAACCTTTAGCGCTTTCTAATTTTTCATATATTTTTTCTTTCTCTTTTTGTAAAGCGTTCACATCTGCTAAATGTTTTTTATACATAGATTCTTTTTTACTATAACTTTCATTTAGCTTATCGCCCAATTTATCTGCTCCTATTCCGGCTATATACATTGCAGCTGCAGTTGCAGGAACAAAAGAGCTTTTATTTTCAGCTGTATATTGTTTGAGAGTGTCCATTTCTTTGTCTGTTATATCACCATCAGAGCTTTGTTTAATTAGATTTTTTAAATATTCTTTTTGTTTTTTTTGTTGATATGCGTAGCTTAAACCTGAACCTAGTATTGAAGCAACCCCTACCCCTATGGCTGCATTTCTTTTTTTTGTAGCATCTCTTATAATATTGTCTATTTTCTGTAATTCTTGTTGTCTTGCTATTTCTGCCTCTGCTTTTAGCGCATCCAGAAACTCAGGCTTAGTTTTGCCTGGTAAAAACTTTGTGGCATAATTGTATTTACCAGCTTCTTTTAAATAATGTTTTTTTTCATCTTCATTCGAAGCCATTATAGCTTTATCTAACGCTTTCAATTTTTTATTTTCAAAATATGTTTTATCACTTGTATGTTCGATTTTTCTTCTTATAGATGGATACATTTCTGTTTTTAGATGATTCACTCCAGCTACAGCACCAGAGGCAAGCGCTAAAACTGCGAAGGGCGAAGAAACTTCGGTTGGAGAAATAGGTGGTTTATTATTCTCTTTTCTTTCTTTAGCCATAATCACAAACCTTTTTTATGTAATTATAGCTAAAAAAAGAGAGGAATCGAGGAATTATTGTTTATTTATAGAAGTTCTCTCTCTCGTTTTAATGTGTAGTCCATCTGTCTTTTTTATACCTTTAGCACCTATCTTACATCTTTTCTATTTTTTATCTTGAGGCTACATAACCAGTGGCACCAAGACCTAACCCAAGACCTCCCCATCTTACACCATTCAATACTCTTTGCATTGAAAATTCAGGTTTAGCAGGCCCTGTGTTTCTGTTTTTTCTAATAAAATCTTCGACTTCAGAAGCAGTAACCCTACCTCCTCTTACTACTCTAGGCATAGCTGCCGATTCTTTGTATAGTAAACTTAATGCTTTCATGTTACCCCTTTAATAATGATTTTCCAAGACCAAATGCATTACTCAGAAAGCTTCCACTTCCTGATATTACTTTACCAACTCTTCCCATTCCATTAAGAACGCCATGCAACGAGGTTGCATTCTGTACTTTGCCAAGCCCTGAATTAATCTTGTTTGCCATTTGCAGTTGTCCTGCATCAGTAATTTTACCACTATTTATCGCATTGGTCAATTTATTGTGTAAGAATTTACTTCCATAATGTGTACCAGCCACCATTGTTCCTAATGCTGCGCCAGATAATACTCCGTTTTTAATTGCAGAGCCTGGACCTTGTTGCTCTTCATATATATCTGCAATTTTAAGCAATTTTAACGCTTTCATTTACACTCCTTATATATCTTCCATTACTGGATGTGGATTTATATCATCTAAAGTTTTTTTTGCACCATACACTCCTATTGTTGTCCCCAAAATCCCCAAAGCACCATATCTTCTTGCTTTAACTATTGGTTTATACTCATCTTTTAGCACTGTTTTTAAAGCGGAACCATCAAACGCTTTATACTTTTTCGCTAAATCTTTTAATTTTTCACTCATTTCTCCTGTTTCTTTGTAAGAAACTATATCCTTTAATCTTTGCTTATATTCTCTGGCTTTTTTTGAATATTCCTTAGTAGAATCTCTTGTCTGTTTATATTTTTTTGCTCCGTATAGTCCCGAGGCAGCACCTCCGGAAAACATCAAAAAATCTCTTTCCAAATGCTTATTGTTATCCGTATTTGTATCATTCATAGAATCATCCATGGGTAGATATTGTTGAGAAATTTTATAAAGCATCTTTTTGGTCCTCACATATTTTTTTTGCAACCCTTATTGCTCTTTCATAGGTTTCAGTCTCTTGCACTAATTCAGTCAATGATTCTTTGTGGTGGACTATTATAACATAATACTTATTTTTAATAATTTTTTTCTTTGTGTAGACACTAAACATATTACCATTTCTTGTTGAAGAACATATGCAACGAGGAAAGATATTTAATATACTTCTAATGCATCGTATTACTTCTTTCATTTTTAAACCTTTTTCATTAATTATATTAAAAACATAACCTAAAAAAAAAGAGGGGGAGGACTAACATTTTGCCTTTTCCTCTTCCCATATCTCCTTTGTTTCTTGTGGAATACGCATTGCGTCTTTTATTACTTGGGCAGGCGTATACTCTGGATACCCTATATACTTTTTAAACGGATACAAGGCAGCTGAGTATATAATTAACCCCGCACTCAAAATACACGCTATTATTGCCACCACTACAACCTCAATTGCTATCAATATACAACACCCTTTTCTCCCTATAATCTTACCAAATTTACTCATAACACATTCCTTTTTTATATAAATATTTGCATTCACCCTTGCCTTGTTGCCATTTTTTTCAACATTTACTTCAACATTGACTTTTTTGTTTCTCTTCATAAGGGTCCTTTCCTTGTTTTGTAACAATATATTTATAATCCCAGTGAGCCTTATCTTCCCCGTAATACACTCTTTCTCCTTTGAAATCCCAATCATAATCATATCTCAGAGTATATATTATAGCAGAAAGCCTACTTATGTAATTTTGTAAACACCAGTTTCTTGTAACTGCCCCTCTTTTTTTTAATTCTTCTACCACCTTTTTCATTTGAGATTCATTTGTTGCCATTTTATCTCCTCCCTTTACTTTATTAAAGTATGCTTTACATAGAGCTTCTCATTCGTTTTTCTTACTCTCTTTGTATATTTCTTCGTCTATCGCATTAACAACTTCCTCTATTTCTATAAGATATCTATAAAGTCCGAGCGTTGAAGCTATTGTTATAAGAGATATTGTTACAACCCAATAACATACAATATCTTCATCATCTGTAAAAAAGACAGAGATGAAACTTATAAGACTTGCCCACCAAAAAATTCCATACTTACAATCCAAGTCCCATATTTTTTTAATTATTTTCGTCAACAAAATCTTCATCCGTGATGTATTCTTTGTAGCCACTGTTAACATAAATAAAGTGATACGCAGAGGTTAAATCCATTGCCATAAACTTCATTGCCCCATTTACATACACCTTATAAATCTTCACAGTTGTTGTTTTTCTTTGAGTTGGATTTTGAACTCCAAGCTCCATTTCAGAGCACACTTCTTCAATAGCATAGTCAGGATTATGTTTAAAAACTAACATTGTTCACCTTTTGCTTCTCTTATTAATTCTCTATTAAAAATAATTGCTTTCTCTATGTCTAATATCCTTTGAGTTATTTTTGAATACTCATCGGACGTTCTGTCATCATTAAAAATTTTAACCTGTTTTTCCACCAATTCTTTTTTTAATTGTTCTGCTTTTTTAAGTTTAAACTCTAAAGCGTCCAAATATTTCATGTTTACAAACTCTTTAGCTGAACACCCATAATAATAGAATGAATCTTTAATATTTTTATTTATTTCCATTCACTCCCTTTATCCACCATTTTGCATATTTTTTTGCATCTTTTCCTGTTATACCTATTTCATCCATCAACAACACTTTAACCTTCATCAAATTTTTAACGTTTGAAGCCTTTTCCTTTAAAAAAGAAATTATCTCTACAGGAATATCATTCATTGTTTCTCTTTGTGCTCATCTGCTTTAAGTACACATTTACTATATTCAGGCTCGTATGTTTTTACATTTTCGTCTTTTTGAAATTTACCATCAACTATCTTTCCGGTCCTGCTATTTATGTGTCTAGCCATTTCATATAATACACATTTTGGACAATACCCCATTTTCATTATAGCACCTACACCAAGTTCACATATGTCAGCGAACGCATCAATAATGCTTTCAGGAGTTATCTCTTTTTGCTCGAGTCCAAACTCCACCGCAGTATCTTTTACAAACTCAACAAATTTGTTTTTAAGCTTTTCTCTTTTGCTTTTTGGTACATCATAACCAAGTGCCTCAAACAATTCCTCTACAACATTTACCGATTCATTAGACCATTGATAAGGTTGCTTGTCAAGCATTCTGTCTTTTTGAAACTTCACCATCAATCTTAATGGGTCGTTATGCAGTTCTTTCAGCATTGCTTGCAAAACCAAAGCTTCTTCTCTCATCTCATCGTCTATTGTTTTATCTTTTTTCAACCCTTCAAGCTCTTCTATGAATTCCTTAATTTTTTCTTTATTTTTCTCTCTCATTTTTGCTCCTTTATTTTTTCTTTAAATATTATATAAAAAACAGCCATTATTGGTAGAATAACAGATAAATAAGCAATAATATTGGCCACGCTATCCATTGCTTTCATTGAAAAACCTTTTCTCTCTGCGTTCAGTCTCATTGCAAATATTAAAACTCTCGACGAGCCTATTGCAACCCACAACTCTTGTATACACCATACATTTAACTCTTTTATTTTCGTTTTTAGTCAAAACTCTATTTTGCATAATAAGCCTTTCTTCTGTATTAATTTTACACAAACACCCCTCTCTCAGAGATAACTATTTTCTATAGTTATCCATATGATTGCACTTAATATTGTAGGGGAAATGTAAGGCTATTGTATCTAAATATACACTTTAATTTCAAGAGTGCAAAAACCATTAAAAGCATAAAAGAATAGATTTAATGTTTTTTATTTTTTTTAAGATATTTATCAAGCGCTTTCTCACTGCAAAATTCTTTTATAACAAGAGAGGAATCTCTCTCAGTTAAGAACCTGTATACATCCTCTCTGTTTTTAAATATTTTAAAATTAATTCCACGATAATTGTAAACACACATCCCGTTGGTTAAGAATTCTATTGTTTCATCTGGTTTTACATAATCTGTATCAAACACTTCTACTTTCATTCCTTATCCTTTTTATTCGCTATTTCTCCCAATGTTTCATATGTTACGGTTGCTGCTTTTATCTTTTTGTTTCTGTTTTTCTTTTTTTCTTCAATAGTTTTTTTAATATATTCTTGAGCCGATTCAACCGCTTCTTCTAAAAAATTTATCGCTGCATCCATTCCATTTAATTTTACAAGTTCGGGATTCTCATAAACATTCCCAACCAAATAACATTCAACATCACCATGCAACGGTTGAGAATCATACACCGTATTCTCTTTAAAATCCTGAAAATTTTCGTAAACTTTAACCCTGTATGAGGCGCAACCTTCATCGTATTCAATTACGCCTCTTATCACTTCTTGCTCTTTAGAAGGCATTTTAGGTAAAACCAAATCTACAATATCAAACTCAAATAGCGGTTTACCATCCTTGGACAAAAAACCTATCTCTTGTCCAACAGTAAGAGGGTCCACCTCAAATCTTTTCTCAAGCCCTGGAAAATTATTCTCCTGCAGCCAAATTATATCTGTGTTAACAATAAACCAACCGTCTTCAGTTATTAAGAGAAATCCATAAACCCAACCTTGCTCTTTATTGTAGCCTCTATATTCTCTTATTTCACCTTTCATTTTTCACTCCTTTAAAATTTAAGTCGTCTATATGCTTTGACAACCCATTCATCATTTAAGTGCGGATACGGCTCCCAACTGTACTCATTATCAATTAGATTTGGAGTAACATTCCTCTCCCCTGCATCATCATAAAAGAAACTGTTATCTACTGCATCGTAAAACCTGACAGTTCTTGAAAACGGAATATTGTTGTCACAGATAAATACAGGCTGTCCATCCCATAATTTATTTTTTTCATTATACGGGACATCTTCCCATTTATATTTCTTTCTTGCATCGGAAAGAGTTACCTCATCGCCTATTTCATAGGATTCACCCAGGGTAAATGTTTTATTGTATTCTTTTTTTGCTTTTTCCTTATCAAATATAAATAATACCTTAAACGTATCTTCAGACAAGAATTCAACAATCATAAAATCATTTTTTTTAATTTCTCTTCCCTTTTCTTTTTTGACCCTAAAATTGCTAACATTCCATCCGTGTTTTGAAAGGTCTTCAAAAAAAGTTGTATTAGGGTCTGTAGGAACTGCAGAGAATACCATTTCAATAGGCTGCCATTTATCTTCATTGTATACCTCTATTTTCTTTTTATCGGCAATGGCCTTTCTTAATTCTGCAAACTCATCATTAATTACATATTCGGCATCCGAACTCCACAACGGGTCGCTTTGTAAATGCCATTTCGACATATAATAAGGATAATACCCATCTGGCATTTTACACCAAATCCTTGCTTCTTCAGACTGGTCTCTCCACCATTCCATTGCTCTCCAGTGTCTTTTTAATGCTTTTCTTGAAATCACTTGTCCTCCTTGCTTATAACTTTATACATTGTTTTCACTTCTTTAATAAACCTTTCCTCATCAAAAAAGATATCCCCTTCATCCAAGTCAACATCAAAGCAATGTTTTATATTCAGTGTAAGGGTAGCTACTTTTTTGTTTTCTTTATATACATTGGCTTTAGTAATTAAATTGTCAAATAATACGCTGTGACCGTAATCCTGGCATCTTAGATAGCGGTTGTTAATTCTCATTCTTACCACATACTCTTCTCCGTTGTATTCAAACTTTAATTCAACACTTAATTTGTCTATAGGAAACCAGACATATTTTTCAGGCGTTCCTACCTGAATGCAATGTGGCATATTTCACCTCCTCGTTTATAATTAGATTTCTTTTATGTTTTTTACACATTTTTATCAACTGCTGCAAAGCAAAAGCTTTATCCCCTTCTACATTTCCGACTACAACCCTTGCAAAATATTCCGCTCCGCCTTCAGTTAAGATTTTATCCGGTATGCTTAGATTAACACCGTTTTTATTGCCGCTTATTTTAAATGGTTTCATTATCTCTCCTCTCAAATCTGTTATACCAATTCGCAAGTCTATCTAATTAATTTTCTTCTTTTTTATCAATTTTCAGAGTACCTTCATCTTTAATCCACATGCTATCTTTCTCACATTTACATGGGACTAAAGTTGGCGTCGCTGTAAAAGTGCTATTAGATATTAAATATACACGATTATGGAAACATTTATAGGACATACCATAGTCTTCTGCTGTAGAGATTCTTCCAGAAGATGTGCTTTTAAAATAAAATACAGTTTTACTTCTGACATTACATTCAAAGTTAGTAACTTTTTCATATTTAAAATATTTTTTTTCTATTTTAAATAATTCTTTGCTCCATAAATTTAAAGATAAAAATATAAGAAAAAGAATTTTAGCTTTCATTTTTACTCCTTTAGTATTGTTTAATTCTTAATTTAACCTAGATGTTAGGTTCATTTTCATTTTTTATTATCCAAAAATCTTAATAAATCTTCCAACATAGCCTTAAGCAAGAGATGGTCTCTCTTGCATTCTTCCTTAGTGCACTTATCTTTTAATACTTCTTCAATGTGTTTAATAGCTTCTTTCACATCTTGGATAGAGTATTGCATCGCCACTCCTTTAATTAATATTTACAGAGCAGTTTTTAAAACAATACATCGCACCAATTCTTGTGTCATCTTTTACTATTCTTTTTTTGATTTTGATTTGAATTTTTTTTGTAGTTTTTTCTGTTTTCATTTTATTCTCCTTTCAAATTTGTTACAACCAAAATTTTTATTATTTAAAATATCTAATGTGCACTTGAATTTCGCACCTTGGAATATCCTGCATTCTCCATCTTTATATTTAGAGCAGTTTTTACAAACTCTACTTTCTAAATCGTCATAGATTTTGTCTATAAAAGCATCCACAACACTACCCTTGTAAGGTAGTTTTAAAATTTTATCAAAACAATATTCAAACATTTCTTCAAAAACTCCGCCTTCTTTCCAAAATTCTTTTTTAGCTTCTTTTCTAGTCATTTTTCTCCCTTTGTTTTTTTAAACATTGTATATCTACTATAAATCCACCGAGCAACTCTTCCTTGTGCTTTAACAGTGTTTCACATTCCTCTTCTGTTAAATCATGCACATCTACCCCGTCAGCAGAACCTATAGCATTATAGGCCATCCCTTCTCTTCCTGTGTATTTTCTAACAAACTCTTCAACATCATCAAAAAGCCCTTCTATACCTGCCCACATTTCATTAATTTTCTCTTCTTCATCGAAGTCTTCATCATCTCTGTATATTTCAATATATTCATACTCTAGGCCTTCTTTATCAAACTTTACTTCAAATATCATTTTACACCTCCTCTATTGTTTCTTCTAAAAATTTTAAAATTTCCTTTTTTGTTGCAAAAACTTTTTTTTCTGGAACTTGTCCAACATCTTTAACCCAATAAGTTATCTGTATTCTTCCATCCCAATTTATATCAGCAACTATGTTAAGAACTTTGGTCTTACGAATTTTGTCCCTATAAATCACATAACATTCTGCATTTATATCCAATTTTGTCTCTATTTTCATTTCATTCTCCTTCCAAATCAAATTTTCCTGAATTTAGGATGTCGCAAATAGGGACTTCAAATTTAATTTCGTCCCAGAACAATGTTTGATTGCCTTTTGAATAGAAAGCCACACCGTTTAAATCATAATAACCATAACCGCTATAAGTATCGTTAAATTCGACTTCCATTAAATCAAAATCTTTTTCAGGAGTAACATTCCAGTTATCTACATCAGAGGCTTTTAATAACTCTATAACAGTACCCCACCCAAATTCAAAATCCCAAACTCTGTCTCCCGTTTTTATTCCATCAAAATAAGCCATTTTGTTTCCTTTCCCATATCTTTCGCATTATAATATATTTTACACTTATTTAAAAGGAATTCGCCCTTTTTATTCCCGCATTTTATCTAACAACATCTCAAGCATTTCTTTTTGATTGTTTTCATCTTCAAGTCCTTTATATGAAAATTGGTTAAACACATCATCATCATAATAAGAATCCTGATAGTCGCAACAGATTGGCACTTCATAATTTTTTATTGCCCTAATTATTTCATCTGAATTATCATAGTTATCTTTAGCGTAGTCAATTAGAACGTTTTTCATCTTTTGAGCGCCGAGTTTCAAACAGCTAAACATAAAATCATTAAACTCTATCGGCTCTGACGCCCACTCTCTTGTATATTCTACTATTTGATGAGGTTCAAGCTCAAAATCCTCCATTTTGTCAAACAAATGTTCCCAAGCTGAAGAATTACCGCCAAATGCTTCGCATAGAAAATCAAAATATTTATTATCCATTTTTATTCCTTAATATTGAATTTTGTTGTATTTTTGAATTGTTTTGTTTTTATAGTCTTTCACCCTATTTCAACACACATATTTTTAAGGTCTACATTCATTGCAACCTCAAATATATCTTCATCGGAAAGCTCATCGATAGGTGTTGCCTCTTTTTCGCTTTTTTCATATAACTCAACAACATATGAATCAAGCTCATCGGCAAAATAATAATCATTCCCCTCATCGACATAAAGGCTTTTATATTCTACATCCGCTGTCGAATATTCAGTTTCTACAACCAAAGCTTTACCTTTTGCTTTCAGGTCGCTATTTATTCTATGTAGCAACTCTATTCGAACTTCAATCATTTCTCTTATTAAGACATCAATATCAACCGCTTTTCCTTTTACCTCAAACCTGTCGATTAACACTTTCATCATCTTTTCAACCAAGTCTTCATACCTGTCCCAGTCTCCAAGAATCTGTAAAGCAAGGTCATAAAATCCGCCCGCACCTTTTACATCTTTATATGCTTCATCGTTGCGTTTATGACACGCCCACCTAGCCTTTTCGGCTATATAACCCATCACTGTCAGACTTTTTAATCTCATACTGTCTCCTTTGAAAGCTTATATATTTTTTCAATAACTTTTTTACCTTTGCCTCTCCAATGTGCATCTATCCACTTTGGCTTATTAACGCCTTCTTTTGCATACCATTGATTTCTCCAATGCCCCCTTACCAGCCAAGTTGATTCTCTATGAGTAACAACATCTCCGGTAGAATTTACAGAAGGGGCTTTTTTCTGAGTTACCTTTACATAGTTCATTGTATGCTTAGGAATATTATTTTTTCTGGAAGGCGTTCCTTTAACAATCTTTTTTGTCACAGTTTTCTTATATTCTTCCGATTCCCTCGCCATAGTAATATACATAAAAGCGGAAAGAATTTGATATACCTCTGTTTTTTGATAGTCATTAAGTTTAGAATCATTTAAAGATTCTTCTACAGTGTTATGTTTTACGTCAATCTGCACTTCCGTAAAGTGTTTTTTGATTACTTCTTCCAAATTAGGGTTATTGTATTCTTGCGGAAGTCCTAATATTTTTAACGTTATTCTATCATTGTCTGATAAAAACAATACATCCAGCACTTCTTCATGCTTTATTCTTAACAACCCAACCGAAAATGGAAGTTTAATCTGGGCTGGATTTAATTTTCCAATTGTCTTTTCGGAAAACTCACTTTTCCAGTCGTCTGCTGTTGCGTCAATAAACACCAACCCATTTTCAATAATTAAATATGCTATTACTATTTTTGAAAACATTGAGGCTGCGTAAATATGTAATCCGTCATCCTCTACTCCCATTACGCTTCCCGGAGGAAAATCTTTTCTTATTATAGCCTCAATTTTTTTCAATAGGTTTTTTCTTATTTGCTCAATTACCTCTTTATTGTCATAATTTTCAAAGAGTTTTTTTACTTCAGGCAATAAATGTAAATATTGCTTAAAGTATTTAAAAATCGGATGCCTCATATAACCTCCTTAATAAAATATAAACAAATCGACATCCAGATATTTCTCAAGCACCTGTTGTATTGTAGACAAGGAGCTTTCGTTCGGTTTATCGTCATCATCATAATATTCGGGATTGGCATATTTTTCCAACTGCTCACGTGTAAAGAATATGCCTGTGCCCTCTTCCGTAGACGCAAACTCATAACCTTTAAGAAAATCATATCCGTCATTGCTAAGAATAATTTTTACATATCTTCCACTTGGATTCATTTCAAAACTCATTTTAGCTCCTTTAAGATTTCTTCAATTTCATTTAATGCATTTGGAACAGTTTTCAATGTTGCGTTTTCCACTATCTCATTAACTGTATCATATATAACTTTGGGAACTGTTCTCCCTAAAATTACACCGGTATCGTTTCTTACAATACTTCTAATTTTATAGTCAAATTCTTTTTCATCAATAAATATGTCATATGCAGAAAAAGGTGTATTCGTATCCCACGTTTCACGTTCCATATTTCTGCGGATTTCACATCTTTTATTTTTTTTATCGTAGCCTATAGTAGCACTATGATATTTATATTCAAGATAATATTCATCAAATGCATCGCTGCCCAGCATATCCGTGAGTGTAACTTTTGAATAATCAAACCATGTTCTCCCGAGTTTATCTTTTAATATCTTTTTAGATATTACATAAAAGTCTTTGTTAATCACTTTACTTTTAGAATGAAGTCTTATATGGTTATCTACAGTATGATAATCATTGCCTATTGTTTGACCAATGATTGTATGTATTTTACTATGTCTTTCCCCACACTTTGGACAATATACATAATAGTCATCAGAACCAAATTCTACCTCTGCTCCACAAATACATTTTTTTGTTGCCGGTATATCAAATCTCATTGCTTTTTCCTTTAAATTTATTTTAGCTAACCATTACAGTTGAACAACAGCAGGATTGTCTTCCGTGTATTTAACTTCTTCTTTCAAAACAACTTCATACCTGTCATATTTTGGTTTTATATGTTTAATGTAGTAATCGTAAGCCTTTTCGCAGGCCTCTTCTAAAGTATCTCCCAGAAAAGAATCTTTTTTATCCCAAAATAACATAGAACGGTCTCCATTAACAAAATAAATTCTCCATTTGCCTTCGTTTACGTGGGGTTCATCTCTTTTTAGGAATTTTAATTTTGCCCAGGCTTTCCCGTCAGGGTTAACAAAACGAATAGGCACTGCAAGTTTCTTTTCCTGTTTTGTTCCTCCTGAAAAAACATCATATTTATTGTTTTTAATATACCTAACTTCAAACCCTATCCCTTCTTGTGTTAATTTCTCCATTGCATTCATTTACTCTCCTTTATTTTACAACAATTCTTTTTCCTATAACATCTCCAACAAATTTTACATTTGCACCTTTTTTACCGATAAACAACCCTTTTTTATCTTTTGGGAACAACAGTATTACATTGTCTTTTTCTTCCACTTCAAAATCATCTGTGCTTATAACGCTTTTTTCAAGCAAGAACTTATATATAGCAGCTATTTGCTCTTTTCTGCTTTCATATATTTCCGTATACTCTGAGTTGCGAATATACGGATACGATTTCCCAGCACGTGTATACATTCCGTCACAGAAATGGAACGGAGTATTCTTTGCTAAAACACCCCATTTTCTTCTAGGATGAATCACAGCGTTTTCTCTGATGTGCTCTGGAGCATGGTCTACTAACCTTGATTCGTGAAAGTAGGTAGCATAAAAAAGAGTGTAATACTCATGCTCTCTAATTTTTTTCAACCTTTCTTTCATATTGTCAGCTTCTTTTCTCCACATATCTGCTTTTTCCATAAAAAATTCATCTTTATTTCTCAACCCTTCTTCAATTTCATCTATCCACTTTACAAGCTCATTTGGATTGTATGTAGGTTTGAATCCTCTGTATGTTAGTTCTTTAATACTTTTTACTTTCATTTGTTCTCCTTGTTCTATTTTATTTTTTATTAAGTGCATTTTCTAAGTCTTCATATATTCGTTCTAACTTTTCAACCACCTCTCGATATTTTTCACTTATTTTTTCAGGGGTATAAAACCTGCCCATAGATTTATCCCTAGTCGCCCATGCATATCTTTCTTTGACTCCCTCAATTCTTTCATTAACATAGTAAAAGAATCTTTCTTTATGAGAGGCAACTATTCTTCCGTTTCTCAGGACTTCATATACGTTTATATGCGCCTTATTTATGAACTTTTCTCCTTTAATACCTAGATATTTTTCTTCTCCCTGAAGGAACGTTGTGAACTCTTTTACCACACCTATGGCGTTTTCGCACGCACTGGAACTCCCACAGAATTCCTTAAGCCCAAAAATCACATCTTTGTTTACTTTATACAATTCGCTAATAGCATATGCTAAATTGTACAATGCCCTCTCTATTGCATCTGTTTGCTCATTCGATTCCAATGTAAGAATATTTATGTAGTCTTCTATTGTAGATTTTGAAACAAACCCGTATTTAATAACTGCATCTTTATATAAAAGCAATAACTCTCTTACCTCTCTCGCTTCTCTTTCTAATTTATCTATTGGCGTTTTCCAATGGTTATTAACAGGATACAACTTTTCAAACTTTTCAAGCAGCCTGTCTAATTTCTCTGCGAAATATTTTCTTTTATATTTATCCAATATAAAATAAAACAATCTTTCAGTTCTAGGCAGTCTGCTAAACTCCCATAACTTTGTTGCCTCTACTCTTTCCTGTATTAGTTTTCTTGCTTCAAGCCCTTTCTTTATTTTCCCTTGTCTTAATTTGGCTATTGTTGTTTTATGCACATCAAATCTTTCAGCCAGTTCCTCGTCTGACATTCCACCGTCAGATAACATTAATATTTCTGCTACTTCAGCTATTGATAGTTTCATTTGCTCTCCTTTTATTTAGTATTCCTCGTATTGTACAGCTCTTAATCTAACCTCTTCTTCACTTACCTGAACCCATAAAGAGTTTTCACATCTCTCAACTTTTATATACACCCGTCCGTTATCTTCTTCGGCTTCAATGCAATTCATCTCATACCAAAGAATTGCTTTTTTAATAATTGATTCATTAAGCATAAAAACCCCTTTTAAAATTTTGCTAGAACAAAACAGTTCCATTTATATATAACTTAAATATTTTTAAATTCCTACTAAACAAAAAAAAAGAAAGAAAACCGTTTAAATAAGCACGGCTGAGAGATATATCTCTATATTATCGCTATACAGCTTTAAAACATCATCTTCAATATAATGTTTCCAACTGCTCCCTAATATATCTGCTACTTTAGCGATGTACTTACTTCTAAACTGTTTATTGCCTATAACACACAGCTCTCCGGATGTATCGATTTCATAAAGGTTAATATCTTTTCCTTTGTTTTTATCCACATTTAGCTTTTTGTGGGTGTCCATATAGCCTTCAACTAAGTTAGACGAAATCAAACATTCGTTATCAACCTTGACTGCAAACGTATTCTTACACAGCAAGATATCTTTTCTATCAAACTCTAAAGCCGCTTCGCCTACCAAAGAAAATCCTATTTCATCAGGTAGTCCGGTATCGGTATTTATTCTAATCAATATAGTTAAATCACTGGCCTCGGCATAGTCTTTAAACAGCCTTACTCCCTGAAACTCCAGACCGAAATTGCTATTGTGTTTATGCGTAAACGGCATTAATGTTTTTATAAGTTTCATTTGCTCTTCCGTAGGATTAACCGCACCGTTTAATTTTTTGTTTTTGCAGGAAATCTTTGAGCTGCTGTATTTGATAAACCAGTCCTTTGGAGAAAAGTTTTTTATTTTAGATTCTATGCTTCGCAGCTCGTCTATATTATAATTTACCTCCCCTATTGTTTCATCAACATCGTACGGCTCCATTTCGTTTCGAATATATTCTTTAACATCTCCGCCATAATCTTCTATAACTTTTATAGCATCTTTTTCGGTAAGCTCATATTCCTCAACTACAGTTTTTACTATTTCCACTTTCATTGTTGCTCCTTAATATTTTTCTTCTTCTGATTCTGACATAGCTATCGTTACAGCCTACTAACGCAGCAATTTTTCTTGATGAGCCGGAGGGATATTTTCTTATCAGCTCATCCAGCTTCTGCGTATCTATCTTTCGATTTTTTTTTACATATTTCCGTAAACCGAAATATTCCACTAACTCTCTTAATTTTCTGCCCGACAGTCTTAATTCTTTTGAAATCTGCATAGTTGTCATTCCCTCTTCAAACATTGTTATTAGTTGGCGTTTAATTCTGCCTGAATGCAGATTTCTTTTTTTAGTGTATGCTTTTTTATCAATCTTTTTCTCTCTGTATAATTTCTCTTTGAGCCTTGTAACAGTTGCTTCTGACAACCCCAGTATATCTGCTATTATTTCCGTTGAGTATATTTTTTCTTTTATAGCTTTAAGGACCAGCTCCTTTCTTAGTTTGGCGAAATTAAGTTTATGTTTTGCAAGCGTGTATTGAGCTGTCCCATCGCTTACGTTAAAATAGTCTATAAACTGCTTTTTATTGGTTATTTTTGCATAATAGCAGAACTCTATTAAATAATCCCTGCTTTCTCTTATTTTCTCAAAGGTTTCTTCTTTGGAATTGTCCATTTTTATCTCCTATCAACGGTTTATTTGTTAGACGTTATATCTTTGTATGCCTTAGCGTCAAGTATTTCGATATGTCTGCCGTCTTTAAGTCTTGCATAACAATGCTCTTTTATAATTTCAAATACATCTCCGCTGTCAGAAAACTGCTTTACTATCTCCGCCCATTTTTTGATAGCTGCTTCTTTAGTGAAATAAACTGCTTTAATTTCTACCTTTTCACAATCGCTTATCACTACGCTATGTGTGGGTATCCCGTCTTTAGCCCCGTTTATTTTAATCTTCATCTATTGTTCCTTTCTCGTTTATCTCTTTAATTCTCTTTTCAGCTTCTTCTTTTGTTTCTTTGTATTCGAATTCAATCAGCTCTACATAGTCTCCGTTTTCATCGGCAAGGTAGATTTCCACACAATAAGGCGCCGAGGAATTTGACTCGGCAAACTCTTCGTTTAAATATGCCCTGACGGTGTATTTATCATTCATCTCTTACCTTTTTAGCTTTTAGTTCTTTTAATATTGTCTCCAATGTTTCAATAGCGTAATCCAAATTAGTTTGGCTATCATCTTTGTGATAACTTGTCTCAATTACCAGATGGTGCTCATCCCTAATTGTTACATCTGCCACAGTCCACGGATTTACATTTACTCTAGCTATAAACTTATCCCAGGGGCCGAGCACTACACTATAAGTGTCTTCGTTATCTCTTATACCCACTACGGCTTTAACCTTTCCGTAATAATTAAACAACGGTTTTGCTAGAGAACTATAATACCAAGCCCTTATTAAATCAAGGTGCTCGAGCTCAATTTCTACTTTTTTAATAAATGAAGAATATTTCACCCATTTCCCTGTATTCGGATTTAAAAATTTTTCTTCTATTTCTCCGCTCTCATAAACAATTCTTTTTTCTGTGGCAATTTTTTTGTTTTTATAGAAAAGCTCTATAGTTGTTTCGTTTTTTATATTTTTTTTCATATAAACTCCTTTAACAACGTCTTTCTAAAAACGGATTTATTTTCTTAACAAAGCCTTTCCACGTAAGGTCACCGTTTATATAGTCCTCAACGGCTTCGCAGTCGTATCTAAATACAGGGAACACATTATTGTATAAATAATCATTGGCGGCCATTCTTCTTATTTTTTTCTCATCTGGCATTTTTATTTCTTTACATTCAAAGTCAATAAAGATTGAATCTACATCAGCGTCGTCACCACCATAAACACAAACGCTATATTCCATTCGAGGCTCTAGATAAATTCTGTTTTCATTTAATTTCATTTGTTTGATTTCGCTGTCAACCTTTCTTAAAAACTCCAACACGTTATACATACTGTCAAGCTTATTACCAGTTAACCCATAATCAGGCATGCCCACGTCTTTAACGCAATTAAATATATAACGATGCTCTTTTAGAATTTCATGATATTTCTCATAAGAATGCATTTTTCCACAGTATTTCTCTTTTACAGCCTCTATTTCTTTTTCAAACTCCGCTCTGATTTTTGCAGCAGTTTCCTCTATTCCAGCTCTCATCTCATCAGGAGACACCATCGTAGGATTAAAAGTGTCTTCCGTAAAAATCTCATCGTCTTTATGGGGAGTTGAAGGATACACCTCAACTATAAAATCTTTATATTTCACTAGATAGTTTGTTATTTTCATATTTACTCCTTTTATTTTTTTTAATTATCTTTACTAATAAAATATTTTTTTGCTATAATAACACTGCCGGTATCAGTAGCCGCAGCGCAGAACTTTTTAGAAAGTCTCCTCTGTTCATTTAGCGCCTCTTTTGGAAAGGAGCAAGCCCTCAGCTTATGGGGGAGGTGCAAACCTGCTTGCTCCTTTCTTTTAGATTGCTATATTGTAAACTTTATATCTTCAACAACATTTTCTTTTTGGTACACTTCATCAATATTTTCGATACAAGCCCTGATTATTTTTTCAGCTTTTTCAAGCCTGTATTCGAACAGTTCATTAGATTCCTCACGGGCTATCAATTTACTCACTTGCTCTAGCGGAAATGTAATTCCTTTTAGAACAAGATGTGCATCACCGAATTCATTCCATTTAATGTATGTTTTATATTTCTTTTCTACATACGCATCTAAAATCTCACTAATGTGCAGCACTTCTTTTTCTACATGGTCAGGTATTGTAAGAATTTTTGATTCAAATATAAATTTCTCCTGCCCGATAGTTTTAAACCAGATAGCCAAGACAGGCGTATCGCCAACAACTTGGTAAACAGGTTTTTCGTTAGTAGCTTTGTTTTGTTCCATAATATCTCCTTCTGGTTGTTTTGATTCGTTTAAAGTATTATCTTCTATCATTGTTGCGCTCCTTTTTTGATTATTTAAATACAACTCAACTTCATTATACAATTTATCATCACCGAATTTCTTCACAAGTTTCAGGATTTTCTGTTTATCCCCGTACGTCTCATAAGCCATCACTGTCGGGTCGTCTTCCTGAAAAGCCATTTTTAAATATTTTACATATCTTTTAGCCGCTTTTTCATCACCCTTTTGCAAATAATAATATACTTCATCTACCTTGCTCTCGAAATGAACATTTTCTATCACTTCACCTTTTTCGCAGACAATAATTCCAGATTCCCTCGTTTCATCAGTATAATTATCTACAACCCTGCAGCTATATTTTTCTGATACTTTTCTCAACCCTTCAACCGGAGGTCCCCACGGAGTATCTCCTACCACAACTATTTCATTTTCATCAATACGCTTTAACTCTTCCCTGGAGGTATCCCATTTAGCCCCTATCTCCTTATATATATCGTCTCCATCTTTTAATTCAAGAAGACGTGAGAATAGCCCTTTGTAATTTTTCCTATCATTAAACAGGTTTTTTATTTTTAATTTAACCCTCAATTCCCTGAATTTTTCTTCATCGTCCATTTTTTCAAACTTTATTGTATTGTGTGTCCAATCTGGCATTTTTGCTCCTTTTTAGTTTTTTACATTGCATTTGTTTCCAAATTTTACAGAGTTTATAATGTTTGCTATAAACTCTACAAGAAAGTACCTATTATAAATACCGCATTTTTGATAATCTTCCGCCTGATACACATAGACCTCTTCATCCAATAGATTTACCTTCATATCCATTTCTACTTTATAATTGTCAACACACATAATCATAGTTCCGGTAACAGTTTTATCCTGTTCACAATATTCCTCTTCCACGAAATCGTATAATTTAAAAAAGCTGTCATAATCCCTAATATCTATTTCATAACTTAAAAATTCCTCAAGTATTTCAAGGGCTCTCAATTCCCTTTCGTTTCTAATTCTGTTACCGTCAACTGCTCTTTTTATTGTTTCAACCTGTTCATCCGTATAGTTTTCAAGCACATACCCAATTGCCCCGTTTGCATTTTTTACAACAACCTCACGGTTATCTTCATTTACTTCTATAACGGGCATCGGCATACCGGAGATAAGCTCCAGCAGTCTTTCAAAACTTCTTTTCAATAAAATCACACTTGCTCCTTTTAATAGTTGTCCATCCAGATTTTTAGCGTTTTCCTAATTATAGCCCTCTTAAAACCACCTAATGTTTTATATTTATTTTTATATATAACAGTTCTGTTGCAGGTTAGCATATCTATAATTTCGGCTCTGTCGTCACTAACTGTTACTTTGCATCCGTTAACTATTTGATGTTTATGAATCAGATTTAATTGTTCCGGATGTTCTATTTTTTTATTTCTTTCGTTAAATTTATCGTTAATTAAACCTAAGAAAGCTTTCTTTACGACATCATAAGGCACTACGATTGTCCCGTTGTTACTTTTAAATGTGTTATTTCTTATCTCCGCCAGCGCCTTATTTAGTTCATTTTTATTAATCGTCTTCATCATCATCTCCATACATTTCATCAAACAATTCAGCTCTGTAATCTATCTCAGCCGCTGACACTTCAACGTTCTCAGTATCATCATATCCATTAACCTGAACAAATACTTTACCCTCGTCTTCGTATGCGCTTATACCTCTTATATTAAACCATCTCACTGCTTTTTCAATATTACTCATGGACTTCTCCTTTGTTTTTATTTACATTAGACTTCTACAATAGTTGCAGCTTCTTGTTCTCCGTATTTATTTGTCCAGCTTACAAACAACTCGTCTTCTTCTATACCTCTAATATATTCATTAACCCAATATTTACCCTCAACGTTGTCTCTTACAATCTGTTTTAGCTCTTCTTTTGCAGCTTCTAAGTTGTTTCCATAGTTAATTACATCAACTACCATACCGTTTTCTGTTTTAATCAATAATACATTTTTCATTTATTTCTCCTTTTATTTAAATTTTAATGATTTTAAGAAAAGTTTAAGAAAAGTGGTAAAAACAGTGTATCTCTATATACCCAAAAACGCACTTTTCTTAAGAGTTGCTTAAGGATTTTTGCATTATCTGCAATTTCGCTTAAGTTTCGTTTAAGATTCCTGTGTCCATTGAATAGGTTTTTGACCATAATCATCAAACGCATATTCATTGCAATGAGGAATTGTATAATGGCATATATATCTATCTGTTTCTTTGCCTTTTCTATTTTTAGGCACACAATAGAACTTAACGCTAATCAGCTTAACCATTTTTATAATAGATATAGAAGTCATTGGTATCATAAAAACTTCTCCGGTAATTGCGTCTTCCACATCTATAAGTCCAACAAAGTTTTTGTTATCATTAATATAATCTATATCAAGCGCAACCACTATTTTACCGTTATTACATTCAATCTGCCAACAATCTATTTCTTTAATAATATTCGTATTTACAGGGTTTGAGCACGGCATTTTTAATGAAGTTTTACCCATTGTATTCTCCTTTGCATTGTAGTGTTATTTTTTCAGCAGTGATTTTCATCTTTGATGAAGGCACCACTACCCTGGATAGCTCTTCCTCGCCTTTTTCTTTTACCTTTTTCGCAGCTTCTTCACAAGTATCAGCTATTACATGTAAATCATAGCTGTACTCTATCTTTTTAACCACTTTAACGTTTATTACGTAAGTTTTCATTTGGATTCCTTTACAAAATATCAAGACTGTCAAGCGCCTCGTATGCAGCTTCCAACAACCCGTCATTGCTAAGTTTAACCGTTTCATCCGTGCATATGGTTACAATGAACATCAGGTTTGCTTTAATCGCACATTCAATTTCTTCCAACGCATCCTTTTCAAGAGGCTTACCATCATATACGGCTTCCGAAACTTCAATATTTTTAATTTGAACACTCGTTTCCCAATCGTCCCTTATAAATCTTAAAGGACCTGAGAATATTACATTCATTCTAAAAGGTTTGTCTTTATAAAACTTATCATCAAATACCGGTTGATGAATAAACATATCATTCAATTCTATATGTATCATTTACTCTCCTTTACTGCTTAATTTGTATGATTCTGCGACAGCTTGGCCTTTTTTGGCAACTATTTCAACACTGCTTACATAATTGCTATATTCCGTAATATTCTGATACATCTCCATAACTCTGTCGTAAGACACTTTGTTTAATTCTACATCTTTAACAATATATACCCCGTTTCTATATACACCCAGCAGTTTTCCGTTTTTATCTTCAAACGGTCCAAATGCAATATCCATTTCCCAATCTATGATTTTTAATTCTTTTTTACGCAAAGAAGTGACGGATACGTTTATCTTTTTAGCGTATCTTTCAAGGTTTTGAGCGTCAATTTTAAATTTAAAATCAAATATTCCGTCATATATCTCTTTAGGTTCGGCATTCCTTTTAACTTCCTGCAATTCCTCTACAATAGCCAATGGATATTTTCTAATGATAGACGGGTTGCTAACTGCATTTAATTGTTTAAACGCACCTTCGTCATCAACAGCTATAAAACAGCCTGTATAGCCGCATACTTGAACCTCGTACTCATATTCATATATATCCATAATTCTTTGACCCTCTTCAATGTAATGGTCATTTTCATCTGGGATACTCGATACCTTAACCAATAAGACGTCATCAGGCATTGCGTCAGGAGAATTTTCTCTCCCGAGAGTCCTAAATTTCATCGTTTCGTTGTCCCAGCTCCATTCCGTTACTGTGCCTTCATCTGTTACCTGATAAGCTTTATATTTAAACTCAGACAAAAATCTCATCTCTTACTCCTTTTAATCTATATACAGCATCAATGATTTTCTTTTCCTCATCTTCGTATTTCTCTAAATTTAGCCAGTTTCCTAACGCTATCTCAATATCCGGCAATAAATGTTTATCAGAGAATGTAGGAGAACTGACGCAGTTTTTGGAGTGCTCGTAAGCATATATACAAACATCGTCAACAACTTTTTGATACAACGTATCGTCAACGTTGGCAAAGCCCAGATTTTGGGCATATTCAACACTGACAGTTCTGTATGTTTTTTCAAATTCTACTTTTTTAAGCTCAACCATAGTGTTAATCATTTCATCAACTAGAGGCCTTATCTCATTAACGTCTTTAGGCTCTCTATCTAAATCTACTTTAATTTCAAATCTGAACATAGGACCACGTAATGTAACAAGTTCCCATCCATATAAACTTTTTTCATTTACATTTTGCTGGGCACTTAAATAGATATATTTATCCACTATCAGATAGTGATTGATAAATTTATCATTTTGTTGTTTGAAATAGTCTTTTCCTTTAAAAATTTTCATTTTTTTATCCTTTTTCCTTAGGTGTTTTTTGGGTTAAAATTAAAAAAGTCTATCACTTATTACCCATCCTATTACAAAGCCGGCAAAGACCAGAAGCAGTTCCAAGACCAGAGAGCAATTCATTGTTTGTCCTTTTTAACATCGGTACATTTAATTTCCTCTGGAATATCATAATATTTATTGCCGTTGCAGTCCCACCATGCCCCTTCTTCAATAATGTATTGTTTAACTGCCTCTTCAGAAGTTCTATACTTAAAATCCGCTTCAAGACGTTCATATGCCCAGTCGGCAAGTTCTTTTGCAATGCTTAATACAAATTCGGCCTCTTCATCGCATTCATCATATTCTTTTCCGCATTTATCGTTGCACTCCCAGTCTTTTACATACATTGTGTTTGAATGGTGATAACGTGAACTCTCTCTTTCAATTTCAACCCATTCTAAACATTCGTCGATTTCTTTAACGCTTTTCGCTAGCCTATGGAGGACTTTATCTTTAGGGGCGTAATCTTTTATCTCTTCGACCGGGTCTTTATCCGGTTTGGACCAGGTGCCTGTAAAGCATGCTCCATCTCCCTGAGAATAAAAACCTGTGTAATTAAAATCCTCAACACTGAAACCGAGAATTTTGGCAATTGTCTCAAAATCATACTTAAACCAATCTGCATCCCACCATTGTTCTATTCTCTCACATTCATTTTCGACTATTTTTTCAGCTGCAGGAAAATTGAAATCCTCCATTGATTCAAATTTAAATAATTGCGTTGTTACAGTTGCCGTTTCCATTTCTTTCTCCTTATATAATAATGTATATACAAAATTAGTTCAGAGAGGATTATTCCTCTCCGTTATAATATAGCTCTACCACACAGTCTGGGCAAATGTTGACTCCATCATTTGCTAGTTCAGCAGCATATTCTCTCAATTTGTACCCTTCAATTTTTTCCCATGGTTTATACATTTTTTTGGTAGCCAGTTTCTCTTTTCCGCACAAAGACGTTGAATCGTTTAAACTGAAAATATGCTTATATCCATTTACCTCTTCTATTACGTAGGCATCGGATTCATCTTCTTTTGCATTTTTGTTTACGCCTTGGATTATATCTGTCAAATCTAGATAACTAATTTTAGGTTTGGTAGAAAATCCGTATCTTTTAAGATACTTAGATAATGGACCGGGCATATTTGCTTCAATCTTTTTCATTTCTTCCAAAGTAAGATAGTTTATCTGAATTACTCCGCTTATACCCGTTACAATGTTTTTGCTCATATTTTCAACCCATTGATGCCCCATTAATTTTGCAAGCCAATTAAGAACTGCATAAATTGCATTTTCATCATCTTGATATTCATCTTTAAAGAAAAACAACGCAGAATATGCAGATTCTTTTTCTGGTTTAACCAATACTGCTTTTTCAGACAATCCATACAGCAAACTGCTTAGCGTCATAAATCCGTCTTCCAGTTCGGGATTTTCTATTGCAAATCCATAGTTTGAAGGACTGAAAATTACTTTAAAATCACCGTCAACTGTTTTAATCCCATCTCCTTTAGGAACAAACAGCTTCATACTTACGGTATCCCCTGTATAAATTTCATCTCCGTTTCTGTCTACGTCAACAAATACTCCGACACTATCGGGCAATACGGGAATTACATCGCTGCTAGGAGTAACTATTACATCTTTACCCTCAAACTTAGCGTAGTATCCATATACTTTTTCTTTTTTTGATTCGCTTATTCCTCTGAATTTAAACATTTGCTCTCCTTGTTTCAAATTTTTTAATGATTTCTATTTTACACCGTTGAGGATGAAAACCCTGTTCTGTTTTTTAATTTTTCGCTCTCCTCGTTTTGAATCTCGGTTATATCCTCTTCATACATTTCCGAAGAATCAACATCTCTAATATATTCATCAACTTCAGTAACTTCACACTTATCCAACAATTCTCCTCCGCCGTTTACGAAAATATCATATCTGCCATCAATTATTTCTTCTTTTAATTTTTCTACATCAACATCTTCAGGCACTTTAACTTTAAATATAACAGTTTTATATACGGCAATCGGCACATTAACTTTTAACGTCTTCATTATCTCTCCTTATTCTTTCTTTTTTTATTGTTTCCCACCCAAAATATGAACCACCTACAAAATCAGCGTATTCTCCAAATCTTTGAACGGTTAGATATTTCTCTAACCATATTACGCTTCCATCATCCATTGTTGTGGGCAAGAAAGCAAATTTTATAACTGTTCTTGTTTGCCCGATTGTAGTTTCCTGCTTAGGTCTAGTTTTAAAAAGCAGCATTTATTCTCCTCTCTTTTTTTCCACTTTTTCTTTGGACATGCAAAAATATTTAATGAATATATTACCTTGTTTAGGTTTATACATTATTGCCAAATTACCAGAAGGCAGCTCTTCCGCAACAATAATGTTTCCTTTTTTGCTTTTGTAATATTCTATCCCGTCTTTTTCAGAGTATTTATGATATACTTCTTCCACATCATAAATTACACTATTATCTTTACCTATTACTGCCACTTTCATTTCTGGTTTTGTGAGTTTCTTTAAAATTTTAAATGTGACAGCATCTACTATTTCGACAGAAGCGCAATAATATTGTTGCGCCATTAGACCGCTAATAAAAACCAATAATCCGATTAACTTTTTCATTTCTCGTCCTTTTTTTATATTTTTTTATTTAAAAATTTTTCAGCATCTTCTAGCAAATCAACATAGTCACTACCGAAATTTTCATCTTTGCAAGCCATATCAATGATTGTTCCATTTCGTTTTACTACATTAAATATGGCATATACATCATGCTCTTCACCTTTTTCATTATCGACGATTTTGCCTGTTACTTTCCAGTCTTGAGTTATCTCACCGCTATCGTCAATGTCACTGCATACTAATTCAACATCTTCACCTGCAAATCTTATTTTCGGTCTTGTCCATAGACTAAACTCTGTACACCAAGGACCCATTGCATCTATTTTAAATACAAAATCTTCACTTTCATCGACTTTCTCTTCAACTATCTCCTGTGGAGGTTTGTTTTTGCAATATTCATACCAACCGGAATCGCTTTCCTCCACCTTTGTAAAACCATATTTACTTAGGTCTAGCCAACTAGGCGCCGCTTTTTCGGGATTGTTTAACAATGTGTCGTTTATATAGTCTTCTTCATTTTCTTTTATAGAATATATTGCTCCACCTTTTATATAATAAGACGGCGTCCATCCGTAATCATCAGCTACACATCTGAAAGCCAAGCCCTCTTCGCTTTGCACCCATTCATCGCTCCATTCTATTTCATAACCATTTTCAGTTATTTTTCCAATGACTGGGTTTTCAACCATATTCCAGTTTGCAAAAAGTATTTCTTTTTCAGGGTCTTCGTATCCAGGTTCCCCGTAATGTTCGCACCACCATTCGATTAAACCTATTTCTTTAAGGGCGTAAACTATATCGTCTACCGACCATCCTTTTACGTTTTCTTCCGTGATAACTTCACCATTATCATATTTTTCTTGAAGTTTTTCTACAAATTTTTCAAATTCTTTTTCCATAAATACTCCTTAAAAAAATTCTAAATAATCTGGCATGGATAATTGCATTTCGCACAATTCATTATCGCCTATAATGTAATGTTTATTGAGAAAGGTTATTACATCAAAAGCGTTATCGACACAATTAAGGTCAACAAAGATTGACCTTTTCTCATTGCACTTCTTTTCTTCAACGCACAAGTCTAGAAATTCTTTTTTTAAAAGCCTTGCTATATCGTCAATCGAATTTCCAGAGGCATTAAATGCACACACGGTATATCTATGCATTTATCTCCCTCCATTTTTTCTTTATTTCTGTAAATGCCACACTGCCTTGTTCTTTAACTTTTTCACGGCAGAACAATAATAGCTCTTTAAGTTTGTCGTCCAAATAATAAATATGTGAATCCATAAACGGACTCACTCCGTCAAACACATAATATGCAAGCTCTAAACTTTCGGAAAAATCCATACCGCAGCCCGTAAGAGATAAAACACAAACCTCCAAATCCAATATATTGTTAACCGTAACTGATGGTATTTCCAATTCAAGAAACAAAGGCATTTCATAATTACAGTTTTTACTTTGCAGCACGTAATGCATATTATACATCGGATAACATCTTGAATTTACATATTCTTCCCAGTAATCGCTTTCTTTAAAATTATTAAGTATTTCCGATAAATCCCCGTTCTTCTTTGCTTCGGCAATAAAAGCATCAACATCTTCCACATTGTAAAAATCACGCACATATTGCTCAAACTCGTATATCTTTATTATTTTTTCATCATCTTTTTCCAAAAATTCAACTTCTACATTTTCATTGCTTAGACTATCTAGCATTTCATTATCCAAATAAATAGTGTAACTCATTGTTCACCTCCTTCTTCCATATTGTTGAGCAGCTCAGTTAAAACAGACATTATTCCTGTAACAACAGTAACCGGTGGTAAGAGATTTGAACTCAAGACCACATACAACTCATCTTTATCAGACATAGCAACCATCATATCTACTTTACATTCCTCCGCAAACATATTTCCTGCAACCACTTCTGCGAGAAGCGTATCATTTTCAGACGCTTCTTTTCTGAATTCTTCATAGCTAAACAAATCTTTATCAAGATGCCACACTGTGGAATTAGAAGCATCCCCTTCATTCATTTTAATAGCAATTACATCATCATTGGGGCTCCAGTTATTAAAATATTCATTAAAAGAAATTGATTTCATATTTTTTATCTTTTCTAAATTCATTGTATCTCCTTTTGTTTTTATTAGGAAAAATTTTCCCTTTTATATATATCTTTTTTTTCTTGTTATTCCTGCAGTTTAGACAAGTCGATATTATATACGGCTTTGTCAAATATTAACTCAGGTAGGGTTGAAGTGTTGTAAGTTCCTTTCGTAATTGTGTCGACAATAGATGTATCCTCTTCGTATATTTCATCTATCACCTCTCCGTTTTCTTTATTTGAAATCAGCCATTGGGTTGTGGTTTTTTCTACCTCAACCTTTTCAAACACAACACCTTCTTTCTCTAAACTGTTCATTTTTCCGACAAGCGCTATAGTTCTGGCTTCCACCACTAATTCAATGAACCTATCTACGTTTATTTTTCTGTTAAGAAAGAAGCTTTTTAACGCTTTATACATTACATCTTGCGCATTATCATACCAACCGGTAAGTTCTCCAGCCAAATCCCAATATCCATTTGCACCTTTTTCGTCAGTTCCATCTGTTAACTCCTTGTTTTTATAACGCTCATTTATTTTTAAAATTGTTTCATATAGATTTGCAAAATTAGACATATCGTATACATTCATACCTCCTCCTTCAAATAATTGAATTTTTCAAGTAATTGATTTTTTTATTGCAGTCTTTTACATTGTTGCTTTCACGCTCCAATACTCTAAGCAATAAGTTTATTTCAAATGGCGTCATTTTCATTACCTCATCTACAAAGTCACCATAAGGAAGCGCAATTACCTCTCTTGCAGCTTCTATACCGACTTCTTCATCCCAATATTCTTCATTATCATACCTTTCCAATATATCGTTTGTTAGAGCTTCTCTTATCATAGACATTTTATTCTCCTTATGCAGTTTTGTTTTTTGACCATTCCGGCCACAATCTATCTCTAAAATTAGCAGGCAACCTATATCTGACAAGCACTTTCCCGCAACCATACCTTTTTTTTATATGCTCTACAGCTTCATTTATAGCGGCAACGGAAGCCTTTTTTGTATGTTTACTGTAATATTCCAGACTTATCTCATCAAGTGGACCGTTGAGAGTAATATATGGCAAATTGCCTGTATTGGCTGTAGCATCTAATAGTATAATTAAAATATCTTTAGTGATTTTGTCTATTCTTACCATGATTTCAGTTGCTTTCATTCTGTTCTTCCTCCATTCTTTTTATAGCAGCCTTTATTGCATTTAGCACATATCTTTTTTCATTAGAATTGGCCATCTCATATAACTTTTTACCGTTTATACACTCAACTTTTTGAGTATTTATTTTGTGTCTTTCAATAAAGGCCATTGTCCCGGCTTTACAATTTCCTCCTTTAAGAGAGTCTTCAAAAGTTACACATACTTTTTCAGCTTTTGCTAATATTTCTTCCGTTCTTAATCTGTTTAAATACCTAGCATAAAGCTTATTATGAATTTCTCTAAGTTTCTCTAAAACAATTCTTTTAAGCGACTTTTCAGGAGATGCTATCTGCTTGTCAAATACATCAAGCAGAAACTCCAGCCATGAAATGTGATATTCCTCCCCATGTTTAATAAAAGCGTCTATTTTTATAGAAGTACCGGGCACAAATGTTTTTTCAAGGCCCATACCTAGTTTTTTAACCATTTTTTCAAAACCGGGAATATCTTTTTTTGCACTGGCTATTTCTATAAAAAACGAATCACCCTCCCTTTTTACAATTTCGTATTTGATGAGTTCTTTGATTTCGGAAAGAGGCAGATTGCATATTTCGTCGTCGCTTGTTAATTTATTGGATATCTCTATAATAGCATCCAAGTCAACGCCCAATTCTTCAATAGATTCAACTAGATGGTTTTCATTAATCTCATCCCATATAATATCTGGAAGAGAATTAATTTCCATGCTTTTTTTCCAATCAGCAATTATTTCAATAATTTTCTCACTTTCTCCCTCTGGAACCATATAAATGCCGTAGCCGTCAAACGATTCCCACTCCAGTTCACCATTTTCGTTATAAAAAGCATATTCGAAATACGCATTACCATACTTAGGAACTACATACCACCTCTTACCCTTATAAGTGTAACAATCAGTATTCTTGGCTATTTCATTTATATCCTCACACATCATTTCGAAACCGCCCTCATTCCAAAAACAATCTAATTCAGCATCAGATATATCCCACGCATATGTTTCGATGCTGTCAATTACCCAATCTTCATCCAATACTGAATCAGAATTAGTTGCTATTATATAACCATCTGGTTTATGGTTTTTGATAAAATTTATATCCCTTTCACTTTCATCAACCACTTCCTCGTACCCATACATTCTCTCATATAAATCTTTTTGAATTGAAAACATTTCATCTCTATCTTCTAGGTCAAGTCCTTTAATAATAATGTCGTATTTGCAACCATACCCAAAAGTAATCCTTTTAACTTCATCAAATACGGCAAATGCTCTACTATTAATCCACTCTATCTTCCAATAGCTGTTTTCGTTTTCTATAAATTCTTCTATTAATTTGTATATTTTTTCAGTTTTTGTCATATTGTCTCCTTAATAACTTCTCAATTACCTCTTCAGCTTTTTCTTCTGTTAGCCCTTCTTTAAAATCTGTTTGAACAAATCTGTTTTCCGGGATAACAGAGCACGCTTCTCCACATATATCATAATTCTCGTCATCAATTACGACAAATGCAATATTGTTTATATCTGCGTTTTCTTCAATCCAATGCATTATCTGCTCCCCTCTCCATTCTCTCTGCCTTGGAGTTATACCGATTACCTTATCAACATATTTAAAATTAACCGTTTTTAAAAGCTCTATAGCCTCTTCACACCAGGATGAAGATATAACTATATCTGCGTTGGTTTTCTTTATGATAGATTCAAGATTTTTAGTAAGGTCTTCTTCGATGTATTTCCAGTTGGCGAGAGAGGAGGAAGGGGTTCCGTAGGTATTAAGGACGCCGTCAACGTCCAGAAAGATTACCCTCCTCATCGTGTTTCCTTTCTTTTTCAAGAAGTCTTTTTCTTTCGTCTTCAATTAAAAAATCTAAATACGTTCTTGCCTTCAACAAGTCTTCAAGACCGTTTTTGTTTTTCCATCTACACACATACTTAATTACATTCCCTTCACAAAACGGTATATCGTTTGCGAGTATAAACTCCACTGGTGTTATTTTCATATCGTAATGTTTCGGAGTTACCTTATCCATTAAATCCTCCTTGCAATACTTGAATGTGAACATTATTACCAGCAAGAGAGCCTTTATCTCTTGCTTTAAATGTGAAGAATTCATCAAATCCCACAAACAGTTCATTATAATAACTGGCAATCGTTACATTTATTCCCTTTTTTTGAATGTGCTCGGCTGTCAGTTTGCAAATATGAGCAATGATTTCATCTCCCGTTTTTTCGTTGTCACAATACACTTTAACAAACAACTCAAACTTCTGCTTTTCATTGTTTAAAAAACTTACCGGAATTTCATATTCCTGATACGCTTTAATAATCATAGTTTTTCCTCCATATACCACTCAAGCAACTCTCTCATCATTTTTGCTATTTGAGCTGTTTGAGCTTGGGTTTTATCTTTGATTAATTCTGGATATGCTTTTCTTTGAAGTAGAAAATGCATGATAGATTTATCATCATCAATATATCCGCTTAATGTCCACTCTTTGAACTTCATATGATTTGGCCATCTCTGATATGTTTCAAGAGGATAGCCTGCTTTTTTAAGCTCTTCCTGGGCTTTAAGTGGAGGTAAACTCAATAGGTGATTTAAAATATCTTCTCTGCTTCCATGCAGCACTCCGCTTTCTTTAAATTTTTCTTCAATATCAGATGGAAGCCAATATTCATCTTCCTTACTCCATCTGTCAGACTGAGCAATCTGTGTTAATTGCCCGTGAGTTCTTATCTGCGCAAACACGAAATATGGTGCTCTAATCCTAAATGACACAAATTGAGGTACATCCTTGTTAAAAGGTATCTCATCTTCCTTAAACCCGAAAGAGAGCATATTCCTCATATTCGTGTACACTTCGTAAAAATTATCGGTCATAGGCACCGAATGCGCATATCTCATAAAATCCAACACTCTATCGGTTGATGTTGCAAAAAACGGCTCAGAATCAACAAGATTAGCAAAAAATCTCCATAACCCCCCTTCTGATTCCTGAATATATATTTTTACAGGAATGTTTTCAAGAGGTCTGCTTGGACCTTTTTTAACAACTACATCTTCCGGATTGTTTTTTGCCGCATAAATTTTAAACCATCCCTTATCAACAACTTTGTGAGGTGCTTTTCTTATTTCTTCATTTCCGCATTTGGAGCAATTTAATATATAAGCATATTCAGTGTCTGTATTGGCATATTCTTTAAATTTTAATACCCCTCCACACTTACTGCATTTCGCTTCAGTGTAAAAGTCTCCCGCAGCCTCGTGGAAAAATTCATTCCATCTTTTCTCAGGGTTTTTAGACCCTCTTCTTCCAAAAGATACAGAGGCCATATCGGCCGCAAATTTCATCCTGTTTTCTTTTGAAGCATTTGCATACCTTGATTCTACACTTTCCACAGGATTGATAGTAACTTCCATTCCGCAATCAGTTTTTAACGTTTTCATTTTACTCCTTTATTTGTAAATGTTGGGCCTGCAATAATAACAGGTCCGCTTTCAGCTTCAAAATCAACGTTATCAGAATGATTTCTTTCTTCTTTTAAACGATTTTTGAAGTATTCAATTATATCGTCTTTCGTTAGGATTTCCTCGTAATCAATTTCAAATTCTCCGCAATCCTGTTCAATTGGTTCATCTATTCTGTTGTTCCAACCAATCGGTTTATACAACGTTACCACCCATCCTAATTTTCCACTTTCTATAAGCTTATCAATAAGCTCTTCATTAGAATATTCGTCAACAATTTTAGTATATGCTTCATCAGGGTCACAGGTAGGTACTGAAATTTGATTAGCAAATTTATTCACCTGTTTTGGTTCAAATTCAGCTTGAACAAATTCCAACCACTCGATAGTGTCCCAATCTTCAGTTAAATCATCAAACGACACTACCATATCTACATCGGGAAGAACTATTTTTGCATATTTTTGGTCATTTATCAGCATTTGTTTCACAAGCTCCTCTACTTCGTCTATATTATTGATAAAATCTTCATAAGTTTTTTCTTTCGTCTTAAACTCAATCATTTATCATCCTTTGTAATTGATTTTTTCCATCTCGTCTATAACTTCAACTAAGAAGCTTTTAAAAGATGCCGCAAATCCTGCTGGATTTCTTATAAAGCTTTGCCATTTTTCTTCTATATAACTGTCACCTACTTCCTTATTTAACGCACGCTCCATAAACTCTTTAAATTTTTCAAAATCTATTCTATTGAATAGATATTTATAAATTACCTCAAACTCTTTGGCTTTATTTACAGTTTTGTCGTTCATATTGTCTCCTTTTAATCCATATAGATTTCAAAACCGTTTTCAACTTTATCTGTTTCACCTAACTCTACACTAACTTTATACAAATCGTCGTCTTTGTAAATATAGAACCCTTCTTCGCTTTTGTTAAAACGATGTCGCAAACACACCGTTATCGGCGCTAACCTTATTTAATCTTACAGCAATTGCATAGATTCTGTTGTCATCATATGCAACGAATTCATTTTCGTTATCTGCTCTTACGATACTTTGGAACGCTTTTCCAATATCATTGTATTGACCGTTTTCAACTAGGTATCTTGCGCCCTCTTTCATAAACTCTTCTGCCTCTTTTTTTTCCGCTTTAAAAGCGTTTACAGCTTTTTCATAATCTGAAAATACTCTTACAACACAATCAGAATCAAGAACAGCTTCTCCACTATTTAATATAGTTACTACATATACTTTTTCCATTTTTCTCTCCTTTAATTATTTAAAATTTCGATTCCGTATGGTATGTACAAACCATCTCCTGCCGGAGCCACATATATACACACAAACATTTGATGTTTCAACAAATCTATTGCGATTATCAGCTCATCATTGGCTACATCAAAACACGCCATATCCATAGGGATATTTAAATTACCCCTTATTGTTTCAACAATGGAATCAAACGTCAATCTTTTGTTGCTCACAGCATCCAGCAGTTTATCGCTATTTATTCTTGATGCTTCATATCTTGCAATTATTCGACACTCATCAATACTCATATCAATTTTATCGTCAAACGCTATTCTATTTGACGGGTCATATTTTAAAACTGCCGGCACTTGCTGCAATTGATACAAATACGTAAACTCATCTTCATCAGAAATTTTTACAATTTTAAACCCAAGTTCCTCGAAAGCAAGTTCTATCTCATCAAAATTTTTCACAAAAGTTTTATTAGTAGACATATGAATTAAATCCATCATATGTTTTACCAAATAAAACAACGCCTGATTTAAATCATCGGCACAAATCCCCACCATTTGCATATTTTCATCCATAATACAGATATTTTTAAGACCATCAATTGATACATAAAAATTGCCTCCGTTTTCATAGAGTTTTTTAATAAACTCTTTATTTACTTTCATTTTTGTCCTTTACTTGCTTGATATGTTTAACGTTTTCAATCTGATGACAATTTTGTTTGTTTACTTCTTTAATAGCGCTCAATCCACACATTCCGATAAATATAATTCCTCCCATAATCATAAAGCCAACATCTCCGGATTCTTTTGAGAATTTAGCTCCTAAATAAGCAAGAGATAAAATAATTGCTGCTACTATAATAGCGATACCTAACATTGCCATGTTTTCTCCTTTAAACAGTAGTAAATAGTATTAATAGTGTTTACAACATCCGTATTTTCAACTATTTTTAATTTTCCATCTTCAACTCCATATACAGACTTCATAAAACATTCGATTAAATCGCTTTCGAAATCTGCATACATTCTTTTGAAACGTTTTTACTGTCAACCTGAACTTTATTTATTTTGACCTCATAATCACCACTATCTTCACAAGGGAGACCAAATTGGACTTCCCATAATGTTCCATTAACGTCCACTCCTGCGTTAAATACCCGCCAAACTCGACCTCCACTAAAATATCGTTGAAACACTCAGTTCCCAGCGATATTTTTTCGTTTTGAAATTTATAAACTTCGTATTCTTTAAGCAGCATTACTCCTCCAATTCGTTAATTTTTTCTTCCAATTCTTCAATTGTTTTATTCAGTTCATCTATCTCGTATTCCAAATCATCAATTTGTGTTTCAGCAGCAGTTCTCATATCTTCATTAGTTTGTCTTACCTCTTCTATATACGGGAGTATTCTTTCCATAAGTTTGTTTGAATACTCCTCAATTTTATTTTCATCAACCTCTAACTCGTTTTCTAGGAAATCTTCAATTTCGCTTTCTATGTTGTTGATGTTTTTGTCGATTATTGGGCAAGTATGATTAAAATTAAAACTCATCGTCTATCCTTTCAACAGTAAAAGTAATTGCCTCTTTAACATTCATCATATTAAACAATGCAATATCTTCAACATTACGACAATGTCTGCTTCTTACAAGCCCTTGACCTACTACTTTGTCGTTTTCATCATAGTATGTTATCACGTACAAATCCCCAAAAAATACACGCTTTAACCATCTTTTAAAAGACGTCCACATTAAAACCACCTTTCATCTTTTTTAGCTTCTTTATATATAGTCACAAGCATAACAATTACTATAGGCAATAAAAACAACATATCCATTATAGCTCCTTAAAGTGGGTTTATTACAACTCCAGGCTCAATCACCGCATACTCAACCCCTAAATCTCTTCCAAGCAGGTTGTAGTCGATATAATAAGTTAGAGTTTCTGGAATATTCCCATACAAACCTTCTTCCACCTTAAATCTTGCAAATTTTTCAAGCGTTTCTTTCTCGTCAGCGCAACCTGGGAAAACATAAATTTCCAAATCATTTAGATATTCAATACACCAAACTCTTTAAGTTCTTCAATTTGCTTTTTTACATCCTCCCACTTGCCTTTAAATTCTAAACATTCTGTATTTAGGTCGCTATCCTCGTTTAAATATACTTGTAATTCCATTTTAGCCCTTTACCCAAGTTTCTAATATTTGGTCAACAGAGTCATCAAAATACAAAGTGTCGTCCGCTTCAACTTTAATACACTCTATCAAATCCGCTTTAAAATCGTATTCATGCTTTATTTCAACATCTTTGTCATTTTTACTTATCAACACTTCAGTATCATCAGGGTCAATTATATACGTATTACATCCATCTGATGGACAGTTTATCTGTCCTGTGTAGATTGTGAAAGTAAGTTTTATACCATCTTTCTCATACATAATTTCTTCATCAGTAATTCTATAAACTTTTAACTCTAACTCAACCATACGTCCTCCTTTTAGATTAATATATATATCTGAAATAAGCCGATTCGACTATTTTCCAAATAAGCTTATCAATGTCGAATACTTTTTTGTTTGAAACAGCTTTTTTTTTGCAATGCAATGCACCGTTCTCAATAATATATAACCCGATATGTTTCTTATTCCTAGATTGCTGTATCTTCTCAAGAGCTTTATCTTCAAGAACAGAGGGGACAACAAAATACAGTACATTGCACTTGTTTAAGTAATTTTCGTATTTAACGTCCTGCTTTAAATCAGTAACAGATGTTTTGACTTCAAATCCGATAACACGACGATTTTTTGAAAATCTTTCTATAGCAAGGACATCGAATCTTTGATTCTGAATTGATACTTCGTCACAAAGATAGGTTTTGTCCCTGAACTCTTTAAATATAGCTCTTTTTATCGTGTAGGAATCATATTTCTCTGATGGTGGAATCAGTTTGTTAACCACCCTTAGAACTCTTTTTAATGACTTTGAGATTCTGTCTACACAACCGCATTTTTCATCTGAAGGCAAAAATGCTAGCTCATCTTTCAATGCGGTTCTAAGAGTATATAATTCCTCAACCCTCTTCATCGCAGCATCCATCAAGCAATTTATATCCAAGTTCTTTTAATTTATCGGCTATTTCTTTGGGTAAAGAACATACTCCGTCATAATCTACAAGCTCTTTACCTTCAAACCACAATCCACCTCCAACTTCGTCTCCGAAATGAATATGCTCGAAATATCCTTTATCTCCATCAATCTCGATTTCGAAATTTTTAGTTTTAATTTTTAACATTAAATCTCCTTTATAGTTAATATTGCAGCTTTGCTTAAATTGTTTTTGTGAATCGCCTTTGATTTTTGCGACAGCTCCAAATCTTTCAAGCGCCTCTCAAAAATATCCATACTATATATTTGCAACATATCATTTATGAAACTTTCAAACCATATATTTTTAATCAGTTCAAATTCGTCAAATAAGAAATCTTCATACCTTAGTTTATACCCATTCATATTATTCCTTTGGCTTGAACTTATCTACATATCTTTCAGTGTCCATCTGAATAAAGCCAGGCTTTAGTTGCACTAGTTCTATAGCCTTTAAATACAGTCTAGTACTCGGACCGTATTCTTTTAATTCATTCTCTAACTTGTTTATTTTTTTAATAAATTCAAAAACTGAAAGACGTTTAGAAGATATTACTTTCCCTCGCAACTCTTAATTGAAATTTTAATACCCCTTGTGCTTTTCAGTTTCAATTTGTCTTTAACTACAGCAGTAAGTGATTTTGTTAAGATATCGCTTTCATCAACTTTAATCACTTGCACCACTCCCGTATTTACAACAATTTTATCCTCTCCTATCTCAATATCTTTAGGATGAATATCCCTAATCCCGTGTTCCTCTAATATGTCGAGCACACTTTTTGATAATAAATCCTCTTTTTTATATTTAATCGTTTTTTTCTTCCCATGTTCTACAATAACTAACAATTTCATTGTTCCTCCTTTAAAAGTAATTTAAAAGGCATCTGTCCATCAAACGGCTCCCAATAGTCAAACACAATATCTTTGTCTTCTTCATAAAGAGGCTCCACATACACAAGAGAACTGTGCCCAGTCCACCCTCTTTTATCAAATTTTCTTAATTGAGGCGCTTCAAAAGTATCATATACCCAAATATAATCTCCGGGCTCAGGCCTTACTATCTCGTGCATTATCTGATGTGACACAATTTCTGCCGGAGTTATTTCTCTATGAAATTTGGATATAAACTTTTTCACTTTTCCATCTTCATCCCTAACAGCCTTAAACAATGTTTTATCTATATGGCCGCTAGGCGTTTTTAAATGAAGCTTTATAAATTCAGCCTCATTTAATTCTTTAAACACAGAATAATCTAAAATATGAGAAATAACTCTTGCGTTTGAATTTTTAATCAATTCTACCAACCTTTTATTTTCGCCAGTAACATTTCCTTCCAACGAAACATACACAAATGAAAGATTGTCTCTGTCCCATTCGAAGTATCCAATATTTTTCTGTTTGTCATCATCAAATATAGCAGATTGGTCACTCCATTTTATTACATCTCCCGCATATACATCAACGCCTTCTTTTGTTGTAAATAAATAGGCGGATAAAGTATTCTTATCCACCTTTTGTCCTCTGATAGAGGCGTAATTCTCATCTTTATACGACAAGACCACGGACACTTCTTGCCATACGCCATAATTGGTTCGTCCTTTATATTTTATTTTATTGCAGAATTCCAAACTCATTTTTTATCCTTCTTCTATTATTTTTGGCTGATTTGTTAAATATCTCTCTTCCGCCACTTTTATAGCAACCCTTTCGCTTTTTGTTGCTTCTCCATTCACGGCCAACGTTTTGAAACCAGTTTTCAAACTCCAATAATCCCAATTACTCATACTGTCGCAATATACTATCTTATCTACACCAATTTCAGCTGCAACTTTCTCAATATTGTTTGTAACACTCATACCACCATATTCATTAATTAAGTCTATAACAACTCCTACTTTATGCCCGTTAATTTCAACTATGTGGTATGCGTAAGAGCTCTTTCCATGTTCGCCCTCTGCTTTAACAATATTTAGTTTTGATGCGCATACAGGCCCAATCTCCCTGGCCACGGAAGATGGGTTTAAAAGAGGTCTTCCACAAATTTTACAATTACCCATTTTCCTCTCCTTTAATTTTATCAATAACACTTTCAATTAAATTATTAAACTGACAAAGTTTATCTTCACAATTTTTCTTAGCTTCTTCAAAAAGCTCTTTTACAGCTTTAAAGAAATATATATCATTTTCATCTGTTTCAATTTTTTCTACTACCACATTTTCTCCATTAAAATACAGAATCCAAACAGATTTATCTGAAAACACTATCGTTGCATCATCCATCTCTTTCAACGGGTCACTAACATCTACAGCCACTACAACCCCATCAGGAAGAGATTTTTTTTCAGAAAACACATCTTCTATATATTTTGGCATTTCACCTTCCATATACTCTTCAGCTCCCAGATTAAGTTCCATACAATAATTTCTCCAGATACCAGTTTGATTCTCAAAATTCCAAACTCTGTTAATCCATAAATTCATTTCCATTTTTCTCTCCTTTAATTATTTAAAATTTTTTTCAAAATCAAAATCAAAATATTTTTCAACCAACTCATCATACACTCCAAGCACCAATTCAGGTTCACCATCAAAATGAATTTCCCTGTATTTATCTAATTCATCAAAAGTCACCTCCTCACCCCAGTATTTCTCAAGTTCATCGCCCTGCTCCTGAAGCGATTGAATTGCTTTAAATCCATTTTTACAAGCATCAACATCTGAACAATAACCGAACGCTTTAAAAAAATAAGCACAATCTTCCGCTTTTTTAAACCCTTCATATTCAAGGTAATATGAATAACCATCCAGAATAGCCAGCATCATCTCTGTGGCTAAATATTTATTAGAGTATTTTACCTCGTTCATTTCTCTAATAAATTCGGCTTCTCCTTTAAAATCTCCGACTATATACTCAAATACAACTTTTTTTACCCTATTGCTCCAGAATTTTGTTGTTTTTTCATCTATTTCTTTTATGCTCAATGGCACTTTTTTCATTTTTCAGCTCCTTTTATTTTTAAATTACACGCCGACAAGTACATTGTCAGCCTCCTCTTCTGTATATCCCTCTTCTTTAATCCAGTGCTCATATTCTGTGATACACCATTCTCTAACAGCTTCTTCACTTTTATCAAAGTTTCCGGTATCGTACTTATCCCAATCTTCTACACCAATCTTTTCAGCTTCTTCTTCACTTATTGAATATTGCTTTGCTCCGCAATATCTACACTCTTCATTTTCATACCAATTTAATGTTTTACACTCTCTGCAAATTTTATAATCACTTGGTTTTTGAAAAACTCTTCCTAACACATGCTCCATATTGCCTCCTTTATTTCATATAGACAAAATTAAAACTGTTTCTTGAGCCATCTAAAATAGTTACTCTCCAGCCTTTTTTTCTTGCAAACTTTTTATGAATTTTCCAGAACATATTTTCTGAGTTTGTTAAAAACTCAACTTCATTAACATATTTGAGATATGTGCTCAGTTTTCTCAAATTTTTCAATACATCATCGTCTTCTACAGCAACAATTCCTATTTTCTCATTTTTTCTCTTCATGATTAAATCAAAGTATGTTCTCCCAACCTCTTTAAATTCAGATACCAATTTCCAACCCGCAAGTTTCAACCACAGCTTTCTGAACTCTATTACATCCATTATGTCTGATTCGACTTCTGTGAATAATTTATTTGTCATATCACCTCCTTATGGTATCCAGTATAAAATATGGCCATCTTCATCGACATTAAATTTTTTTAAAGAGTCGATATATTTAAAATGAGGTCTCAGCTGTTTTTTTATTTCTGTTTCATACTCGCTAGACAACTCTAAATCTTCTACTACATCATTTTCAAGTTCAGAAATCAATTCATCATCCTGGATATTTAATTCTATCTCAGTGTAGTAAAGACAAGGAATTGCAACTTTAACTTTCATTTTAAGCCTTTATATCTATTTTGTTTCGTTGTTTAAGTTTCTCAGTTATAACTTTTCTTAATTCGCTTTTAAATTCTGCCACCTCTTTGTTTTCCTCTTTGCAGTCATTATCTTCTTTAGCTCTTTCAATAGCTTCAATCTCATCACTGCTTGCATTAACAAATATTTTTTCGTCGCACGCAATACCTGTGGGGCTTCTTTTTATTTTTTTATATTCTTCCTCTATTTCAGACAACGCACCCAACAAAGCCCTATTTGATACTTTCAGGCTTTCAACTTCTCTTTTCAATGTATCTTTTTCTTCTGCCAATTTTTGTGCTTTCCAATACCAATCCACAAGAACTTTTCTGTCTTTTTCACATTCATGCAGTTTTTTCTCAAGTAAGTCTATATATTTTGCTGATTTCTCAACGAGCTGCTCAAGCCATTCTATTCTTTGTTTGTCATTTGATTTTTTTCTTCCCATTATTTATCCTTTTTTTATTTTTTTTCGTATGTTTAATTAATTTGTAGAAAGATGAAAAAAGAAGTAAAGTAGTAGATATTGTTATCTGAGTTTTGTATCGTCTATTACGCCAAGCTTTCTTAATTGTTTGAGCTCTTCTATTGAATAAAACACTATTCCGAGCATTTGTCCATTTGACCAGTACTCGCACTTAAAGCCGTCTTCTTCAACCTTTTCAGAATAATTGTAGTCTCTATCAAATGCCATGCAGCTAATAGTATGCTTTACCCTTTTTAAGGGCACTATTTTTTCTGGACCTCTCATTTTTTAACTTTCTTTTTTATTTTATACTTCGCATTAATGAATTCGAGCGATAAACATAAAGGAATTTTTGTACCATCTTTTTTCACTTCAAAACCGTGTTCACCAATGGTAATTATATCGCCCGTATCAACTCTTTCAGCTACAGTATTATCATCAAGCACATCAATAACCTGTGATAATGTTAATTTACCATTTGATGCCCACCCGTCAGCTATTTCTTCTGCCGTCATAAATTCCCTATATCCATTGTCGTGCTCCACCAAAAATCCCGAAGTCTGGTTTCTTAGGTGAAACTCATCTACTTTAGCAAAGTTTTCAATTGCTTTATTGGCAGACATTGCAATAGCAAATGCTTTTTTGCTTTTGCTTATTATACGTATCTTCATAAAAAACCTTTTGTCATTTTTTTTTAAGAAAGAAAAGGGGGAGAGGCGATTATTTTTCGAACTCTACTAGAGCTTTGTTAAACTCTACTTTAAATTTACACAATTCGTTTAATTTTTTCCTTAACCTTCTTCCTCCAGCTTTAGTGTATCTGTTTTGTAGAGACTTTATCTCTTCAAGAGCTTCTTCAAGAAGAGTTGCCATTGGTGTCAATTCTTTAGGTGCATTATCCATTCAGACTCCTTTTGTTTTTTTTTGCAACATTATTGTAACACATTTTATTCAATAAAATCAACATTATTACGCTATTTTCAACTGTTTAGTGCATAAGATGTTAATCCAATAGCTGTAAGACCTGCTACAGGAAGATGTAAATCTCGTATTGTTTTTTGTTGTTTTTTTAATTTTCTAGCTCTCATACCTCTTGATATGGCTTTATATAGTCTTGCCCTTTCTGCTCTTTGCACTGCTATTGGAGTAATCTCGTTACCTTCATCAATAACAGTTCTGTATGCCCGTGAGAATAATGGACTTAACGCTATTTTCTTAAGTGCTTTAGCCTTCATCTTTTTCCTTTAGAACTTGGTTTTAACAGCATTATTATACAATATCTCACCAAGCTTAATCATGCATTTAATATTGGAAGGTAATTTTATTATACTGCTTACTCCATATAAATCCTCGCTCAATCTTCGGAGTGCAGGCCAGACATTTTTATCAGAAATTTTACCTTTCCACTTTTTACTTTTCTTCTTACTGTCAAATTTATTTATAAGAGTAAGGGCTGCTACAAATGTTAGATATGGTTTACTTTCGCTGTCTTCACATCTATAATTTTCTGCAGCTTTTAAAATTTTATTAGCCTTTGTTATTACTATTTCAGCAATTTCATCTGGCTCTGTATTTGCAATATCGTAATATTTATTAACTACTGTTGCTACATTGTTAAACTCTGGCACCTTGGCTTTTAGATAATTAAATTCAAATGGCCTCACTTCTTCACCATCAAAGGAAGCCATCCTATACTCTTTAAAGAACTCCAGATATGGGTTGTCTGGAAACATATTAACAAGTTCGCTTATTATTCCTACAGCTAACATTAATATTACATCATCTTCACTTAACTCTTTTATCGCCCTTTCAAATTTTTTTTTATGAAGCTTTTTAGGTTTATCATTGATGTAATAATGTATTTCCTTTATTACTTTTTTATCTATTGCCGTATCTTTATGTCCGTCTTTAATTTTTTTAGGATTTTTATGAAATTCTTTTAGAAGTTCATCGTTAGAAAATCCGTCAAACGGACATTTTATTTTTTCCCCATATATTCTACATATATAAGGCCTGTCTTTATAGATTATACATTTCCCGTTCTCATTAAACGGACACATTATGTTTTCAGCATGTATCACTCCAGTTTTCTTATCTATTTTATCAGATGGAGCAAGATAATAAACGCTTGCAATCCCTTGTAATTTGGAGTCTACAACAACTTCAAGGTTTTTATCTTTCACAATTTTATTGTGCTTTATTAAGATTTTTGCAAGCTCACTATTCGACAACATTGGTATCACCCTACAACAACTTTGTCCTATTTTGTGACAAGCATCACAAGGGAATTTTTTTTTCATTTTTTTTGTCCTTTTTTTTATATTTTTGTATTTTTTTTGATATTTTAATGTTTTTTTTGAAACTTAAAATTCCTGTTTTTCCATTTTTTCTAAAATTGAATTATCAAATTTCAACTCTGACAATTCTTTGTGATATGCATTTTTTATAAATTCTTTCAATTTTTTAATGTTTTTAGTTGTAAAGATAAGTTTTTCTCCTTCAATAACATAGTATTTAAAGTTTCCGTTTGCTAAAATAATATTTCTTTTCACTTGTTCTCCTTTAGTTATTTTTTTGTTTTTTCTCGATTTTTCGATATAATTCTTAATAAAAAGGTAGCTTATGAGCGTCGTAAATGAAGTTAGATTAACTGGTAGATTAACTAGAGATGCTGAGATTAAATATATTAGCTCAGGAACACCCATAGTAACATTTAGTCTAGCGGTTACAAGGAACGTAAAAGATGGCAACGAATATAAAGAAGTCGTTGATTATTTTGAAACGTCTATGTTTGGAAAAAGAGGCGAGTCTTTAGTTAAACACCTTAAGAAAGGCGTTAAAGTCTCAATCCTTGGAGAACTGAGACAAGACTCTTGGGTTGACAAATCTGGAAACAAGAAATATAAGACGTCTATTATAACAACTGACATCGATATAAATTTCCCTCCAAGACAACACAATTCTTCCAACAACAATCAAAACAATCAACACAATTATCAACATTCCAATACTCCAAACACCCAAAATAACTACAACCAAGAATACGAAGACAAAATTCCTTTTTAGTTTTCTTCGTCTATATCAATAATTTTCTCATCTTGATGTTCGTTTGTTTCCACATTTTTAATGTTTTGGACTGCGTTATCATCAATAACTTCATCTTTTGTTTTATTTTTTGCTAACAACGCTCCTGCATCTTCTGTTTGGTTTTCATCAATATTAACAGATTCTGTGACAATTTCATCATCAACTCCTTCTTCATAAAAATCAACACCTCCTCTGATATTGAATGCTTTACGAAGAGCCTGGCTCTCTGCTACCTTAATTATCATTGTTATAGGCATCTTCTGCCAAAAAGACGTGATTTCTCCGTTAGATTTTCTTTGCACATACTCAGAATATGGAGATTCTACCCTAATCGGGTGTTCCATATCTTTATGATATACGATGGCTATGCCAACCAATTCTTTTCTTAACTCCCAGCCATCTGCTGTTTTATGAGGAACTTCTTTTAATTCTGCCCAACTCTCCATTCCGTTAAATTTGCCGCTCCTGTGGGCAATCGTTAGATATGAATTTCTACCGAGCATAGGTTCTATTTTTGAAACCCAATGCCCATTAATTTTTTGTTTTCTCTCTATAAAATATATTTCTTTCATTATTGGGTTTAACCCCAACTGTTTTGCCACATTCATACAATACATCATATCCACATCTGTGGCTTGAGGTGGAAAAAACTGTTTTCTTATGATTTTCTTTTCTTCTGGTGTATATTCTTCCATATATTTTTCTATTGTTTTTATTTTTTTATTCATTTATCCTCCTTTTTTAGTAAATCTTCAATATACATATGGTTATGGGCTATATTTATTGACTTACAGGAAAGGTTATCTTTCCAGGAACAAACGGTAACATATGCACACTCTGACAAATATTTAATCAAATTAGACATATCCCCATCACCTGACACAATGACAACGTTATCATATGCACATCCATACTGCATACCATATGTAACTATTTTAGCATCTATATCGTTATCATAATACTCATAACACATATTGTTATATTTGTTTTTCTTCTTTAGCCCCTTTTTAGTTATTACATCAAATCCATGACATGCCATGTAGTCTTTAAACCTAAATGTCCCCTCACTTGTCAGAGCCATAAATAGTACGTGTTTAAAATCATTGTCTTCAATTTCAGATTCTATCTTCTCTCTCAATTCAAGTAAGTTAAATTTCCTTGATTCCTTACTCACTTTGGCTTTTTCGCTAGTTTTTATATTTTCGATGTCATATATCACCAGGGTCATTTCCTGTCCTTAATTTTGGCTATAAGTTCGTTAAACGTTTTATGTATTATATCATCCATATCTTTAATTGTTAGAGATGATACATCATACAGTTCGCTTTCTTTAGTGATACCGTCTATTTGACAAGAAACCTTAAAGTTTTTCTGACTTATTTTCACTCTAACAGAGCCTATACTCTTATACCCTCCTTTCTTATCATACACATAATCAACTGGACTAATTTTTCTAAACCCTATCTTCACAAGCTCTTCAATTATCCTGTCTCTATTAGACATATAATTTTTTGAAATTTTTTTCAGTTCATTTATTACCTTTTTTGTTTTCTTCATCGTTTGCACCTTTCACCTTTTTATATATTCTTACCGCAATTGTAGATAACGCAATTACTATTTTGTTTTTCTTTAATTCTTCCCATTCTTTTTGCCAGTTTATTTTTTCAATTTCCGCATCAAACTTTATCTCATCTACTTCTTTTTTCATCTCCACTCCTTATAGGTCGCTCTTTGCAAGTAAAGAAAAAACGCCCATCCATTCCTTTAAAAGAGGGTTGCTAAATTTAACTTCAACCAGATTCTCATCTTTTACCTCATCTTCACATACCACTTCAACAACTCCATCTTTAATTATTGCATATAACTTTACCTCTGGAATGTTTACGCTTTTATCTTTTATAGCCTTAAATACTTCCGCACATGTCATAACGTCTTCTTTAACCATTTTTTTCTCCTTAATAATTTTGTACATATTCCTGATAAAGCTGCTGCACTTTTTCAGCATCTTTAATCCCAATCGCATTAAGAGAGCTCGCAAACTCTTGCATCAATTTATATTTCATGTTTGGCACCCATTCTCCATGAATAAGCTCCAAAAATACTCTACCTTTAGCATGAGCCGAAGCCGGAACTCCGACTACATTCATATATATCCTGTGTTTGCCGGCACCGTTCCAAGCTCTAACCTTACTAATTCCATCCCAGCATATAGAGTCTGGTTTTTGGTTAGCAACATCGTCATTTTCTATCTCTTCACCATCAATTAGAGAATATATATCGATATTAATCTTTGATGCGCCTGTAACTGGGTTATCATGATAAACAATAGCTATATCCCCTTCTATCTCAACTATATCGTCCTTATTGAATGATTTTAATAATTTTGACGACAATTTGTTAAGCTCTTCAACTGTCACAACTCACCTCCTTGTACTCCAAATCAAGCTCTTTTGAACAATAATCCAATACATCTTTTACTGAACTAAATGTTTTAATTTCAACCTCATAGTCGTCATACAAAATATTACTACCATCAGAAAAATTCATTTTCTTTTTCTTTGGCGTCAACCTAACATGTCCCCTGTCCAACAGTTCTTCAATCATTCCCGTGTAATTACCATCATCAACTTTTACATCTACCTCAACTACACCATCTTTCTCTTTTATGATTGCTTTAAAAACATCATCCCCAAAGAAAGATATTCTAACTTCGTAACAACTCATTTCACCCTCCTAATACTGTTTAGCTATTATTGTTTGTTGCTGGCAAATAATATAGCTAAAATTAACAATACTATTTTCTTCATGTTATCGCTTTATATGTTAAGCCAAGCCTGTACAATTTTTACATCCTCAAGCTCTTTTGGTGAATAACCTATACCATCAATTATTTTTTCACAATTATCCAGGTCATTCAATTCAAACTCGATATAAGGCCCGCCATCCGTTTCTCTCTCAGTATAATTACTACACTCGGTGTTTTTTTCTAAAAATTCACGCAACTTGTTAAAATCGTCCTCGTCAATCACAAAACAAGCTACTTTAACTATGTAAGGTCTATATTTTTTATACTCCATACCAATTCCTTTATTGTTTTTTTACTCATCTAAGCTTTTTAAATACTCCCAGTCATACACCATATGTATATCAAGAATTTTTCCTTGTTCGCAATATTCTTGATATTTCTGCAACACTTCCCCATATTTGCTTCTACCTTTTTCTATTACGCTTTCATGCACTTCAACCGCAAAACAATTATATGGATTCATGTTCTGCACACATAAGAAAACAAAATGGTCAGCTTTGTACCCTAAACTTTTCAACACATCAAGGTACCAAGCTGCCTGAACGTCGTAGTTTCTGCCTATAATATCATTCCTATAGAAACTCTTCTTATCTCCGTATCTGGTAGTTTTAACATCAAAAACAATACCGAGGTCAGGGTTGTATGCATCACACCTGCATTTCTTCAAAAATACATCGTCTTTAGCAAGAAACCCTACCTCAGTTTCAGCCCCATATAATGCATCACCAAAAATAACTTTAGCATTGTTAATCATTTTTTTTAATGCATTTGCATCTTTAGGTTTAAATCTATAAGCACTAAATCTAAATTTTTCAGGCTCAAGTATTGCTTCGTGTAATGCTGTGCCCATATTCATTGCATCGCTCTCATCTTTTTGTAGATAGCCTCTTTTTACTACCCTATCAATAGATTCCATCATTTCTTTGATATCGGATGCTGATAGGGCATCTATTTTTCTATAATCATCGTTGCTCATATCAGGTAACTTACCAAGTTGGTATTTTTTTATAACACTATCTTTTATGTAACCCCAGCATTTATTTTTTTTAGACATCAAATCTCCTTAATAATTGTTTTAATGGGTTTTATTTTTTCTGCTTTTAAAAGATTAATTATAGCTTCAACAACTTCATTCTCACTTTTTCCTGGCTTGCCAACAACTTCAAAAGTAAGAGTCGCTATATATGTGGATTTATTTTTTTTAGTGTTCACGACATTTTCTTTAATTTGTTCAGCAATTTCTTCTGTTACCTCTTTAACCTCTTCGGTTATTTCTTTTGTTTTATATTCTTCTATAGCCTCTCGCTTGATTCTTTCAACTTCCGCTTTTTTTCTTGCCTCTTCTTCTTGTATTTCTTTTATTTTAATTAAAATATCTTTAATATCGCTTTCTATTTCTGTTGCCGTACCCTTAGACACATTTCCGGATTGCGTTACAGCAGACAGTTTAACATATTTGTTCACATCTAAGAGTCTAAATTCTTCAGGTATATTATGCAATTCATAAAGAGTGTCAACATATTCTTCAATAATTTTCTTAATTTCATTTTTACGTTGTTCTTCATATTTTGAAACTTGGGTAACCAAAGTCTCTCTTGCATTTTTAACTAATTCAACCAACTCCTTCATTTTTGATTCAAACTCTTTAAGAGGCAGTTCATACTCTTTCTTAATCTCTTTTCTCTTATCATCAATTGCTTTCGCAAATTTATTAAGAGATGCTGCATCTTTTTTAGCTTCTTTAACTCCATCTTCGCTAACAAGAATTTTGAATTTTTCGAGCTTATTTGCTAGCTCATTTTTTATTTCTTCAAACCCAACAATTTCTATTTTTCCTGGTTTAAAAACGACATTAAAATCACTTTGTATTGCCGGTATTTTTTTTTTCATATTTTCTCCTTTGTTAATTTAATTTATTTTTTTAACATTTGTTATTATCTTAAGTTTTTCTTTCGTTTTATCACTCACATAGTAATCCTCCTTTATTTGTGGTTTAATTAGCTTGTAATCGCTTTTTACTTCTATAACCTTGTCACCTACGCCTATTAGTTTTTCTTTCAATACAGAGCCTGTTAGAAGTAAATTAACGTATGTTTGCACAAACTTATCTTCGGCCCTGTTTCTTCTCTTAATATCTTCGTTAGTTGTTGAATATCCTGTTTTTCTTGCAAACTCTCTCCAACCGCCCATTTTGTTTATTGTTTCAATTATTAATTTATCCTCAAAAACAGGGTTTGCCTTTTCACCATAGATAATTGACACATCTAACGCCAAGTTCCACGCATCCTGTGCTATCAGTTTTGCTTCTCTCTCGTCAACTTCATATTCTTTAAAATCTAGAAACGAACTTACACGAGGAAACTCTTTTCTTGAATCAAAAGTTTTGCCGCTATGCTCTATTAACTTATCCGCTGCTTTAACGAATTGTTTTATATCGTCGAATTTTGTAGAAAGGTATTTATAATAAATTTCCATTTCTTCTTCGCTTAGCATAGGCACTCTAAGCAACACAGATACTGCAGTCATTGTTTTTATAAACATAGGATAGTCTTTATTTTTGTCCCAATTCATTTTAGCTCCCATTTTGATTTTTTTGTTGCCATCTTCTCAACATTTCCTCTCCTTGCTGTATCGCATTTTTTGGAGAGTTAGAACTTTTAAAACACGAATAATCAGGTCTGATAGATTGCCATTCTCTCTCCATCATCATATCTAAAATTTTTTGTACAGGCAATCTATGTGCTGTGAAGCATTCTAAAATATCTTTCAATACTCTTAATGGTCCATTAACTGTTTTGAATGGTTTTTTGATTCTTCTTCTGTATAAAATGATGCTTTTTACGAATTCGTCGTCTATGTTGAGTTTTGATTTTAATAAATTATATTTTTCATTATTTAGCAAATCTTCAAATATTTTTAAATCAGACTTGCTTTTAGTCCATTGTGTGTTAGCAAAATTTTTTTGCTCACTCTCTTTATAAGTATATTTGTTAGAATAATTATCTTCTTTATTATAAGATACTATACTCTTATTATTCTTTTCTTTATTACTTTTATTTATTACTTTTATAGTATTACTTAGGTGGTTACCGTTTTGGTAATTACCGTCATGGTCATTACCGTCATGGTAATTACCGTAACGGCTACTTCCGTAGCTAGCATTTCTTTCGTAGTTTGTAGGGTCTGTAAATCTTTCTAAATCTTCTTCTGTCGGATGCAATATCCAATTCCATCCTTTGAACTCACCTTCTTTATTTTTTTTAGGAACTCTTATCAACAATCCATGTTCCACAAGCTCTTTTATTCCGCTTCTTATTGACTTTTCCCCTTCTTTCAGTTGATGTGTTAACCCGTCGTATGAGAAGTTCCATTCGCTGGGTTTTGAGCACAAGAAAGCATACAGGCCTTTAGCTTTCAGGGACATATTTTTGTCATTTAAAACTTTATTCATAACCACTGTATAATTATCTTGCAATCTGTTTATCATGCGTTCTCCTTTAGTGAAATTAAAGATTGTTCGAGACATACCGAAATTATATAACATAATTACTTAATTTTTTCCGCATAATTGTGTATAATTTTAAAAAAGGATGCTGTTTTGTTTAAAATTGATACTTTCTTGTCATCGTTTTGGGAGTTTTTTGAAATAAACAAGCACAAGATACTACCAATATTAAAAAATAACGGAGTAAATATAAATTTAAACAACAATATCTACAGAATCGGCAATACTGTAAGCTCTGATTTAATAGAATTAATACATCTCATATATCAAAAAGGAAACATAATCGAATCACTTAAATCTTTTTTTACAGAAATAGGTGAAAATATATTTTTCGATTATTCGGCAATAAAAGAGTACAATGATATTGTAGGCATGAATGGTTATTTGAACATGTTTGTTCTTGGCGCTGTTCAGTTTAATAGCGATAAAAATACATACAAAATTGTGAATTTTTCTGAATTAAAATCAGATTTCGGTGATATTATCGATAAATTTAATTTTATGTTTCCTGAACATTCTGTTTTTAATGGAGATGAAGCATTTTTACATATAAACTCTTTTGGGATTATTACTGCTGCAACTGTTAAAACTAATATAGGGTATGTTACATATAAAGCTCCTTACTGTGATAAGGTTTGTGTGTTTAATGAGAACAAAAACAGAGAATTGTTGTTATCTGGCGATAGTATTAATATTTGCTTCAATAATATTAAAGAAGAAAATCTTGTCATTTTTACAGGTATTGATAACGAAGAATACAACATTAGATATTCTTTTAAGAAAGTTATATTAAACACAAAAAAACCTTCAGAAATAAATTTCGTATATGGTACCGATTTAGTAAAGTATAATCAAAATATTTATATATCAGACCGACATATTGAAGATTATATATGTAAATATATTAAAACACACAAAGGGTGGAGTGAAAAATTATCGGAAATAGATAATGTAATTTCAAACGTATCAAATGAAATTTTTTCAAACGTAATTAAATATACATCAAAAAACATATCTGAGAGCGCTTCTGAGCGATTAAAACAGATTAGGGTATCCAAGACAGCAAACATATTGAATCTTCTTGATATAGAGCTTAAAGCAACAAAATACAATAGTTTTTTTACATCAAACGATGTAGTTTGTAAAATAAACGGAATTTATGAAACAATAACAATAAGTGAAAGCGGTAGAAGCTCCTTTATAAACAAACCAGAGTTACTTGAATCTGTTAGAAAGATAAAACACATTTATAAAAAATTCAAACATATCGATGAAAAAGATATTCTTTCTATGGTTTTCAATGAAATTAAAATACAGTCATTGTCCTTAAACAAAATCACTGATTTGGTTTGTGATGGACTATGGGAAGTTAATGGAGATATTTCTCTCGTGTCGAAAAATAAACATTCAAATTTAGATATTTTATTAGAAAACGGGATATATCCATATCCAAAACACGTGACCATAGGAGGAAAAGATTATAAAACGCTTGTCACCATACTTGATAAAATACCTGACAATTTAACTGATTATTATATTACTTTTTTAAAAATGATTTTCAAGGGTAAAATGCGATACGAATTGAGTATAAAAACAAAATACGATGCAAACAAGTTTATTAAGCACTTCACTAATTCAAGTAACTTTATTAAACATATAAGTATTTCAAAAATGAAAACTATATTAAAGAACGTTAATAATTCTAAACTCGTTCTTATGGGAATTTTAAACGAAACTCCTGATGAGTTTATAGAAATGAACTATGACGAATATTTGGGAACTAAAAAAGAGTATGGAGTTGAATATCAAATTAAAAATTACTCATCATTATTTTTGATAAATATAGACGAAGATAATGGTATTGACTTTGAAAACATTCCAGATGGCAATGAGCTTATTGACTCTTTAATTAAATATATAGTAAACTGCGATAAACCAAAATCAAGATTTAAAGTAGTTATCGATAAACTTGAGGAGAAAATTTTTTAAAGGATTTATATGTTAGAAAAAGGAACAGGAATAAATAAAAACGAGTTTGTAGAGTTGTTAATGCAAAAAAAAGATAGAGGTTCAGATTGTATATTAAGAACAATGAAAGGAAATTTTTATGGAAGAATTATATCTGTTGGATTTGATAGGGTCTCTATTAATCAAGAAGGAAAAGTGCAAACCGTTGAAATTGATGATATTTTGGAGGTGGAATAATGGCAAAAAGAAAAATTAAAGAATCAACTATTCAACAAATGATTTTGACATATCTTAAAACTAGACGAATATTGCATAATAGAGTAAATAACGGACAATTTTTTATTGAAGAAAGCGGGAAAGATAAATATGGTAGATTTAGAAGAAAAAAAAGAGCTGTCAGATGCAATACATTAAATGGTATCCCAGATATTGAGGTGTTTGCGTTTATCGAAAAAAGTGGAAATCCTGTTGTGCAAATACCTATCTATCTTGAGGTTAAAAATGAAACAGGTAGACAAAGTAAAGACCAAAAGTTATTTCAATCAAGAATAGATAGTGCAAATGGTTTTTATTATGTCGTGAGAAGTATAGATGACGTTAAAGATGTTTTTGAACAAGCTTCCCAAAAAATTAAAGAAACATTTGGGAATGAGTATAGTCTTAGGTTTTTGAAAACTTTTTCACTGGTGGAACAGAATGGGATGTAAATACTATGACGAACTTGAACGATATAATTCTGACATATGCTATGATGGACCGAGTAAGGACATCCTTTATCATAAATATAACATTTTAGTTAATTATGATAAAAATTACTACTTTGATGATTTTGAAGATACATATCCAGAGTATATAGATATAGAAGGGTTCTCAAAAATAATCGGGATGTCAATATCGACAATTAGAGCATATATTAGAAAAGGCATAATTCCACCACCCATAAAAAGTGAAAAAATTTTCTACCATAAAGAAAAAGGTATACATTGCGGTTCAGTAAAACATTATTGGGATATATACACAATAATGGACTGGTTTGAGAATATGAAAGAAATCCTTGATTTAACAAGAAAAAAAACTTGGAAAAATTATGGGAATTATTGTGAAACATTTAAGGGGAAGTGTGAAAAAGGATAAGTAGTAAGTTATTTTCTGATTATAGAAAATACGTGATTCCCGCAATTATATACTAAAATTAATGAAAAACTAAAAATACAGCATATATAACCTTAACAAAAAAATGGCATATCCCTCACGCCTAAAGGCTGAGCTTTACGGCGCAATTCAGTTAATGTATTTTTTTAGCAGTTCTGTATATTTATTGTACACTTTAGACGATAGGCTACCCTCATTTACTGGGGCATCTTGCAGTTTAATGTTTTTAAATTTTGTAACTCCAGGAATTGTTTTGGCCTCATAACCATTTGTAACTTTACTCAAAGCGTTAGCTTTTGTAGTGGCTGTCATAATACTTGGTATTCCCCATCTCTTTAAAGCGTCGCTAGAATAATATTCTAATCTAGGCTCAACCCAGTCTGGCAATTTGCCCTCTTTGTGCGGATGCACCCATATACTTCTTTTGCCCTGCAAAGCCAATTCCTGCTGTCTTCTACTTCCTCCATTAGAAACCAAAACTTCTTTATCGTCATTTGCCCATCTTTCTTTTCCATATACACCTGGTATACTTTGAACTTTATCTTTATAGTACCGTTTGTTGTGGAATCTACGTATTTCGGCGTTATTAGAGTATGGAGTTTGCATTTCTTTTAAATGTTTATTCATTTGCTTACCAGCCGTTCTATATGTTTGTTTTATTTTTTTTAACAGTTCTTTTTTAAGATTTGGGTCTTTGTTGGCTAATTCTTTAAGTTTTTGTTTATGTCCTACAAAAAGAGCGTGGTGGGCAAGAGAATCAGTAGCTTCTGGGTCTAAAGTATACATAGGCATAGACCTCGCCAACAATTTGCTTTCCCCTGTTCTTGATGTATTGTCCACATACTTATCAATTATTTCATCAATTGGTTTGTTTTTAAGAAACAAATCAAATCTTGAAGCTGCTATTTTTTGTAATAACATCGCATCTCTCCTTTTGAAAACATTCTAATGTTTTTAAAAACATTATACTATAATATATACAAAAAAAGAAAAGTATTAACGTGAGCCACCCCACAACTAAAGTCAGGGGCTTCCTGTTTCACAGTGTGATGTACGCATATGACAAAATAGTGATTAAGATTTTGTAAGCATAGCGTAAGCAGTTCTGTCAGCAGGCCTGAATACTATGGAGATATCGAATATCTTATAAGGCACACCGCTAATAGCGTATACCCTTCTACCATCGTCAAGTACTTTATTCATTTCAAATTTAAGATGATGACATCTATTATCATATGAACCTGTAGTTTTATGTCCACATATTGAGCATAATTCATACGGTGTACGAAGCCCCATTGATACCGCTATTGGCTTACCTGTTTCAATATAGTTAGGAATATATCTTGCATTTTCTTTTGGGATTTCCATTACAAGTTCAACACGGTGCATTATGTCGTTATAAAAAGCTCTAGTTACTTTACCGGAACTTTTACTCATGTCTTTGTTGTCATGATTCCAGAATATTCCTGCGTTTTCAAAATCTTTGTAGTATTTTTTAAGGTCTGCTTCTCTGAAGTAATCACCGTTTTTATTTGCTCCGTAAAATTCGGATGCTGTCATACCTATTACTAGCATATATATTTTATTAGGGTCTGGGGCCAGGTTTTTGAAATATTCCACACTTTCTGGAACTATTCCGGCTGTTTTAACTAGAAAATCACAACTTCCATCACAATGTCTTGCTTTAGGGTCTATTCTGTATGCCGTTGCGTCAAAGTGTTTTGTTAGCATTCTAAATCCTTTTTGTTGGTTTGTTATAGTATGTAATATGTGTTTTTGGATATATTATTTTGTTTATCTTCCTGTGTTTTATTATTAATTTATATCTATTATCCCTAAAAATATAATTCTTTAAATCATTTGTCTCTTCACTTTTAATCTCATCAAATTTTTTAATAAGCATTCCCTTGCTTATGAAATTTATTTTTACTCCTATAGTTTTAGATATGTAAAAGTTTAGATTGAAAATATTGATTTGATTTATCTTTTTACCTATATTATGTATAATGTTTGATGCGA